AGGTTCCAGAACTGCCTGATGTGCCATCAGTTCCTGAATTACCAGACGACCCTGAACTACCGTCAGTTCCTGAACTGCCTGATGAGCCTGAAGAACCTGATGTGCCATCAGTTCCTGAACTGCCTGATGAGCCTGAACTACCATCAACACCTGAACTACCTGATGAACCTGAGATTCCTGAACTACCTGAGGTTCCATCTGTTCCTGAACTACCTGATGAGCCTGAAGAACCTGATGTTCCATCTGTTCCTGAACTGCCTGAAGAACCTGAGCTTCCTGAACCATCAGTTCCTGAACTGCCTGATGAGCCTGAACTACCATCAGTTCCTGAGCTACCTGATGAACCTGAAGAACCTGAAACCCCTGAACTACCTGATGTACCATCAGTTCCTGAACTGCCTGAGGAGCCTGAAGAACCCGAAATCCCTGAACTACCTGATGTGCCATCAGTTCCTGAACTACCTGAAGAACCTGAACTACCATCGGTTCCTGAGCTACCTGAGGAACCTGAAGAACCTGAACTACCTGATGTGCCATCAGTTCCTGAACTGCCTGAGGACCCAGAACTGCCTGAAATTCCAGAACTACCTGATGTGCCATCAGTTCCTGAGCTACCTGATGATCCTGATGAACCTGAAATTCCAGAACTACCTGATGTGCCATCAGTTCCGTCAACACCTGATGTGCCTGAGGAACCTGAACTACCTGAAATTCCAGAACTACCTGATGTTCCTGAACTACCTGATGTTCCATCAGTTCCTGAACTACCTGATGAACCTGATGAACCTGAAATTCCTGATGATCCTGAAGTTCCTGAACTACCTGAACTACCTGAACTACCTGAACTACCATCGGTGCCAGAACTACCTGATGAACCTGAACTACCGTCAGCCCCTGAAGCCCCCGAAGAACCTGAAGAACCTGATGAACCTGTAAATACACCATCAACACCTGATGTGCCTGATGAACCTGAACTACCGTCAGCTCCTATTCCAGATGTACCTGAACTACCTGATGTTCCATCAGTCCCTGAAATACCTGATGAACCTGAACTACCTGACGTTCCATCAGTTCCTGAAATACCTGATGAACCTGAACTGCCATCTATTCCAGATGTGCCTGATGATCCTGATGTACCATCAGTTCCACCACTTCCACCAACAAATTCTTTCCAATCTGAGTCAATAGTAAAATCCCCTGCTGGGTTATTAATTAATACCCAATATCGATCATCTTCAGTACGAACCATCATACCCAAAGACCTTCTGAAATATGTTATAGAATTTCTTTCAGTTTTACCAGAGCATACTCTATATCCACCTTTAAAATAAATATCTTCGAGAATAGCATAAGTATCACCAGTCCAACTCGGTTCAAATTTACCTGTAATTCTTACGCCCATTAAGTTACAATTATATTTATTGCACCGCCTAAGGTGTAGGTTGTTCTATAAACTCTATAATTTGTTATTTGTGAAAACTGATTGATTACACTTACTAAATCATATGAAAATCCATTTTCTGAATTAGGATATCCATTATACATATCAACTTGAAATCCTGTTAATGAATCAACAAAATTTGTAGGTCCACCATACACATCGGCAAAACATAAATATTTATAATCATATTGACCAAAAGAATACGTCCTTGGATAATCTGAATATAAATTACTACTTGTTAAGCCTGTAATTTCAACACCAGTTAAACCTGTAATTGGTGATGCCCCCCAATAAAACATCCAATCCCATCTAATAGAAAATGAATCAGTAAATGTTTGATTTTTTGTATTTTTAGCTGAAATATTCCATGTTCTAATTCCTATCCCATCACCAGATGTTCGAGTTACAGTCGGAGAGAACGTAACTGGATAAGTACCAGAATTAGCTAAATTTATTAATGTCGTAATATTATATCCATAAATTGAAATTGTGTTAGCTGAAACACTCGCTGGATTTGAAATTGCCCACAATGCTGTATCTCCAGTGAAACTATGCCCAATTTCAATGGTTCCTGTATGAGTAGCAAATGTGTATAATGTAAATGCTGGATATTGATATGGATACAGTAACAAATCCCACATTTCTTGCATATTTTTTCCTGGTATTGGAAAAGTTGTGCCAACTTCTACACCACCAATTGTTTCAGGAACAGGATTCGGATTTATGTATAAACTAAATGTTATTCCACTACTTATGATCATAATAAGATCATGAATACTTATCTTTTTCGCATTAGAAGAATAAGTATCCTTATCTATAGGAAACCATATATTATTTAAGTCGTGTTCAGTAACTAAATCACGAATTCTTATTATTTGCATCCTCTTTCAACAATGTTTTATCTATATATTATTTTAAAAGAGAGGAAAACTGATTAAACGGAAAATCTGATGTATTTTTTTATATATACTGATATGATAACAAAATTTAAAATTTTTGAAGATTTTGAAGACACTAAGGATCAAGATTGGAAACTTTCGTTGGATATTTCATCTATTTGGCAACAATACACCACAGGTACAATTTCGTTATCAAGTTTCAACACAAAATATATTGAATTTCTAAATCAATATAAAGAATTGATCACCGAAAAAACAAGTGCTTGGGATAAATTACAAAAAATTATAACCAAGTTAGATGAGAAAAAAGATAAAATAAACGAAAGTCGTAATTTATGGGATGATATTTATGACTGGGGAGATACTAATCTTGTTGAAATTTTGGCAATAAAAAAAGACTTTTAACTATGAAAAATATACACGATTTTGGTAATTTTAAACTTTACGAATTAAATCAATATGGAATTGGAACAATTGTTATAATTTATTATGACATCGATGGAAATACTGAACCTTGTAAAGTTAAAATAAAGCAAATTCATAGAAATAATAAATATAGCGCAGAATTTATGCCACCTTTAGAAAATCATCCACCTATTTCTATAAGCGGTGACCAAATAGTTGATGTTGCTGAAGAAATTAATGAACCAATGAAACCAGCGTGGACTGGTGAACAACCGATGAGTACGGATTATAATCCAGCATCAAATCCAAATCAGATGACAAACACTAATAAAATTACAAATGATATAAGTGTGCCAAACTCTTAAGAAATTATAAAAATTCTTCTGGTTGTATCTGATAATTTTATATCAAAAAAACTGACAACATAAGGATTTCTTAAAACAATATCAAACATTTTTAATTTTCATTTTTATGTAGCCGTTCCATTTCTACTTCTACCAACATGGGTATCATCTTGTCTTGCCGCAGCATATAATGTATCAGTATTATCTATCCATTGTCCTGTGAATGTACCCCCTGCAACAGTTGTCAGATTCAATATAATTTCATCAGAGGTTGTACTAACAACACGATAAACATCAATCGGAATTCCAGACCCATCACTTGAATATCCAGTGCATGTTCCAGATACTGTAAACATTATTGCACTATATGAATAATAATATCCATAATATGCAAAATTGGTTGGACCTGAATCCAATCTATATTGTCTGGCTGAGATTAAATTCAGTCTATCTGGATCAGGGTCTCCGTTCCATCGTGTGAAATTGGAACGAGCTGCCCCATATAACGTCTGAAGTGCATTTCTTGCACCTTCACGACCCTGCCCATTATATAACAATTCCCATCCAAAATTTTCACCTTCCCCTGTATTTTGTTGTGCCATTAAAGAATATGCACAATCTGTTGCAGCAGCCATGGCTGGAGTACATGCTACATATGTTAAAAATCCACCCTGATAATAATTAGTTTCTGGTATTGGGCAAGCTACCGCAGTAGCCCCTTGAACACGAGTTACTGTCATTCCACTACTAACTAATTGAAAGCATGTTTTCATATGAGCACCATCACCATTTATATGTTTTCCTGAAATATAATTTAAATATAATATTCCAGATAAATTCCACCCAACTTGCGGAGTATTACTACCGAAATTTATTTGATAAAGATTTTTTCCTCGTGTTAAATTTATACCAGCAGACCCATTTTGCCCACTCGCATCAATTCGATGAAATAAACTGTATTGCCCCGCTTGAACAGAACCAACTATCATTGAATAAGTAGTTAATACTGTTTGACCTGTTGTGGAACCTGTAACGGCAATTTGTAGCCCAACCCCACCAGAATCAATCAAATATAAGGCTACCGCACTTTCCTTTAATTTTATAGGGGCTGGTTCTTCTATATACATATTTTTAGACCATGCCCCCATATATGTAACGCCAGTCCCCCCTATCCACCCTGAAGTATCCACCCCTCCTACCATTAGACTATTATATATTGCTGTACTACCTGAATGATCATATTCATACGTACAAACAATCAATCCACCAGTAGTGGTAAATCTACTTGTTACAGGGGAAGATATCATCTGAATAGATGTTGCTCCTGTTAAAATAAATGATGTCAAATTTTGAAACGCTCTCCCCCATCTCGAAGAATTTAAAGTTGCAGCATTTCTCCAGAACGTAAACTGAATATTATTTATTAAAGTTGCACCAGAAAAGTTACCAGTTGAATTACATGCATCATTAAATTGTAAATCTAAATATATTTGTCTAATTGTTATACCAGTTTCTGGTAAGTATGGTGTTAGCCCAAAGTTTCCAAAATTTGTTAAAGCTGGTATCGCAGCAGCACCACCAACAGTTTGATATGATGTAGTTAATATTGATCTTGTTGATTCAATTGGTATCCTTATTGTTTTAATACGAGTATTAGAAATTGAATCTTCATATTGATAAGTAATTAAAATTTTAGCACCTATATTGGCAGTCGCAATAGTTCCTCCAGACCACCCAACATTCCATGCCATAGCGTTACCTGACCAATTTGATGTGAAATATGTCGTCATATCTCTTGCTAATTGCCAAGACTCATGTTGAGCAGCATTAGCATTAGGGTTTGGTAAAACTATCCAGTTCATAGCGGCTGAACCAAGTTTGAACCCAATTGTAGGAGTAGTTAAAGATGCGGTAGTCGTATTATCACCAGCAACAAACAATTCTAATAGAACAGACTTAAAAACTAAAGTTGATTCTGGAATATAAATATTAGTATTACCAGTTAAGTATTTTATTGTAGCAGCAGCCAATGTAGTTATATCAGTCTGTGTTGAATATTCAATCATTTTTAATCTTGATGCCATAAATTAAATTCTTTATTTTATATATTTATAAAATGTAGTTCCTTATCTTTTTCTATACTTTATACTAATATGCAATTGAGTAACAGTACCACTCTGAGCTGTTGTTGTCATCATAACAAATCTACCACCAGTAATTGCAGCACTTGAGAATGATGTAAAATTCTGCCCAGTTGTTGTACTGGTTATTGCTTGAGCTGATGAAAATATTGCAGTCCCAACAGCAGATACATCAGCAGTATGGGTTGGATTAATTGTAACTGATGGTGTTGCTGAACCCATAATAACTGCCTCTATCGATATTATAGTTATACCAGTAAAAGCATAAAACATTACAATATTTTCTGATGCACCAGGTGATTCTATTGTTATAGCTTTACTTTCTACAATAGCATCATCAATAGCTCTTAATGTGTAAGACAATGTACTTCCAGTATTTGCATAATTGACACCAGAGTATGTTACGATAGTATTGTCTAAAGGCCCAGCAATATTACCATCTGTTCCTGATGTACCAGCCGAACCTGATGATCCAGAAGTTCCATCAGACCCTGAACTGCCTGATGAACCTGAACTACCGTCAGTACCTGAAATTCCTGAACTGCCTGATGTACCATCCGTTCCTGAATTACCTGATGAACCTGAACTACCAGAAATTCCAGAACTACCTGATGTACCATCAGTACCTGAGCTACCTGATGAACCTGAGCTACCATCCGTACCTGAACTGCCTGATGAACCTGAACTTCCATCCGTACCTGAACTACCTGATGATCCTGAAGAACCTGATGTACCAGAAGTTCCTGAACTACCCGATGTGCCATCAGTTCCTGATGACCCTGAACTACCTGATGATCCTGAGGAACCAGAACTACCTGATGTACCAGATGAACCTGATGTTCCAGAGGTTCCTGAGCTTCCTGATGTTCCAGAAGTTCCTGAACTACCTGAACTTCCATCCGTACCAGATGATCCAGAAGAACCTGAACTGCCATCAGTGCCTGAACTACCTGATGAACCTGAACTACCATCAATCCCTGATGACCCCGAAGAACCTGAGGTACCTGAACTGCCTGATGTGCCATCAGTTCCAGAACTGCCTGAAGAACCTGAAGAACCTGAGGTACCTGAACTGCCTGATGTGCCATCAGTGCCTGAACTGCCTGATGATCCTGAGCTACCTGATGTACCAGAAGTGCCTGAACTGCCTGATGTGCCTGAACTACCTGATGTGCCATCAGTTCCTGAACTGCCTGATGACCCGTCAACTCCAATACCGCCACCGCCACCGCCACCGCCACCGCCAAAGCCGCCAAGACGATATCCTCTCCAATCTATCCAATTCAAGCCATTATTAGTTATTACAATTCTACCTCTAACAGAATTTGTAAACCCACTTGAAGTTTGATATATTAATGTGCCGATTGGAGTATATTCTTGTACTATTAATCCTTCTAATTTTAAATTAGCCATTTCAGTTTGAGCACCATTTGTAGCTAATTCAAGTGTTGCATATTCATTTTGCCCCATTATAATATGAACATACTCCAACATATCATTTGTAGCAACTACATGATATAAAATAAATGTATTATCTGCTGGTTCTTTTAATAACCATGTAGTACCAGAATTCTTATTATAAACAATTAGTCCTGTACCACCAGTTAAAACTGGTAATTTGTTATTTCCAATTTCCCAATGAATTGTATTTCCTGTTAAATAAAATATTTTTGTTGTAAACCCAGTTAAATGATCATCTATAATATGAATTATATCTTCATCCATTATAGTACCACTATGAACCATATAGGCAGCATGCTTATCTAAACTCCCATCACCTATTGTTATATTATTAATGGCGAGACCTGAAATATAATCTGTGCCAAATGCATAATGAAGAAGATAATGAGTGGCTGAATCCATAATCATTCCATGCCTTTCATCTCCTAAGTAAATTAATCGTTGAAAAACAGATTCCCAATAGGTTGCAGCTACAAAAACTTTATCAAAAATATAAGACTTATCAAATGTATCACCAGATAATAATTTTCCATAATTATCAAAATAAATATAAGACTTTTGAGTAATATCTGGTATAGTTATAGTTGCTCCAGTTAAATCATATCTTACACCTTTCGAATAAATTTCAAATGTTGCTCCAGTAGGAAGAATTGTAAGAACTCTTGACGTACTATTAAAAGTTATTACAGAATCCTGATTAGTCCATCTAAATCCAGTTGGTTCGCCTGTTTCACCACCAATTAATCCCATAATAATTCCAGAATTTCCAACCGTAGCTCCAGTAGTTGAAAAAATAGTACCACCAGTAATTGCTAAAAATCCATCTGCATATGTGGTAGTATTAAGTTTTATAGTACCACCAGTCTTAATATCAAACAACAACTGATTATTATTCCACACGTCAAATTTTGATCCATCAGATGGAATTGTTGAACCTATTGTAACCTGATCTGTTTCAATCATTCTACCTTTGGAATCAATATAAAATTGAGGGCTTCTATCTAAATGAGCCGAATATACAGAAAAACGATATTGACCATGTGGTACAACTGTTATTATTTTTGGAGCTTTAATAACTGTGGTTGATGAAATTATTCTAATCCAATATAAATCATAATTTTCTTCAGTTGAAGCACCACTTAATTGATGATTAGCCCAATCTAATATTAAATTTTGTTCCCACCTAATTCTCCCATTTTGAGTTAAATTATTTGTTTCATCATAATAATCACTATTTAATACTGTCAAATTTGTCCAGCCAGAATTGGAATCCCAATATTGTGTAATAATTGTAGCACCACTTGTTGGCTCAGATAAATTAAAATAAATATCATTAAACTTACTATCAAACCCAACATATATTGCAATAGTACTTCCTGTTAAAAACGAAATATTTGTATTATCAAATGTTGTAGAAGCATAATACGTAAAATCGATATAATTAGTTGTGTTATAATTTAAAGACCCTAATACTTCTGTAAACATAGGTGGAGAAACAGATACTGTTGATTGTGGTAGCTGAGGATATGCATCAAATATCCAACCATCATTTAGACTGTGCCCAGTTATATTTTCAAATTTCGCTGTTATACCATTATCAAATTCAACTGGAATAGTAGAACATACTATTTCAATAGACCATGATGAATATGTTGCTCCATAATCAAGTGATTTTCTCCAATGAAAAGTATCTGATACACCTACAAATGAAATAAATATTTGATATGTTGTTTGATATGTTCTTGTATATAACCCGCCAATATTTAAATCATCTAATCCATTAAATGCTGGATTTAAGTATCCAGTATGATATTGAAGAATATTTGACTGCTTGTTAAATCCAAATCTACCACCTTCCGAAACAACATATAAATCTCTTTTTGACTCATAATTATATGAATATTTAAATTCTCCATGCTCATTTCGATATAAATAATCACTCCACTTTCTTATACCATCATCAGCCCAAACTATACCCCTATCACCATTACTAATACCATCTATCAATAAATTATTTTGCATGTCATCATTACTGTCAGGAACAGAGTCTAACCCATAAATGTGAATCAAATCCTGTGGGTCTTCATGATTAATGGCTACGTAGCCTTTTACACTACCAGAACTTTGAGATAATCTTTTATAATCACCCATTAAAACACGACCAATAGCGTCAACATAAAATGATGGAACTGGGTCTAAATTACCAGCACGAACTCCAAATCTACGTTGACCATGTGGCGCAATTAAATAAACTGTCGGGGCTTTTATTATAGGAGTAGTTGAAGTTATTCTAATCCAATTCAAAGATGATTTTCCTGTAATTGCTACCACAGATGCCCAATCTTTCATAGATGAGGTGTCCCATGATATTAATCCAGATTTTGTAAGGTTATATGTCTGATCTACATAATTTTGAAAATACCCTAAAGTTGTCCAACCTGTTAATGTCGAATAATCTATCTTTAGTGTTACACCTGATGCAGAAGTTTCAATAGCAACGTATGCACTATTAAATGCTCTATAAGAACCTATATAAGCCTCAGACGTTATACCTGTTAATAAAACATACGATTCTGGAAAAATTGAAGCAGAATTATATGTTTTATCTTGAAAATTTGGTATTGGTTCTGTATTATCGAATAATACTTGGACTTCGGTAAATAAATCAGGTGCCACCGAAAGTGATGCACCTGGTAATTGTGGAAATGCCCAAAATCTCCAAACATCATATAAATTATGACCTGATACATTTTTGAAATAAATTTGAATTCCATTTTCAATATCCGCAAAAAAATTAAAGCAATCCATATCTATTGAATATGCACTCCAAGTAACACCATAATCAAATGATACTCTCCACTTATATTTATTCGGTACAGTAACTACATTTGTTATTGTGACTTCATAATATCGGATAATATTTTTATTGTAAACCCCTCCAACAACTAAATCATTTTGGGACCCTTGAGTTGGGTATAAATAATTTGCATGTGAATTCATTTTATTGGAATTCCAATTTATACCAAATCTACCACCCTCAGATTCAACTAATATATCGGAATGAGTTGCAAATGAATATAAATATTTATATCCTCCATTTTCATTACGATATAAGTATTCTTCAAATTTATTTACACCATTATCAGCATACATGATACCTTTATCACCGTCTGAAACACCATCAATCTTTAAATGATTATTCATTGTATCATAGGAGTCTGCTATATTATCTAATCCAAATATATGAGCCATATCATCTGGCTCTACAGTATTAATGCCTAAATATCCTTTTTTAGAATATTGAGTATTCGATATGATATGATTATAATCACCAATTATTAATCTACCACTACCATCTACATAAAATGCTGGAGATGCATCCATATAAGCTGAATACACAGCTAATCGATAGAGACCATTTAAAGATATTGAATCTATAACTGGAGCAATTGTTGGCTGCGTTGTGGTTGTAATTCTAATCCAATATAAATCATACCCACTACCCTCACCAGGAAATTGATACGATATCCAATTTAATGTATGCCTATCCCATTCAACTTTACCATCTTTAGTTAAATTATTGGTAAAATCAACCAAAGCCCCAACGGTATATCCAGTAGAGATTTCTGTCCACCCTGACGAAGAATAATATTCAAGTTTTAGAGTTATCCCACTGGCATTAATTCCAGTATTAAAATATGCAGAGTTATATGGTAAATGCCATCCAATATAAATAGCAGATGTAATAGAGCTCAGGCATGTTTCAAATCCAGAAAATGTTGTAGATAAACTATTTGTAATATCATTTGTTTCTGGAATTACATCATTAAAATTATTTGTTATTAAAATTTCAGTATACCCTACAGGTGCTATTGTAAATGTACCTTGCGGTAATTGTGGAAATGCTGTAAATTGCCATCTATCAAATACTGTATGCCCAGTTAAATTTTCAAATGATATTGTAATTTCAAATTCTATTGAAGTATCACCAGTAGTCACTGGAATATTTATAGACCAAGAATTCCATGTTAATCCAAAATCAGAAGACTTTCTCCAATGAAATTGATCTGGTGATAATTGAGATATAGATACTTCATAAAGTGTCTGGTATAATCTATCATACCATCCACCAACATTCATATCATTTAATGCGCCATCAACTCCACCAAAATATTGAGAATGATAATTCATAACATTAAACTGCTTATTTATTCCAACACGACCAGACCTTGAATAAACAGTTGATATATTATTGGCTTCAGGGTTATAAACATATAAATAATCACTTTTTTCATCACGATATGTTTGTAACGCCCATTTTTGAATATTTTCTTCATTAAAAACTAAACTTTTATCTGATGATGATGATCCATCAATAGATATTGCAGAATCTGGACTGATATCCGTTTGACTAACATAATTACTTACATTCGATCCATAAATATGAATTCTTGTTGATGGGTCACCATCGTTGCCTATTTTTAAATATTTCTTATTATTAAATGTGAATCCACTATCAGTATTATATCCGTATGTTGACCCAGTTTCTCTAAATAAAATTTCATATTGATTACCAACTAATGGAAATCCTGTTGTTATTCCACTGTTAATCCAATATCCATCATGATATATTAAAATATCACCTTCTGTAACACCAGTTAATCCAGAAACAGAACCGAATATTGCAATTTCATAATATCCATCTTCTGGAGTATTATATTGTATTTTTCCAGTTAATGGCTTAAAGGTAAAACTACCAGCTTCTATTAATTTTTCTGAAATTTCCCAAGTATTTCCAGTAGAATTCCATGCTATTATTTGATCTGTTTTAGTTGGAGTTCCAGATAATTTTATTGTTGAAAAATAATAATTAGTCCAAGACCCAGCACTAAATAATAATAAGTCGCCATTTTGAGGTAATACTATATTAACATCAGTTAAACCACTTAAAGATGTTACCCCACCAACGCCTGACGTTCCTGATGTTCCTGAACTGCCAGATGATCCAGATGATCCAGATGATCCAGATGATCCTGAGCTACCTGATGTACCGTCAGTTCCTGATATTCCATCTGTTCCTGATGTTCCATCTATCCCTGATGTTCCTGATGTTCCTGATGTTCCATCTATCCCTGATGTTCCTGATGTTCCTGAGGTTCCATCAGAACCTCCCCCACCAGTAATATCGCCTTCCATTAATACTCTTCGAATGCTCGTTTTGCATCGTATCCATAATTTTTCATCAACCGTATTAAGAAAGAATTCTCCTTCATAAATATCACTAATCATCCATGCTGGCAAAATAGTATGATCATTGGAAGGTGCTGTTGTAGCACTTAATGCTGGTACATCTGTTCTCTTAATTAAAAATCTTGAATATCTTGGAATTTTGGTCATTTAATAACTAAAAATATTTTATCTATATATTAAAAATATTTTTAGAAGAAAAATAGGACAGTATTACTATATCACTGGGGTAAACAAGTTCAGTACTTCCCAATGATTAGGTGAAGCATCAATAATTACTATAGTTTGTAAATATTCCAACAAATAGTATATTACATTATCATCAAGAAATCCAACACCAGTATCTATTGAAATTATTCCTGAACCACTAATATTTTTAATATAAAGTATTTTACCACTTCCAGTAGCAATGGGAAGTTTAATAGTATATGTAGCACCACTACACCTAATGTATTGATCTGCTGTTGTTCCTGTATATTCTGATGATATATTAGTTATAATTAAATCTGAGGACCCAGAAGTGCCAGAAGTGCCTGAACTTCCATCAGTTCCAGATGTCCCTGATGTTCCTGATGTTCCTGATGTTCCAGTTCCACCACCAGTAACATCCCCATCCATGAGAATTCTTCTTATTTTTGTACTACATCTAATCCATAATTTTTCATCAACAGAATTAAGGAATAATTCACCTTCATAAATATCTGTATCTAACCATTGCGGTAATAATGTATGATCATTAAATCCACCCAAATCTGGTGCAGTTGTTGCACTTAACGTTGGAATATCTGTTCTCTTAAGAAGTATTCTGGAAAATTTTTCAATTTTTGGCATTTAAAATGATTGAGAGTTATTTTTATCTATATATTAAATTACATTAACCATTTCCATCTATGATCGAATATACAAAAGGTGAACCGTCTGGTACGCCTATCACAGTATTGAGCCCAAGATCAAAGTACTCCCAATAATATGATAACGATGTATTGTAGCCACCATCCAATATATTCCAATTTAAGAAATATGAATTAAGTAATTTATCTATAGTCTTTAAATTAACTGGGAATCTTGTCTTTCTATCACCACCAACAAATATCAATTCAATCGGCTTATAATAAAGTTGCGAATCACCATCTGTATCGTAAAGTTTAAATGTATATTCATTAGCATCATTTTCATAAATAATGCCAGTGATATTTGTACTACTTGATGATGTACCTGTTAAAATTAAAGTTTCAATCTTATCCGTTAGAACTTTTGCATATGCACCACATATGCTACTCTTAATGTTTTGTGAGAATGGTTTGTACCAATCATATTCAATATTCATATACAATTCATAGAGTAAATCTGAAATATTTGTCAATCCATCAATATTTTGAATCGATGTGACTGGATTTGTACCCAACCACTTGACAGGTTTTTCAATTGTTATCTCAGTATCAGTAACATTCCATATCAACGTCTTTTCTAACGAATCACCATTAACCTGAACAAATGTATATTTTCTAAATGATGATGTTAATCCAGTTGAAGCAAACGTTAATACAACCCTATGATTATCTGTATATACGGAATATATAGGAACCAACGATATGCTGTTATACATACTAAATGATGGTAAAAATAATGGAGGATTTATTTCTGCTAAACGATCATATAATTTATATTTTAAAAATTGATTTGCCGTTGTAAACGCAACGGTTATTAACCCATCAGCCACACCAAATGTTAATCCATGATAATCAAAATATTTATCAAATTTAGCTTCACGTGTATAAAACTCAAGATTATGAATAGCTCCACTTGTTGTAGCTGATAATGAATAAAAATAATTATAAGGTGTATTGTTTTGTAAATTTGTAATAGCTTCATTCCAATTTGTTGCAATTGAATAATTTATCACTTCGAATGTCGTTGCAGATACATCTATTAACAGATTGTTTGGTAATAATTCTTCTAATCTGAACGTTGTTGATCCAGTATCTTTAATGAATACGTTATAATTTAAAAAGTTATCAGTTAATCCAGTAAACATTCTTATATTCAAATAATCGCCAGTCTTGGCATCAAATGGAGATATATACGGAAAAACAGTATATCCACCTACATTGGATATACTGGTTGTTAGTCCTGTGTAAGAATTAGAATTTGTAATACCAGTTCGAATTGAATAATCATTATGATGATAATTTATTTTGAAATAATAATTAGATACTGGGGTAGAATTATTGATGGATGTTGTAGAATTATTATACAATGCATAATTCTCAGTTATCTGTTTTCTTGCTAAATCGTAGTCTGTAAATATAACTCTCGTTGTTATTCCTGAATTGATACTTGTATTATACAAATTATATTTAAGCAAATGCTTAACAATAAACGACCGACCTTCAATAAATACCTTTACCTCATTTGTAATTGGGAATTGTGACCCATTGTTTACCAAGTAAAATTGGCGATCAAATCCAGTTCCAAGTTTAACACCTACTGTAAATTTATATGATTTATCTCTTGTTGGTATTAAATTGGCATTAATCAAATAAAATTGAGAAGATACCCTATACACATCGTTCTCATATTTATTTGTTTGCCCATATAATAAAACCAAATGCCCAACTCTAAGCTTAACATTATCAAGCTTGTACCACTGCTGTCTAAGATCAATATTATCTATAGTAGCAACATCAACAAATTTGAAATTCATCATAGTATTTCGAATAACATCGTACTCATTATACATGTTAACAATACTATATCCGTCTCCAGTTAAGATGTCTTTCTTATAGATATCCTGTAAATTGTTAATGTATGAGAACGTAACACCAGTCAAATACTTATTAAACTTGAAATAAACATCACTAACATTAATAAAACGGGTATCATTAAATTGTTCTAATCGATCCTGTTGATACCATACATTATTTGCTTTAACCCAATCAAATTTTCTTGACCAAATATCCCTTTGCATTAAAACTTGTTGCTTTTTTTAGTATATATAAAAAAATAAATAACAACATTTTAACGTGGAAATTTTTGATAACATAAACCAAGATGGTGAAAATGAGGATAAGACCATCGAGTATTATATAAACGAGGTTAAAATTAATGATTGGATGATATTACCATTCAAAAATTCGATTGTAAATTTTAAAGATAGAATTGAATATAAAAAAAATGGTCTATATCACCGATTAAACGGACCAGCCATTGAATTTCATAAGGAATCTGAAAAGAATAAGTATTACTATAAAGGTGTTCTTTACGATGATATTAAATTATGGAAGAAAGATACTCTGAAAGAATTGAGGATGCTAAAAGTAAAAAAATTAAATAAGCAGTCAGATTAACTACTTCTCTATATCATTTCTGCAAGATGGACAATACCATTTTTTTCTATAAAGAACCCAATTAAAATCATCAGGCTTCTCATCTTTTTCAAAAGTATCTTCGACTTTTTTACATTTACTACAAGATATAGTATATGTGTCATCTTCATTTATTTCAGTTTTCATTTTCTATAAATTATACAGAACGGTTGGTTATCTGATAATTCCAAAATGTTTTGATATTTTTTACGAACTAATTCTGGGCTTTCTTTGGAATCAGATAGTGGAATTATTTTTTTAAGGAGCTTATAATTTATCTCATTAGGATCACCTTTATAAAGAACTCTATCTATTTTGTTTTCCATTATAAAATCTATGATTTCTTCATTAAGCTGAATCTTCTTATCGTAAGTTTTAAATACTATATTTTCCTTTAGGATTAATTCCATGACATATATGTCTTTTTTTACATATATTAATTTATTCCTAAAAAGTTTAATTTGAATAGTAAGGATAAATTTTTAATATATAATTAAAAATGCATAAAAAATAGATGAATTCTTTAATTTTTTTCAATAAAGATGGATATCCGCACAACTTTCAATATAACACCACCGAAGATCGCTGGGACGGTAAATTAATGTTTGATGAAAACGGATCAGACACGTTTAAAACACAAAGTTTTTATATTTTTGAAGATGTACCACCAATAGATTTTGTTACAACAGCAGATATGCTAAAACTTACTTATTTCAATTATAGTGGCATAACATTCACCAAAAGCGTTCCTTATGAAAATGAGATTATTACAAACATAAAAAAAGTGAACGATTCCAATAAATTTTATTCAAAATGGATATATGGTACTGATTTTGATAAGAAATTTTCAAAAGGTACTATCATTACATTTAGCGGAGTAACTGGTACAGGAACTACATTAACAGACTTTACTGATGATTTATATTTTACAGTTCTGGATAATAAGAAGAATGGTTTGCTAATTAATACAAAAACTGATAACAGCCTATTCAATTTTCAATTTTATAGTGGCATCATTAAAAAATCATTAAACGTTATTTCAGTAAATGATTATAACCAAAATTTAAGTTCATATGAATTCTTTCAAAATTTATACAAAGATAAGAAATTTTCAGTATTAAATTCGACATACAACGATACGCTTATAAACGTTACCAGAACAGGACAAACTTATTCATATATTAACGAAATAAAACTAACTGGTAAAACAAATCAAACATTCAAACTAAGAGTCGATTTTCTAACCGAAAGACCAAAACTTTATCAAGGTGATATCGTTGTATTAAATGATCTTCACACAAGTATAAATTATATGTGGTTTAGTAAATTGAATTCAAATTTTGAAGTTGGTAAAGAAATAATTCTTGAAGATATAAATGGAAACAAACTCATGTCTGGATACACATTTACAATTGATGAAATCGTTGATCGTGAAGAATTAGGTGAAAAGGTTTTAAAATTCAATGTTAACTATGCTACACCATACCACAAACAAGGAAAAGCAACTCTTAAAGATTACACTATAGAATATGATGGTTATATAAAATCGTTTGTGATTACAGATATTTTAGTTTTATCCGCAGTTACTTTTTCTGGTGCAACAATAGGTCCTTCAGTACTGCATGATAATAGAGAGTTTAGTGTAATAAGCACATCATATAACACAACTAACGGTAAAACAACGTTAAGAGTTCGTGGATACGTATTACCTGAAAGTGGAAATACATATAAAATTTTCAAAAAATATCAAGAAAAGCAACTTCATAGTATAAAGATTACACCAAGTGGTGGGATTGCCAATGGGCATTCCTACAGATTTAACAATGCAATTTGCTACACTACAACAACATACCTTGACTTTTCGCAAACAATATTGCAAGAAACTGGGATAACATACTTTCATACAATTGATTCATTTATAAAAAAACATAGAAATACACTTAATAAATATGGGATCGAAGCATATTATACAGAAAAAAATAATAATAGCTATTTAACAATAGAAGGTGATCATGGCTATACACATCCATATTTCTATGCATCTGGACTTACAAATAATGCAGCATTAATAAGCGATTTTTCAACTTCAACTCATGGAAGTACAACAAGATATGATATAATTGTTGATAACACACTATTCAGTGAACGATATTTTAAAAACGATATAAATCATCTCAGTAGAAATGCAACTGCTGAAATTTTAATGAATCTGCAATATAATACATCAAGGTATGGATTTAGATTAACACTTAATAGTAATCAATATTACACGGAATTTACTGGAAACACTCAAACAACTATTAATTCTTTCATAAATAATTATGGATCAATTTTCAATAGTAATGGGTTTTATATAAGTAGCGGATATAATTTTTCGCATAGCGGGTACACATTAGATATTGCTGGTATTAATCCAGATGTTAATATTTGGAGTTTGGAAGTTTTGGTAAATATTTTATCTACATATTCAATTATAAAACATAATGAAAATAAAGGAATAATTTTATCTGGCAATGAAATAAAAACTATCAATGATCATTATTTTGATGTTGGACTGGCTACAGGAATGATTATAAAAATAACAGGTAGCACTTATAATGAAAACAATAAAGAATACAATATTGTCGGATTAACTGATAAAATCATACAGCTTTCATATCAAGGTGGTTTTATGAATGAATTAAATGCTAATTTAATCTGTTCTACCAGAGAATTTATAAGAAAACCAAAGCTTTCTTACAATAAGGATATTTACTTTAAAGTTTCATGGGAGCAGCCGCATGATCCTTCAATGTTTCTGTATGATATTACTGGAAAACAATTGGAATTATATGATGGAGTTGAAGTTTTACGATATACTGGTCCTACACCATTAATCGATACTATTTCAAATAATGTTGTATTTCTAAATTCAGCACCAAATGATAATATAGAAAGAGTTAATAATCCAAAATTTCAGCAAACAGTTTTTACCGAACTTTATTATAAACTTGATCAATTAGATTCTTCAACAAGTTATAACTGGATTCCAGAGCCATTAGAAATCTTTATGGGTTATAACGATAAATTGGAAGGTGTAAATTCTAACACCCTTAAAATTGAAAAAATTGAAAGATTCGAAAATACGAAAATTCAATTCAATTTTTCTGGCTACACCTCACCAGGTTTTTATAGCAACAATAATTTTATTTTGACTGGAAATACATTAAGATACTTATCAACGTATTTTAATTTCTTATCATACGGATTTGAAATTGGACAGCCATTAACTCTTAATTTTATTGATCAAGTTTCAACTGGGCAAACTATATTTGAAAATCATGGAATTTTTAAAATTGTAGATATATCAAGAGATAGATTGACTTTTGATCGAACTGGTGAAACGTTTAATACCACAGGATCAACTTATTTCTTTAATCTAATTGTTGAGCCTAAAGAAATTCTTTCATGTCCAATTTATGGTGAGACTGAAATTGAAGATTTAAGATATAAAATTAACCTTAATAATCTTGGAGTTCAATTGAATGATGATACATCTATCATCTTTAAAGAAACTGATATTGAAGATAATGCAGTAGATTATAAAATCTTAAATTATAAACGAAAAGAAATGCTATCTACATTGCATGAAATTTATGATTATATAGGATCATATAAAGGGCTGATTAATTCTATTCACTTCTTTGGCTATAATGATCTTGAACTTTATGAATACTACAAAAATATTGATAAAGCCTCACCGCTTTATAACAAACTTCATAAGGTAAGGATTCCAGATATTTTTGATAATACAATAGAAGGTTGGAATGAGATTGACTTTATTGCTGGGAAATATCAAAATCAAAATACTTGGAAGAAAACAAATTTGTTCAATCTTACTTACCGCATAACAGATGAAGAAGGCGCAAATATTCTGATGTATTCATTGGAAGAGGTTCAATATAAACTTACCAAATTAAAAACCTGGTTGAGAAACAATATAATTCCAATTTCGTCAAACCTTTTGGATATTACAGGTGTTGCTGATACAACCCATGATTTATGGCAAGAATGGGACGAATCAAATCAAACCAAAAAATCTGTGGTAACAAGAAATTCAACAACTGTTAATTTTAACTACACGGCAACTTTGAATTTTAGTACAAACTATCTTATAACTGTTTATTTTTATGTATTATCTGGTGAAACTGGTACAACAATGGATTTTTCAGATATTCCAGAGTCATTCACAGCCAAAATAAAAACATATTTCCTATCAGGATCAACGATGATACCAGTTCAATATCATAAATTAAGAAAAAGTGATCTTACATCATTTAGTTTTAATCTTGATAAAGAAGTCGATCCATATATATACATTGAAACAACTACATATGATAATGGCGGGTCTGGCGTAGGATTCTGTAATAACAAACTTTTCTTCTTTGATGAACCAAGAAATCATTGGCTTGTTAATCACAATTTTGATATGACACAGTTTAAGTATTGGTTAACTGAAAAGGATGAAACAATTACCAGTGTAATAACTTCCGATCTTGATACACCTATTGAAACAAATATTGAACTGATCAATCAGGAATTCTTTATTTATGATTCAGATAGCAACCTTGATATGATTAAGCCATCAGGACCTTCTAAAGTACAAGAAGTAGTCTGTATTGTTATCGATGCACAATTAACCCTTGATAAGGTATATAGAGTGTATGCACAATTTGATAGTGATATATTTTCATCTGGAAGTTGTACTATCGTAATGAATGATTCTGGAATTATGCAAGGTTATGATTCAAATTTCTTTATACCAATCTTTAGATGAACAACTACGTTATGTCGCATATTTATAAAAACATATTTAAATATATAATGATATGGGGAGAACAGCTATATTTAATCAGAAAATGAATTTTACGAGAATCATTAGAGTGCCTAAATCTAAGAAAGAATTAAGTACTTTAGAAGTTGATGAAAGTATGATCGATATTAAAAATAAGTTGAAGAAAAAAGTTATCTGTATTCAAGAAACTGATACCTTAACTTTAGATAAAATTTATAAGATTAATGCAGAATTTGAAAATGCAGAATTTGAATCAGGAAAATGTATAATTGTTATTAACGATCAGAATGATACTAAAGGATATGATTCCTCAATTTTTATGTATATCTATGATGGTAATGGTCTGGATTCTCAAATTAAAGAACCTATACCAGTAATTTTACCATCAGTTAAAGTTAAAAGTCCTGTTGAATTTAGGGGTAATACATTAAGAACAGGATTTTCACCACAAAAATAAATATCATATATGGGTAAAACTGATATACCAAATCAAAATATTACAGTAACACCACCTGAGATTCAAGAACCAAATTTAGGTATCTATAATTTCATTGATGAATCTGGAAACTTAACCCAGATAAAGAAAAAGCTTAAAAAAAGAGCACCTGTTCCTATTGAAGCTAATCTTGAAGCATTAATATCAGAACCTACGGTTATTGGTGTTCATGAAACTATTCCTATGGGTTGTGGTGATTTGAATAGTGGGACAGAAATGGCTTATGCTATATACTAAAGATCAAACCTATCTAAATGTGCCTTTTTCCATTCTTCTGGAAAAAATTCTTTAAAATCTTCATCTTTTGGATAATTAAGAATTGCTGCCTCACGCTTTGAATTTAATTCAATACTTTCCATATCATCCGAATCATAAGAAAATTCACTCCATGTTCCCCTATCTTTTATTGGAGAGACAACATATCCTTCAAACATCATCATATTTTCACCACTCATAACTTCTCCCCCAGTATATTTAGCAATAACAACATTTACATTAAATGCATTACTAAATTCCATAACATCACCTATAAGCCATTTTGTTTTATATGTAGTATTAATAGCTTCAACATATAAATCATTCATGAATTTTTCTATGTTTTTACAAATAGGTTTTTTACCGTAAACATCTTCACGTTCATTCATACAACGAAACCCAACATTTTCATAAAAATATAATTTTATGATTTTATTATCTACCTTCAATCCATGAGTCATTAAAAGTATTCGAAGCTGGTCCTCATTTAAATTGTTGGTTAATGATTCAAGTGTATTTGCCATAAAAGGATCATAATTCTTTCCTTTCAATTTAATTAAACTATCCCGTAAAGAAAATTTCATGTTAACTTTTTTTTTAAATCTTCAGCTTGTTTACTTGCATCACCGATACAATCGAATGCTACATCACTGAACTCACCACGTTTTAAAATATCAGCTATCTTTGTCGTTTTTGTTTTATCTTTTCCAATTGTGTATAATAAAATATCCTGAATATAAAGATAAATATTCTCCCTTGGATATTTATCACCATGAATAAATTCATCCAAATCAATGGTTTCCATCTCCATGGTTCCATCCTTTAAAATAACGTTAACAACCATCAACTGATCATAAGTTAGTTCCTCATAAATATTCCTATGATCTGATATGTTAATTCCATCATGCATTATACCATCTGGATCAACTAAAAATAAAAAAAATTTATCTTCAACAGCTTTTATTCTTGCAACTACACCATCATATTTCATTTTTCATCTATTTTATTTAATCTTCGAAGTTTTAAGTATCTATTAACTTTTTTATTCCGTTTCAATTCTTCCCAATTTAAATCCATTCCATTTATATTAACATAAGTTGGGGAAGTATTAATTATAAATTCAACTAATGCTATACGACCAATTAAAGTTATTCTTTTAGGTGGAGTGCCATTGTTTGCATAAATTACATTAAACATAATACAGAACCCTTGATTTTAATTATATATATTAAAAATATAGGTTTGTTTTATGTTTATAGGAATAGATGTATCTAAATTATCAACTGCCATGTGCATTGGTGATAAACTTTTCAGTTACAGTACAGAAAAACCAAACAATAAATGGGTTAAAGACACCAAAGACTTCATCAATTTTCGTTATTTGGAATATAAGTATAAAAGTATCGAAGATTATAGTAAACGTGAAATTTCTAAATTCTTAGAATTTGAAGATGTTACTGATCTTATCATTAATGATATAATGAACAATATTAAAATATTAGACACAACACATATAGCCATAGAAGGTTACTCATATTCGTCCGATACAGGTCATATAATCGATCTGGTTGAATTCGCATCACTACTAAAGCATAAGATACTTAAACAAATACAAGGTTACTCAAGAGTCACTATAATATCACCATTGGCTTTAAAATCTAAATCATGTGAATTAGTTTATCCACCAAAAATAGAACTCATCGGAAAAAGAGTTATCAAAGAAAAAATCACTATAGTTGGTCCAACAGGAAAACTTGGAAAGGATTTTGATAAATGGGATATGTTTCACTGCTTTCTGGATAGCAATATCTCATCACAACTAAAAGATTATCTGGTATTTAACAAAGAAATTATTACTGTATTAAAGAAGCTTCCAAAGCCTTTTGATGACTTAATAGATAGCATTTTTCTAAAAAATGTATGTAACTCATTGATATTCAATGAAAAAGCCGAATAGTTTATTATTATATATATATGTATTTATATCTTGCATGTTTTTTAAGTGGTTAATCTTGCATGTTTTTTAGAATAGAAATTTAGAAATTAATATATAGAAAAAATCAGATATAATTGAATGGGAGAACATCAAGAAAATTTGTTTCAGTATAATACTTCACGAAGCTCAGGAGGATTTGAGGATGGTAAAGAATATAAGTTTAACAATAAAGAAATAATGGTTTATGGTCCTAAAGTGGATTGGGTTAAAAAAATAAATGAAGCAAAAGATGTAGTTGATCCTGATATTATACCAAATCTTCCAATAAATAAGCCAGTGAAGTTCGATATACAAAAGATGATAACTGCTATTGAGTATGGGCTGGTTATTTTGATTAACTATAGGGGGGATGAAGATAAATGGCGTGGAGGTAGGGAAAGAACCATTCAACCCATGGTACTTGGTAGGAATGCAAACACAAAAAATATGTTAGTTCGTGGTTGGCATTTAGAAGGGTGGTCTGTATCACAGAAAGCTGAAACTAAAAAAATCTGGAGATTATTTAAAACAGATAATATCATGTCTATGATGTTTACTGGAAATTTTTTCAGGTTACCACCGAAGGGTTATAAGATGAACGATAGATTAATGACCGAAACTATTTTAGCAAGAGCAGACTTCAATGTAATCAGGAAGAATCAAAATAAGCTTTTACAAGCTGGTAAAATTCAAAGTGAAGAAGAAACAACCCTTGGTAGCCAGTCATCAACATATACCCCAACAATTGAAATTTCGAATACTAATTCAAATTTAGACTTGAAAAACCCATATGAAAATACGATCTTGAAGAAAAAAGATGATGCTATCACAAAAGTATCTCTTATGCGTAGTGTGTTTGGTAGGGATTACATTGCGATTTTAGGTGCTATAGGAACGATAGGAAGGACCGTCAAAATTTTTGATGGTAAGGTTATGATCGGTAATTACAAGACGATTAAAGCCTTCCTTGGTACCGATTTTAAGGATAATAAGATCGTAGATGGACAAACAGACTTCAAGCTTTACGTATTCAATAGAAAAATGTAATATGGGTAATTTTCAGAATGATTATAGGAGATTAACACGAATACTTGCTATTGTTGAGGATTACAATAGAATTCGTAATATGGGCGCAGAAGAAGACCTTAAGGAGATTAGAACTCGCCTCGAAAGTTTAGAAAAAATCACCGACAATGAAAAATTGACAGCAGATTTTATCTGGTGTACAAAAATGTTGGACAGTTACTTCGGACTAATTGAAAAAGGATTTAAAGAATGGTGGGAAGAACAAAGGCAAAAAGAATTTACTTGATTCCCCTATCTTTTTTTATCATAGAATAATATTCATTAAGTTTTTTGAAATTTCTTTCAGCCGCAGCCTTTTCACGAATAGAACCATTATTCCATTTATCTGGATGATATTTATTAGCCAATTCTCTGTAACGTTTTTTGATTGTATCCTCAGTATCGGAAGGAGTTAATTTTAAAACCCGATAAGCATCTGCCATTGGTATTACAAATCTTCTGGGTGGCGGTGGTGCCTTATGTGTTTGTGCATAAATAGTAGATGGATCAATGCCGTGTTTTTTTAAAAGATCGTTTAGAACATCTTCGAACAAGCTATTCACATCGAAATTTGGATCATTTTTCATTTTATTATATTTTTTATAGAAATCATTACTGGATTTTTTATAATCTTCCAGCTCCAATCTTTTTATTTCGTTTGAACTTTTAATGACCTTATAAAAAAATCTGAGTTCAAAAAACAAAAAGAAGCTGAACCAGACCCAAATATGAGGAATAGATAAACTTAAAACGTAAAACATAGTAGGTGTGGTAATAAATAGTCCTAAAACATTTCTACTCTTAACCTTCCGTTGTTTTTTTATTTCTTCGACTATATTCATAAAAATATTATTTTGCACAAAGATAAAAAAAACTTTTGAGAAAAAAGATTATAAAATACATAAAAATCAATAGATTTAAATGATTCGAATTGCACATTTAGCAGATATACATATACGTAATGCGGAACGACATGATGAATATAAGATAATATTTAAAAATATAATACTTAAACTCAGAGAGTTAAAACCTGATTACATTATTATTGCTGGTGACTTATTTGAAAATTATATTGAAATTTCCAATGAAGCTAAGATTATATCAGGTGAATTACTTAATGCATTAGCTAATATTTGTACTGTGATTTTAATAAAAGGTAATCACGACATTAGAAAAAAGAATATCAATAGGATAGATAGTATACAGGCTGTTGTCAGATTGATCAAAAACCCCAACGTTATTTATTATTCAAAGACTGGACATTATCCAGATGCTAAGACCAGCAATTTAAATTGGGTTGTTTATGATCATGTTGATAAAATAACTAATCCATGGGATGGTGTTGATAAAGACCCGAATAAAATTTACATTGGTCTTTATCACGATCCAGTTTTGAATTCAACCAATGATGACGGTAAAGTATTTAATGAAAAGCACCGAAGAAGTATTGAATATTTTGACTTGAACGATTACTTATTTTTGGGGGATATTCATAAAAGACAGTTTTGTAGGGCAAATCGAACCGCTGCATATTCAGGATCAGTCATACAGCAGGACCATGGTGAGAAAGTTGAACACCATGGATTTTTACTGTGGGATATTGAGGATTCAACTAAATTTCAAGTTAAAGCGTATGATTTTAAAAATGAACATACTTTCATAAATTTTCATTTGGATGGTAAAATTGATTATGACAATTTAAATCTAACCGCTACAAACGTTGGTTCCAACCCAGAGATCGCAATTCATTGGAAGGATTATAGTTCCAATATGAATACTGTTAATGAACAGAAAATTCGTGATTATATTCGGAATAAATATAATACTACCAAAATAAAATTTGATAAAATATTTATTTATACTGATATCATATCATCAAAAATGATTTCAGAAACTCTGGATATGTCTGATTCTAAAATTATAAGAAGTATTTTTCAAGAATATCTTGAAGAACAGAAATATTCATCAGATGACATTGAAGAAATATTAAAGATTGATGATATTATCACAAATAGAATGAATATTGTTTCCTACAAAACTAATATCGAATGGGAAATTGAAAAGTTTTGGTTCAGTAATTTCAGGTCATATGGTGACGATAATGAAATACCTTGGAAGGATGTAGATGGTATTATTCAGATTCATGGTGAAAATCAGCAGGGAAAAAGCACTATACTTGATGCTATAACTTATATTTTATACGGGACAATTCTTACCGCACAAAAAGAAAAATTTGGTGATAAAAGATATATTAATAATAAACGAATTCTGGATTCGTGTTTGGCTGGTGCCGTTATAAATGCAAATGGCGAAAAATTTGTCATTCAAAGAAAAACAACTATCGAAAGAAATAAGCTTGGAGTTATTACCGCAAGTCCAACGGTACTTGATTTTTATAACGATGAGGTAATATCTGATGATAATATACTGAATGAAGAACAACGTAATCAAACTCAGACCAAATTAAATTCAATTCTTGGCGATTTTAAAGACTTTGTTAGATTATCATTTACAAATGCTGACAATTTAAATGAACTCCTTTCAACTGATAGGAGTGTATTTATTGATAGTATTATAAGAGATGCTGGATATGATGTATTTGAAAAAAAGCTAAAAGAGTTGAGTGAATATAAGAAAGAAATTAAGGAAGAAAAGCTTACTGTTAATTTGCAAGATATTCAGGATAATATTAGGTCTCTTCACGATGAAGTCGATGCTAATGATATTTTATTGCAAGAAAAAAATGATTATGTACTTGAATATGAAAAAATACTTAGCAAAAAGAATAAAAATCGTGATCAGTTAAATAAAAGACTTCATAGGATTGATGAATCATTAATTAATTTCAACGCATCAGATTACACCGAAACTATCAAAAATTACGAAACAAAAATTAATGATTCAAAGATTCAAATAGCAATTTTTGATAAAGAAATTTCATCATTACCAAGCAAGTTTGAGCTTAATAAATTGAATATTTTAAAAACTCAACTCAAAGAAGCTAATGATAATATCATGTCTAAGAAGGAAGAAATTCTCAAGGTTAGAAATTCGGCTATTGAGCTGGATTCTAAAAAAGATAAATTTATTGATAAAATCAATGAACTGAAGGACCGTGAAATTCAAAAAAATAAAGATGCAATAACTGAAAAAGAAATTAGTATTTCAAGAATAAAGAATGAAAAAGAAAAGATACTCAACACCAAACTGAACGATATTCTTGAGCAACTTAGAAGTGCTGATATAAATAAGAATGATATTTCTAACCAAATGAAGCTATTACAGAAGGATGGTGCAGTATTAAAAAATGAAAATGAAGATATTGATAAAAAAATATTAGAATTAAAAAATACCGATTCCTGTCCGTTATGTAAACGACCATATGATAAAAATTCTCCTCATCAGGATCACAATGAGCAAATAAAATTATTATTAAGCAAGCAAGAGGAAAATAAACTTAAACTTAATTCTTTAATTTCTGATTATAATAAATTGAAGATTAAATTACAGGAGCTGGAAGTTAATGGTAATAGATTAAGTTCAATGAAGGATGATTTTAAAAATGAAGTTTATAGCGATGATTTATTGGTTCAAATAAACAATTTGGGTGATACTAAATTACTTCAATCTGAAATAATAAAATTAAAAAGCGCAATAGATAATGTTAAAAACGAAATATACTCAGATACACTTCAAACTGAAATTAATAGGGGGCTTGACGCTATAAAAACCGTTGAAAAAAATAAAGAAAATACAATTCAGGTAATAAAGAATATTGAAAATGAAATAAAGAATTTAAATATTGAAAGCATTGAAGATGACATTTCAATAGAAGAGAAAATTAAAGAAAACTATGATCTTAGAAAGCATAAGTCTTCGTTGAAAGAAAATTTATTACTGAATATTGATAAGTTCGATCTAATGATTAAGGAGTCTCAGGGAATGCTTGATAAATATAAAGAAATTCAAGCACAAATTGAAGAAAATATCAAAACTGAAATTGATATTGCGCTTATTGATTCTGAAATTTTACTTGAGATAGAAAAATCTAAAAATATAGGAACTGAAATAATAGACATTGAAAAAGCAAATATATTAAAACAGAAGGATATTGATTTGTTATCGATAAAATTGGAGAAGTATCTTAAGCAAAAAAGAAAGAATGAACTTTTCAAAGAATACCAGAATTGTATATCAAGAGATGGTATTCCTACATTTCTATTAAGAAAATCTATACATATTATAAATAGGGAGTTGAATTCTTTATTGTCTAATGTAGATTTCACATTACATTTCGATGAGAACTTATTGTTAAAATTAAGTCCAGATATCAGGTTGGATATAAGCCAGAATGCAATTGAATCAAGTGGAAAAGAAAGAACCTTTTGTGCATTAGCTTTAAAAATGGCTCTGCGGCAGATTAATGTAAAATCGAAGCCCAATTTTATAGTTCTTGATGAAATAACTGGAAAATTGATTGAAGGTAATGTTCACAATTCGATTCAGGAATTTACGGATTTCTTAGACGTAATGAAAACAAAATTAAAAAAGATTATAATAATAGAACATATTAACCCTATAAATTTCGATGGGATTATTGAAGTTAATAAGGATGAGCAAACTTTAGTATCAAGTTTGGTTTGTAATTTTTGATACTACCAAAAAAAATCGTACATTTGTGGGAGCAATTAAAGTAATACGAAGTGATGAGGGTAAGCCATACATCTGTTTAGAAGATTTAATAGGTGAGTTAGAGACAGTTAAGAAGAATATTGAGGAAGAAGGGGATGATGAAATTGATCGTACAGATTTTTTAAATGTCGTATTACGAACACTCCACTCCATGGAAGAGGAGTACTATACGAAAGTTTTAATAAAAAAGAAACCTGACGATGAAAAATAAAAATATTAGGATTATATGAAGTAATATATTATCTTTGCCACAATCCATAAAAACTAAAACTCAAACTATGATAATAAATTTAGAAAAGAACTTAGATATAAACGGATTTCATGCTGAAATGAAACAACGAGGTGTTCATTTTTTCAAGGAACCAGAGCCCACAAATGTTGCAAATGAAATTGCATTATCAGGATTTTACATCATGTTTGATGGTTCGACCGTAAATGAAAAACCAAACTGGTTTGGTATATCGCATCTCATGGAACATTTGGTTTGCAAGAGTATTGATCATTTAATGGACACTTTCCAAACATTTGATATCCAATGGAACGCATACACATCAAATACGGAAGTTGTGTTTTACATGACAGGGTTGGACCGTTATGTTAATGAATATAAAGAAGCTTTTCTCAAGTTCATTTTAAGTTACAACCTAACCGATGAGCAGCTTCAGAATGAAAAGAAGATTGTTTTGGAAGAATATAAAGATGCTTTTAATTCCCAAAACGAAGCACATTATCTGAATTTGATCAGAAAGAAATTTGGTTATTACACCGCAATTGGATTACGAAGTGATATTGAAAATTTCACATTTGATGATTGTCAGGAATATCTTGATCGATTTTTCAGAAATCCAACAAAGATCATTAACGTTTCAAAATTCAATCCATTTCAAAATAACGATATTAAATTTTTACCGCCAGTTAAGACAGTGCCATTCACACTTGCAGATGATGTTGACATTTTTAAAATAACATCAGACGATAAAACTTCTGTACCAGAATTTCATCTACCAATTGAAACAATAAACAATTTTAAGAATAAATCTTCTATCATCAATATGTCACCAATCATTACTGAAAAATTTGCAGAAGTAAGTTTTTTATGTGCAATGCTTGGCAGCGGTCTGAATTCACCTTTATATAAAGAGGTGAGGGAAAAACTTGGACTTGTATATTACATTCAATGCTTCAATGATCGGATGAATAATATATCATCAGTTATTTTGATTTCAACTGAAACGTCCAATAAAAATGTTAAAACTGTTCAAAAACAAATTAGGTATGTTCTGGATAATAAGGAAAAGTTTTTAACTCAGGAAAGATTTCAGGTTATCAAAGACAACTTCAAAGCAAGGTTTGAAAAAGCCGAAATTTTAAACTATACCAATATTAAGAAGTATCTTGATAGTGATGAATGGCTGGTTGAAAAAATTATTGACACTATTACTCTTCAGGATGTTTACGACTTGGTTGATAAACATTTGCAATGGAAGATTATTTACAAATCAATTGATAAAACAGAATTTAAATGAACTACTACTACACTAAAGATGTAGTAGTTTCTACGCCACAAGCACAATGTCTTTGACGGGCTCTATAAAAAAGGCGTATAAATTTTTTTATTGTAGAAATAATGTTTAATTTTGTAATTAATAAATATAGTATCACACAATATTAAAAATATCCCATATGACACCCGAAACTAAAAACGATATTAAATGTAAATGTATTTTTTTTATCATCTGGATGATAATTGGAGCATTATTGTACAATTTTTTTATTATCGGTTTAGCACTTTGGCCCTTTGGATTATCTTTATTAATGATCCCACCAGATGAAGAAATTAACTCATCAGATGAATTGAAGGAACCAATAAAAAAATAAAAAATATTATGGTAATAGAAACCGAAGAAATCGTAAAAGTAACAGTAATTTTCGAAAAAACTGCAAGTCATAATGTTGATCCAGAAAAAGGATTTACTCCGCTTTGCCCAGATGAACTTCCAGTTAAAGAAGGGCATCTTATTGTGCCTGAGCTTTTGGGTCAGAACAAACTTGCCAAGCGCAGAACTGTATCCAAAGATATTCATCCATTAAATGCTGAGTGGAAAGCAACACCTGAGCAGCCACAATTCTCGTCTGTCGTTGGCGAAAACTTGGACATCAGATGGAAAATGCATTGCCCATCAGGACAAAAAGGTTCTGAATTGCTTGACGGTTTAAAAATGCTTGACTACGATTATTTTGTAGTTAAAGGGTTTGAACCTGATATGCACCCATACTCTTCTTGTTATCAGGACTTAGCCAAGAGAATTTCAACTGGGCTAATTGAATGGTATAAAGTCAATGAAATTACAACAGTTATCGTTGGGGGTTTAGCCCTGGATTATTGTGTCGGTGAGACAGTTATCGATCTTGTAAACGCTGGGTTTCAGGTTATTCTTAACCTTGGAGCTTGCCGTGGAATCGGCACCCCTGAAGAAGTTGAAGCGTATGTCAATATGCTTATTGAAACGTATCATGTCATTGTCGTTAATTCATTCACTGAAATTGAATCGATATGATAAAAACCTATGTTGGGTTTCAAAAACTTAAAAAATACTGCGAGTATTTAATCGAACAATACTCCATAATTAATACATCCTATCAAGATAGTGGGATGTATTGGCGATTGAAACAGTTTTCAACAGAAGGTCGGGTAAAAGATTTAATATTTAAGAATACGAAAACATCAATTAAAATTTATTTTTTAAATGCTATGAAAAATGATATCTTAGCATTTGCTAAGTCACGAGATATACAATTAGCTCTGTTAAACTTCGAAGAATATGAAGAAAAAAAATAAAGGAGAATTTGATGCTTGGATTTCAAAACCAATCATCACAGATTTTGATGATAATGATTGTTATAAATTTTTCATGCAATATGCCGTTTTCAAATTGTATCCAGAAGCAATGGCTGAGTATACGCTTATTTTAAGAGATGCTGTAAAGTTTCCTGATGGATTCGCAGATGAACTTGTTCGTCAAATTTCATATTTCGAAAACTTACGATTTACTCCAGCGATAGAAGTCAATTTTAAAAGAAGACTTCCATATTTTGATAATACCTATTATCAATGGTTACGTGGATATCAATATGATTCATCTGAAGTTACAGTTAAACAAGTTGGAACTGATCTTCATGTAACAGTAAGGGGTTACTGGGTAAGAACCATTTTATGGGAAGTTCCTTTAATGGCTACCATATCTGAATTGTATTTCAAATTTAATCAGGTACCAGATTTCATTGAAATTAATATTCCCCGCTGGGAAGAAAAATATCGTATCTTTGCTACAAAGAAAATTCGTGTATCAGAATTCGGTACCAGAAGAAGGAAATCAAAAGCCGTTCAGGAAGAAGCAATCAGGACATTTATCAGGATCGCACCTGAAGTTCTTGTAGGTACAAGCAATGTAATGTTTTCTCGTTTATTTAATATTCCAGCACACGGCACACAGGCGCACGAGTGGTATATGTTTCATGCTGTGAAGTATGGTGTTCAAATGGCTAATCGTATGGGGCTTGGACGCTGGGTTGATGTTTATCATGGAGCCTTGGGTACTGCGCTATCAGATACATTTACTACCGATGTGTTTTTACGAGATTTTGATTTATTCTTTGCAAAGCTATTTGATGGACCACGCCAAGATTCTGGAAATCCTGTTACATTTGCAGAAAAAATGATCAAACATTATCGTGATATGAACATCACAATTCCTATTACTTTTTCTCATGGTAAAACTGCATTTATACCAAAAACTATTGTTTTTTCCGACTCAATTGATAGCCATGAAAAAATAGATAACATTGAAGAAGCTGTATTTGAAAAAATATTATCTGCTTATGGTATTGGGGTTTGGATTTCTTTTGATATTGTCGATTTGGCAGGGGTTAAAATTAAGCACATAAACATGGTAATTAAAATGACCTCAGCCAAACCAGATGATAAAATGCCTTGGGGTGACTGTGTCAAATTGTCAGACTCCGCTGGAAAACATACAGGCAATCAAAAAACAGTTGAATTATATAAAACCCAACTTGGTATTGAATAATGTGGCTCGATTTTGAAAGATTTAAAACTGCTGGAATAAAAAATATTTCTCTTAGCTATCTTAATTCAAAAGAAAATAACATTACTATTGATTTTTTGGATGATACTCCTCAATTTTCAATTAATCTTCCAGCTAAAGACGATTACTGGGATTTTACAGAAAAATACATATTCGAAAGAATGAAAAAACTTAAAGCTGAAGAACGAAAAAATAAATTAAACCAAATATATAATTTACACTAAAATAATTATGTCAAACACAGATGAAGAAATAAAAACATTAGCTGACATTCTTGCCGAAAATGGCATTGAATCTGAAGAAACATGGCGGCTCATTTTATGGAATGATAGTGTTAATTCATTTGAACATGTTATTGTATGTTTAGTTATTGTATTAAAGTTTACCCCGCAGCAAGCTGAGCAATCCGCTTGGACTGTACATCTTCAAGGTAAAGACGTTATTAAAAGTGGTTCAAAAGAATCTCTTGAACCATATAAAAAACTTCTCGAAGAGATGGAGCTTACGCTTACCATTGAACAGTAATTGTTCAAAAAAAATAATTAAATATTATGATAGCATTTATTGCTAAATATATGTTGTATATTTATACTACGTATATCCAAGAAGATTTTGACATTTATAAAAAATGGGCATTACCTTTTATATATGCTGTATGGTTTATTCGTGGCATATATATTTGGATTGGTTCCATAATATTTTTTCCGCTTTTTTACTTGGGTATGATTTTTGATAACAGTAATATGAAAAAAATGATCGAAGAGTACGCATCATATTTTTCAGAAATGTTGTAAAAAAGATTATTTTTTTGTACATTTGCTAATATAATAAAGAATATATAAAAACTCAAACAAAAACTAACTAAAAAATGAAACATTCAAAAGATTTCGAAAAAGTTATTGCTGATAGCAAAAATATCGCTATCAATTACAAATCATCGACAATTAAGCCAGAGCATCTTTTTTTGGCTATGATTGAAAATACTGGAAGCAAGGCTCACAATATTCTTTATGATACGCAAGTTAATATTGATGCAGTTAAGGATACTGTTATCAATGTATTGAAAGCATCGCAAGAATCAACATTCACATCTAAATCCAAAATTTCATTGGATGATAAAAGCAGTAAAATTCTCATAGATAGTGAAAAAATTGCTAAAGAGCTGAAAGATGAAGAAGTTGACACCCAGCATATCTTATATGCATTATTAGATAAGGAACCTAACCCGCCATTTTCAAATCTTATTCATGAATTATTCAGTAAAGTTCCACCAATTTATATGGTGATCAAAGCCAAAATAAAAGGTGAATTTGATGATAGCTCAGCAGCTTATGGTGAAGATGATCATGATCCAGACAGTGAATTCGAAGAAAAACCAGATAGAAGCAATTCTAAGAAAACCACAAAAATGATTGACTTGTATGGTACAGATTTAACCAAACTTGCCAAGGAAGGTAAATTAGACCCAGTCATTGGTCGCAAGCCTGAAATAAAAAGAATTTCTCAGGTTCTTGCTCGTAGGAAAAAGAATAACGCATGTCTGGTTGGCGAACCTGGGGTTGGCAAAAGTGCCATTGTAGAAGGATTAGCCCAGCTTATTCTTGATGGAGCGGTTGCCGAAACATTGAAAAATAAGCGGATTGTAACCCTTGATATGGGTGCGCTTGTTGCTGGAACAAAATATCGTGGAGAATTCGAACAGCGTCTCAGGGGGATCATTAAAGAAATGGAAGAAAATAAAAATATCATTCTTTTCATCGATGAAATCCACACTATTATTGGTGCTGGTAGTGCTCAGGGGTCACTTGATGCATCCAATATGTTGAAACCAGCGTTATCACGTGGAAGTTTCCATTGTATTGGTGCAACAACGCTTGATGAGTATCGTAAGTATATTGAGAAAGACGGAGCGTTGGAAAGACGTTTTCAGAAAATTCTTGTAGAACCTACAACCAAATCTGAAACTGTGGATATTTTGAATAATATCAAAAACAGATATGAAGATCATCACCTTGTTACTTATACAGATGAAGCTATTTTAGCTTGTGTGGATTTAACAGATAAATATATGTCTGATAAAATGATGCCAGATAAAGCTATTGACGCATTAGATGAGTCTGGTGCAAAAGTTCATGTTAACAGGACTGTTAGAACACCAAAGAAAATTGAAGTTATTGAGAAGAAAGCTAAAGAGGCTGAAACACAGAAACTGCTCTGTGTGAAAACTCAAAGATTCGAGGATGCTGCTGGTTATCGTGATCAGGAGCGTAATCTTCTTGATGAACTTGAAAAAGAAAAAGAAGTTTGGAAAAAAGAGCAAAATAACAACCGTGATCTTGTCACGAAAGATGATGTTGCTGAAGTTGTTGCGCTTATGACAAAAATCCCAGTTGATAACGTATCTTCTGATGAAAATACAAAGCTCAAAAATATGGCTGTCAAAGTCAAGAGTGTTGTTATTGGACAGGATGATGCAGTTGACAAAGTTGTTCGTGCAGTTAAACGTGCCAGAATGGGTATTAAAGACCCGAAAAAACCAGTTGGTAACTTCATGTTTTTGGGACCGACTGGTGTTGGAAAAACATACTTAGCCAAAATCATGGCGAAAGAATTGTTCGGTTCAGAAGATGCGCTTGTTCGTATTGATATGACAGAATACATGGAAAAACACGAAGTTTCTCGTTTGATTGGATCACCTCCAGGATACGTTGGTCACGAAGATGGTGGACAATTAACAGAAGCCATCAGGCGCAGACCGTATTCGATTATCCTTTTCGATGAAATTGAAAAAGCACACCCAGATGTATTCAACATTTTACTTCAAATGCTTGATGATGGTGTTCTTACGGATAACATCGGTCGCAGGGTAGATTTCCGCAATACTATCATAATCATGACATCGAATGTCGGTTCAAGAAAAGTTAAGGAATTTGGAATGGGAATTGGATTTTCAGTTGCCGATCCAGACAATATCATTAACAAACAGGCTATCGTTCAGAAAGAATTGAAAAAAATGTTTAGCCCAGAATTCTTGAATCGTGTTGATGAAGTTATTATGTTCAATTCCTTAGGTAAAGAAGAGGTTATCAAGATTGTTGATGTTGAACTTAAGACCACAATTCAACGTCTGAAGGATATTGGATATGACATAAGTGTTCCGCAATCCATGAAAGACTTCTTGTTCGAAAAAGGCTGGGATAAGGAAATGGGCGCAAGACCACTTAAAAGAGCCATTCAAAAGTGGGTTGAAGATACTTTGGTTGATGCTATCATCAATGAGGAAATCAAATCTGGTGATCGCATATCAATGCGGTACGATAAGAATAAATCTACAGTTGTTCTTGTTAAATTAAACAAGGATGACGGTGAATTGGATATGGAAGCTACGGTTGATTTAATTCCAGCGGCACCAGCAAATTAATTTACCGATAGAAAAAATGGGGGAAATTTATTTCCCCCATTTTTTTTTTTAATCATTATCAATTGAATAATTATTTTGTGGTCTTTCTGTTGGTAGAATATCATTTGAATGATCCCAAGTTTCAGTGTCAAAGATATTTTCGGGTTTTTGTGGGAAATCTGGTGAACCATCTTGATCGCTAAGTTTCCAATTAACATCAATAAAATTAAATTTAATTGTTAACGAAAACGTGCTTTCTGACACATCCTGTGACTGATACATTAAACGTACTTCGGATAATGATTTAAGTAAAACTGACCTTAAGATAACCGTATATAAAATATCACCATCCTTATCAAGTAAGTCGAGGTTCAACCAAGGAATATAATGCTTTCTGGTATTATTAAAGTACTCAGCAAGTATTTGCTGTAACATAAAATAGTTAGTGTGTGAATCCACACTCCTAAGCGTTATATCCAATGAACTATTATAGGTATCATGAATATTTTGCGATGACTTCCATTCAATCTTTTTTCCGAACCTCAAAGTTTGTTCTGATCCTTCATAAGTAACAGAAGGAAATACTATTTCTTTGATTGTTGAATTAATATAATCAATTGGATTTTCATATGGTATCCAATTTTTTTCCATATATCTTTTTAGCTTATTATTTACTTCATCAGAAACAAAATCAGTTGGAAAATTAAATCTAAATTGATTATTTTGCGAACTTAATCTCATGCTATTGGATTATTTTTATGCACCAATCCCACCATTATTTAATTTTGTTGGATCAACAGGTGGATTTACTTTAGTATTTCCTGATTGATTTGGCGATACAGTAATATTATTCAATTGTTGTGGTGTTTGCTGCCCAGTATATCTCTTCAATGGTAAAGTATTCATGATTTGAATATATGGGCTTTTTAAAAGTTCATTATAAAAACTATCCGAAATATCACTTGCAATGATTACATCATCTTTACTATAAACAACAATTCCTTGATGCTGATTAATCAAAGCTTCTACTTCATGACGATACGTTAATATTATTTCTTGTTTTATTGGTGGTTGAGCTGTGTTTGCCATATTGAATATTTTTTTTTATGCTGATGATGTATTTGATGTAGTATTTGATACTATCGTTGAATTTTTATATTTAACATAGATTATAACAGTTTTACCAGTCGATGGATTCCAAGTTTGCGGATTTATATTTTCTGTTACTGGTGTTGTGTTTGGTTCTTTTAAACTTTGATCTGGAATATTTACATTATCATCCAAAAATTTAATATCTTCAAAAAATGAATATGTGCCAGAGTACAGCAAAGTTTTAATATTATTTGATGATAATGTTAAATAAAAATTTGTATAACCTTTATCATATATTTTTTTCAAAACACTTAGATCATTCTCATTTATTTTGTAGTTAATAATACCATGCTCATAATCATTCGTTGATTCTTGATAGATAGATTTTTCTATAGATTCACTATCAGATTTAAAAATTAATAGCAAGTCTGAATTTTGCAGAATTGCAGACAGATTATAAATTTCTAATTGATTACTTGTAGATAATGTACCAATCCTGAATTGAAGTATATTATCAAATGGCGTAATCACAACATTCAATAATCCCATGCCCCTGTACCCATTTACAGATTTTGGACTATTCACAACAACTTTACCAACTTCAATTAATTGTGGATATTTAACTTTAACAATTTCAGTTCGAATATTATTTGTTGCATCATTTTTTAAAATAATTTGCTCTGGTTTGGCATTATAAATTTTCAGCTTGTTAATATTTGAAATATTTAAGCTTACCAACTTTTTACCATACTTTTGAATATGGGTGGTTATACCATAAGTTGCATATCTGGAAATCGTACTCATATCTATAAGATCAATTACCCTCATTTCGACCTTTATAGCCGCTGTGGTGTTCGCAAATGTAATAATGGGTCGATAGTATATCTTCTTGGTGAAGTCATCTGTAGGGCCCCCCGTTACAACGATAGTCTGTTTATTAGTCTGGATATTTTCTTCATATAGATAAATATCATATTCTATTCTAATTCGTCTACCTTTTGTCTCAACTTCATTAACAAATGTTTGTAAGTTTTCGTTACTTTCCCCGTAGGTTCCATATATTTCAAAAAAATCACCATCCGTAGCTTCAACAATTTGAACTGCAAGTGTATCATATTCTGGAGCCTTAGCAAAAGACGTTTTATTAGACTCTGTATTATAATAGTAAGTGGTACCAAGAACAGTTTCCTTGTTCATTATAAATTGGAAATCAACAAAGATCGGTGATGTTTGACTTAAACCTTCATTTAAAGTCAAATTAGCATTTAAACTATTTGGTATAGTAACGTTGGTAACATTACTCATAATTCTTTGGTTTGAAATAAAGTTGATGGATGGTATTTGGAATTCAAAATATTTGCCCCATTCTTGTTCATCATAAATAAATGGAATTGCAAGATTTAGTAAACTTGTAGGATTTGAATCATCGTAAAAAATATTTGATAAATCATATATTGTATTGTTTCCATACCCATATGTAAACACTTTCAAATAGAATCCAATATAATTATTAAATTGGAAATCATAGCTCGTTGGTAAGTATATTCTAACCTTATCATAAGGAATCGGAGGAGTGCTATAATCTTGTTCTTGCAGAAAATTAAATTTCTTTGGATTAACTACGGCATATTTTTTAAGAACTGGATCAATCTGAAATAAATTATCAGCCATTACATTTAATCCTGTAGTTGAAAGAAAACTTCGTTTTTTGTTTTCACCAAGGTTTGTTATGACCTGATAATTTTCAGTTATATTGTTCTCATTATCAAAAGTCCATTGCAGTAAAACACTTGGATGAACTTTTATATATTTTGATATTTGAGCCATGTAAACGTCTTTTTCTTTATATATATTAAAAGTTAAACTTTAAAAGAAAAAAAAGATAAAATACTAAAAAAGAATCCAATAATTATGGCTTCATCCACCGCAACTGGAGATTTCGATTTGTTCGGAATTTATAATACAACCACGATACCAACAACCACCACAGTCCCAATTCCAACGTCATCAATACCAGCAGTAACTATAGTTTCACCAAATTATTTAATGCTTACTGGTAGCACAGGATTATATTCTATAGGAACTGCAATTAATAATGTAGCCATAAATGGTATTTTTAGCCCGTCAACCACATATAGTACAAATTATATTTTTGGAACTGATCCATACGAGAATGAACTTAAAAATCTGACCTATGGAATAATGGTGGATGAACGATATTATGCTGAATTGGCAGATAATATTAAGGCAATAAAGAATAATAAAATGATATTCTGTTGTAATATTATAAATAATAGAATAGTGCCATACGAATTAATAATGAGACTAATTGCGGATAAAGAAAAATTTGCAATGAAAATTTCAGTGACTAATCCAGTTGATGGGTATCCTTTGTTTAATATCAATTATACTAATTTCAGATTTACTAAAATAGTAAATAATCTAAAATTTTCTAATAAATGTGATTTTACAGAATTGATTGTTAAATTCAAATATGATAAAGTAACTTGCGAAAATAGAAGATTAACTTTAAAACAAAAAAGAACAGATAAATTAAATAAAATATTCAAAGATGAATCCACAGATTTCAGTTAAATCAAGATATAGTCTGGCGAATATAAATCCGTCTTTCTATAGTACATTACCATTGAATAGTGGCACATCCATTGGCACTAAAGGAGGCGGAATTGGTCAAGGATATGTTTTCGTCCCTTATATTTTAGTTAATTCAAGTTCTGTTATTGTTGACGGTAAAAATTCCGAAATGCTAAGAAGAATTCGAATAACGGCACTTAGAAAAGAAAGAAAAGAAAAAATAAACAAATTAAAATGGTAATAAATGGGATGGGTAAATGTGGCTCGTAATTATTTATAGAAATAAAAAACTTATGATAACTACATTTATTTATGCGCTAAAAGACCCAACAGATAACAAAGTAAGATATATTGGTAAAGCTAATGATCCACACAAAAGATATGGTGACCATCTCAATAGTGGTCGAGATAAAAATACTCATAAAAGAAATTGGATAAATAAGCTTAAAAAAGAAAATTTACGACCAATATTAGAAATATTGATAGAAGTTCCAATTGAAGATTGGAAAAAATATGAAAAAGAGTATATTCGAAAATATATTAAAGATGGATGTGATTTGGTGAATTATACAGAAGGTGGAGAAGGTTTAAGTTTTGGTAATCTCACATCATTTAAATCTGGACACGGTTCCAAAAAGATTGTAATGCTAAGTAGAAATGGAAATTATATAAAAACTTTTAATTCAATATCTGAAGCTTCTACTAAAATCAATAAAAGTGGGTCTTTAATAAATAAAGTATTAGCAAAAAGAAAGAAAACCTGTAATAATTGTATTTTTATATATGAAAAAGATTACTTAAAAATGACAGATATTGATATTAAAAATATTGTAGAACTGGCAAAGCCTAAACCACCATCTTCAAATATCGGATCGTATAAAGAACGTGAAATATTTCAATATGATTTAAATAAAAATTTTATTCGAAAATGGAAATCTTTATCTGAAGCGTCAAAAAATCTAAATATTTATACAGAAGGTATATGCCTATGCGCAAAAATGAAATATAAGAGTGCTGGTGGATTCTTCTGGTCTTACAAAAAAATAGAATAAAAATGGTAATAGTACTATTAAACGGAATTGCAAAATCTGGAAAGGACGAGTTTATTAAGCAATTCGAACTTATATCACCCTTTAAGGTTCATAATATATCTACTATAGATCAAGTAAAAAATATAGCCAAAACTTTTTTTGGTTGGGATGGTAGCAAAGATGAGAAATCACGAAAGTTTCTTGCAGAGTTAAAACAGCTTTGGATTGATTATAATAACGGTCCGTTTGAATGTGTGGTTAAAAAAATTGAAGAAATTGAGAATATTTCAAAGGATGAAAATATTATATTTATACATTGCCGAGAAAAATTGGAAATAAATAAATTTAAAGATTATTATAAAGGATATGTTTTTGTTACCTTATTAGTAGAACGGGATGTTCCCACCCCAGAGAACGTTGCAGACTTACAAGTGTTCGATTATAAATATGATTATACAATTGAAAATAATGGTAATATATCACAATTAAAGAAGAAAGCAAAAGAATTTTATAAGTATATCATGAGTAAATGAAATTTAATTAAACTTTTTTCAACTTTATTATTATAACCTATCAGATCATCGTTTAACCTAACTTATTATTTTATGAAAGAAGAATTGATTGAAGGCGTTAATATCGGTAAGTTACCCGATATTTTCCCATTTTTAACAAACAACAAAATTCCACGACTCAAAACAGATGGAGACCTTAATGAGGACTACATGCACATGTATCGGGAAATGGAAAAAACATTCCTGACCATGAGGGAAATCAGGGACGGTGAAATTGTCACAGGTGTTATCGCATCTAAAACAGATAAGGAAATTCTTGTCGATTTTGGATATAAAGATTATATCTATGTTGACACCCCCAAAAAAGAAAAAATATCTGCCGATATTAATGTCGGAGATAAGATTGAAGTTCTTATTACCCATGTTATTGATAACCCATTTATTATTAAGGGATCAATAACAGAACTTATCCGCCACAATGTCCATAACAAAATGAAGCAGTATTTTGAGCAAGGTTTAGCTCTTACAGCTTTTGTCAAAGAAATGATTCCAGCGGGGTACATGATTGACATCCATATGGACAATATCACAATCGATGCATTTATGCCTAATACACTTGCTGACGTTAATAAACTAAGTGATCCAAGCTCAGTACTTGGTCAAACTTTTGAGGTTATGCTTGAAACATTACAGCAAGAAAAAGGTGTGTATGTAGTATCAAGAAGAAAATACTTACAGACTCTTATTCCAAAAGAAATTAAGAAGCTTAAGTATAACACTGTTTACAAAGGTGACGTTACTGGTACAACTCCGTATGGTGTATTTGTTCAGTTCAACGGATGTCTAACTGGTATGATCTACAAAACAAATATTAATCCAGCCAATTTGGATAAGTGGGATCAGATTACTCCAGGTTTACCTATCGAATTCTACATCAAAGAAATCGTGAAAAATGGAAAAATTATCTTAACTCAGATTCTTAAAGAATCACTTTGGGATACTATTAAGGTTGGTAAAACATTAACTGGAAAAGTAAAAGATGTTAAGCCGTTTGGAGCCTTGATTGATTTGGATTCTGAAACAGTTGGGTTAATTCAAACTGTGTATCTCAAGAATAACAAAACTTTAGTTGCTGGGGACGAAGTTAGAGTCACTGTAATATCATTGATAAGAGATGATAGAAAGATTTATCTTAATTTTGACAAAAAGGATAGACCTGTTGAGAAGGCTATTCAAAAAGAAGCTCAGAAAGATGAGTAAAAAAAAAGGGGCGAAAGCCCCTTTTTTATTTTTCAATCTGCATGTAATTTAATTCTACTGGAACGTCTCGACCAAAAATTTTCACATTGATCTTAACCTTTTGCGTTTTTTCATCTACATGGGTTATATCACCCCTGAACGATGTAAACGGACCATCAGTAATTCCTACTTGCTGCCCAACTATAAATGATTCTTTACTATCTTTTTGGGATTCTCTTCCAAGAATGCGCTCAACTTCTGCATCAGATAGTGGCTGCGGTATTCTACCACCCAAAAATCCAAGTACCCCAGCAATATTTTTTACAACTGGAACAACTTCTTTAACTGATTCACATTCAATAAGAACGTAACCAGGAAAATAATTCTTTTCGATGGAAACTTTTTTACCTTTTCGAAGTTGAATTACTTTCTGGGTTGGAATTAAAATTTTTGTAACATTATCATCCAACTTGCTACGTTTTATTTCATATTCAATCATCTCTTTCATTTTTTTTTCTTTGCCCGTAGCGGCACGAATTACATACCATTTCATATATTGATCTCCTTTCAATGTTATATATTACAAATATACGAATAAGATTAATTTTTTTATGTGAAAAACTTTTATTATTTTTGTAAAATTATTAACTAAAACCTCAAATATGAATATTCAAAGTGCATCAATCGTAATTCCCACACATAACAGTTGTGTTAACAAATGCCCGTTCTGTGTGAGCCGAACCCACTGTAATCTTTATCAAAACGATATTTCAAAGACTAACGAATTTGAAGCATTCAAAAAATTTGGTGAATTGATATATAGCAAAAAGCAAAATTCAATTGAATTTCGGGATTACTTCAATCGGTTGCAATTTACCCGTAATAATGGATGTAACGTGGCAATTTTAACTGGCACTGGTGAGCCTCCGCAAAATATTAAATTCATCGAATTCTTCATGAATATTAATGAAACACTCAAACTACCGTTTGAAAATATTGAAATACAAACAACTGGAGTGATGTTGGATGAAGGAATTATTCAGCACTTACGCCAGATTGGATTGACAACAATGGCGTTTTCAATATCCAATATTTTCAATAATGATCGGAACCTTGAGCTCATCGATTGTAATGAAAACCTGAGATTTGATCTGGAAAAACAGATTGAACTTGTCAAAAAATATAAATTCAATTTGCGCCTTTCATTAAATCTGGTGAATGATTATGACCGTTGCTCTGTTCCAGAAGTATTGCATCGTTGCAAAGAACTTGGTGCACATCAGGTAACATTTAGAAAGTTATACAAATCAGACACCAATACTGAAATTGATCAGTGGATTGAAGAAAATTCATCAAAGGAATTTTACCCAAAGCTTGTAGATTATATTATGGGTAAGCATGATATTGATCCAATTGTGCGCTCAGGCGGTCACGGTCGGCTGATTGGGATTCTTCCTTTCGGTGCCAAAATATGGGACATTGATGAAATGTCTGTTGTTCTTGACGATGATTGTATGAACGAAGAAGTGAAGGACACTTATAAGTATCTTATTCTGAGGGAAGATTGCCGCTTGTATTCAAAATGGGAAACTAAAGCCAGCTTGATTTTTTAGTTAATATTTATATTTCTCACGCCAAATATCTATAACTCTACTATACATATTATCCCTATCTGATATCGGGATATTGTTTGATATAAAAAACTCATCCATAAAATCTAATATGTCATGAATAGATGTGCATCTTTTTGCAATTTCATCTAAATCATTTTCATATTCATCTACCAAATCAACTGTTTCAACATCTGAATTTGGTTCAAATTCTTCAAAAAGTTTAAGTCTTGATCTCATATTAATAATTTATTTTTAATTACCAAAGTTCCTAATTATTACCTTATTCCTTGGTTCTATTGGTTCTGGTAATGGCTGTGGTACAAAATCTGGTTCTGGGACTGTAGTATCAACATCCATTGGATTCATATCAGTTTCTACCTGAACTTCATCTGCATCTTTTTCTTGCTGCTCAATATCGTCTTCTCTTTCCTGATCGATATGCTCAACCCTATCATTTAAATACTCACGAACATAATCGTGGGCAGTTTTTAATGTTTTCTTTTTTCTGTGCTTAACTTTTATTAGGCTTCCATCCAGCTTATGCTTGGTGATATCTACAAAGAATAAATGTCCTATCTGGTGAATTTCAGCCGTATAAAATGGTAATGCATTCCCAGTTTTATAGTATATTTTTTTATTAGATACCTTTGGGGAATATTTAGCCTTACCACTTTTAAAAAGAGTGTGGTCTATTTCATTATCATTCCATGTTTCAAATACTCTAACGTGACGCATCATATTATATATATAAATAAAAAAAATTAAAAATGGGAAAGTCAAGAAAGGTTAAGAAAAAATTGAGAAAAAATCGTGGCAACATCGTAAAGCAGATAAAACTTGTCAAGCATAATCAAGAACTTTTGAAAGAAATAACTGAGAAATGTTCCTAAAAATTAGAATTGAACAGGATAAATACGATCAATTTCAAAGTAAATGTGAACAGAAGGACAAAACAATGAGTGAGGTCCTTCGAAATTTTATGAAACTTTACAATGATTATGATAATACAATAGTATTCAATTTAGATGATAAGATGCTAAATGATGTTGCTATTTTTTGTAAAGATAAAAAAATAAAATTCAACGATCTTATCAAGCTATTAATTGAACGAACAATTAATAATAAAGATAATTTCAATGCATAAAAAAGAAAAATGTTATCAAAAATCCTATCGTGGTAAATACGTTGATTTTTACCCAAAGGTTTCAAATTTCGCATTACAATACGATTTAGCTGGATATTTCGATCCCCGCCCACAAATTCATATTTGCTTGGGCTGGGGTAATCTATTTATAAATTTACCATTCAAATCTAAATATAATGAATGCGAACCGCCACGATATGGAGTTTATTATCATGAACGATGCTTCTGGTTCCCACATGGACGAAAAATATATTGCTTACATTTACCTTTCGAATATGATTGGGTTAGAACAAGCTATCTTCGTTCAGATAATACTTGGGAAAATGAAACAAAAAGTAATAGCAAAAATTTTTGGAAGGATGAAGAATGGAAGGATATTCTCTGGAAAGAAGTGTATCCTTACACGTATACATTGAAAAATGGTACATCTCAAAACAGACAGGCAACAGTTAAAGTTGTTGAGCGTGAATGGAGATGGCGATCTTTTAAATGGACTAAAATTACAGCAATGAAAAGACGTGTGATAGACATTGAGTTCGATGATGAAGTTGGAGAAAGATCAGGATCATATAAAGGTGGTTGTATGGGATGTAGTTATGATTTACTACCAAACGAAACGCCTTTAGATGCCTTAAGGAGAATGGAATCCGAAAGAGTTTTTAAATAACCTCAATCTTTTGAATTTTTATTTTAGTTGAAGTTTGTAATAAAAAATTATTATCAAAGAAAAAGCCCCTTTCGGGGCTTTATTTAGTACCAATCATCTTCTAAGATTAGTGGATCATATTTTAGTCCAAGTTCATTAATTTTTGACCAGATTTCGTCACTTGTTCGAGTTTCAAATAATTCGTTAACAGTTTCAAATTCACCGTCAATCTGTTTGAGGAATAATACAGCCTTTGTATCAGCGTCCCAAACCAGTTTCCATGGCAATTCAGCATTAGCCTTCTTGATTTTTTCCATAAAATTTTAATGTTATTTTTTGTAAAATTGGGGTTGATTTTATCAACCTTTATAGGAAATATAGATATAAAACAATACATCAAGTGTATATATTTTTATAAAAAAATCATTTATTTCTAATGGCAAAATTATATTTTAAGTATGGTGCAATGGCTTCTGGTAAATCTGTGGATTTGCTCAAAACGAATTTTAATTATACTGAGTATGGGGAAAAAGTTATCTGCTTGACATCAGCAAAAGATAATCGATACGGACAAGGAAAAATTGCATCAAGAATTGGAATTCAAACACAAGCATTATCTGTGTATGAAAATATGAATGTATATGATTTAATATATAATTTTTGGAAAGCAGCTATGGATGATGGAACTAAAATATCGTGTGTATTGGTTGATGAAGCCCAATTTTTCACAAAATCCCAAATTTTTCAATTATCAGATATTGTTGACAGCTTAAATATTCCAGTAATGTGCTATGGAATAAGATCAGATTCTAATTTGGAATTATTTGAAGGATCAAAGCAACTACTTGTATTGGCAGACACTATTGAAGAAATAAAAACGATATGTGCAAATTGCCGATCACATAAGGCTATAATTAATGCTCGTTTTAATAACAATAAAATTATTGAAAGCGGCCCACAAATTCAGATTGGCGGGAATGAAACCTATCGATCATTATGTAGAAAATGCTATAAAAAAGAAATAGAAAAAAATGCAAAGTTGTGATGTGAGTTCTTGTAATATAATCAGGACAATGCTTAATTCAAGCATGATGCCGAGTTTCTTATTAGAAAAAGATGGTACCATAATAACATTGAACGATAAAGCACTACCATATGTTAGGGCAAAAAGTCAAATGGATGTCATAGGAAAAAAATTAGAAACTCTTATTGATGATGTTCTATATGAAGAATTAAGAAAAGTAATGCTTGAAGCTATATTCAGGGGTAAGTTCGTGACTTTCAATTATTATTGTAAAGAATCCAAAAAAACATATGAAATTTTATGCACCCCAATTCATGATGAAAATCTTGGGTTTTCAGACAATATAGACTTTATATTCTTACACATATTTGATATTGATATGATGAAAGTTATTAATCCCCCACAGGAAGATTCCAACGATATTCTCAAATCAACTTTCCTTTCAAACATTTCACATGAACTTAAGACTCCAATGAATACTATAATTGGATTTTCGGATTTGTTATTACTTCCACAATATAAAGATAATATTAGCCGTGATAGGTTCATAAAAGCTATAAATACTAATGCTAAGCACTTAGAAGAATTGCTAAATAATATTTTAGATTATGCAAAAATAGAAGCTGGGCAGTTAGATTTTTTATATGAGAATTTTGAAATTGGTGATATTTTTTGTGATTTGAAATTACTTTTTGAAGATATTAATCTTCAAAAAAATCAAAAAAGTGTTAAATTAATTTTCAAAGACCAGAATACGAAAATAGTGTCAGATCAATTTAGAATTAAACAAGTCTTACATAATTTATTAAGTAATGCGATTAAATTTACAGATAATGGCACAATTGAAGTCGGATGTACTCCTGACTTTGAAAATGCAACGATTAAATTCTATGTTAAAGATACTGGTATTGGAATTCCAGACAATCGAATTGATTTAATTTTTGATCGATTTGTCCAAATTGATTCTTCCCCAACCAAAAAGAATAAAGGTACAGGACTTGGGCTATCCATAGCAAAAAATATTGTAGAATTATTAGGTGGTACAATTTGGGTTGATTCTGTATTTGGTAAAGGTAGCACTTTTTATTTTAGAATCCCATTAGAAGAAATTCAAGATGATATAACATTAAAAACTAAACATGTAGACGAATCAATAACATACGATAATAAAGTTATTCTGCTTGTGGATGGTATTCCAGATAACTACTCTTTATTAAGTATTATGTTAAAATCTAAAGGAATTAGATGCATATATGTAGATGATGGAGAAGAAGCCATTAACATTTATAGAAAAGAAAAAAAAATTATTGATGCTGTTTTTTTAGATATTAATTTGGCAACAATAAACGGATTTGAAGTAGCAGAAAAGATTAAACAAATTAATAAAAAAGCTACTATAATATCAATATCTGAAATTGATGTTAAAGATTCAAGATTTATAGATTATTATATGTCAAAGCCTTATACAAGGGGTAAGTTGTTAGATATCCTTAAACAAATATTTACTAATGGATGAATTAAGAAGTGTTGATTTCAAAACCCTTGCTGATATTATTTTTAGGAATAAAAATAAGTATCAATATGTTAGTGATGAGGAAAAAGAAGCAAGTTTTTTTAAACTAAATAGAAAATTTGCAATTAAATATTTAAAGCAAGCTCAGTTTTTCAACAACAAAAATGTGGATAGATCGGCTGCTATGGATATATGGTTCAGTAAGTTTTACAATAATATAATAGATGTTCCAGCTTGGTACTGGGCAACTAAACAACAAAGTAAGGATAAAGCAAAATCAAAATTCAGCGGGCCTGATTTAAAACTGTTCAAAGAATATCATGAAATTACAAATAAGGATATTGACTTTATGATCAAGCATTTTGAAGAAGTCGTTGATTTGGAGATTAAAAGAATAAAAAAAATAAAGAAATAATGAACTTAGATAGTAAGATTTATGTCGCTGGGCATCGTGGGTTAGTTGGTAGTGCAATAGTTAGAAAATTAAATAGTGATGGCTTCACGAATGTTGTCACGGCTACCCACAGTGAGTTAGATTTAAGAGACGATGCAAGTGTAGCTCATTTTTTTGATTGGGTTACACCAGATTATGTATTTCTTGCTGCCGCTAAAGTTGGCGGTATTGTTGCTAACAGTACATACCCAGCAGAATTTATCTATAATAATTTAATGATACAAAGTAATATCATACATCAATCATATAAACATAATGTTAAAAAATTATTATTTTTGGGATCAAGTTGTATTTATCCAAAACTTTGCCCACAGCCAATCAAAGAAGAATATTTGATGAGTGGATATCTTGAGCCAACAAACGATGCGTATGCTATTGCTAAAATTGCTGGAATCAAAATGTGTCAAAGTTATAATAAACAATATGGTACAAATTTTATATCGTTGATGCCAACAAATTTATATGGTCCTAATGATAACTACGATTTAAATAGTTCTCATGTTTTACCAGCAATGTTGTCAAAATTTCATTTTGCTAAAACTAATGAATTAAGTGAAGTGAATCTCTGGGGGACAGGAACACCCAGACGTGAATTCTTGCATGTTGATGATTTGGCTGACGCTTGTTTATTTTTAATGGATAAATATGATGATAGTGAAATTATCAATGTTGGTACTGGTGAAGATATTTCAATTGCTGAACTGGCTGCAATGATCAGAGAAATTGTGGGATTTAAAGGTAGTGTTATATTTGATGCCTTAAAACCAGATGGTACACCAAAAAAATTATTAGATGTCAGCAAATTATCCAAATTAGGCTGGAAATATTCAATTAAATTAAAATACGGTATAACTCAAGTTTATAATGAGCACTTTAATGAAAAGAATTGATCAAAATACTTATAGTTTAATGGCGATAGATGTTATTGGAAAGGAATGTAGACATTACTTTCATATATTTCCAGATGCCGTACTAATTTCTAAAAAACTATTACCTAAAAGGTTTCGTATTCGTCCGACATATTTCGGATATGCTAAATGGGAGATGAACTGCAAGGATGATATTCTTATTGGAAAAAATGAGAATATAATACCTTACAATTATGATTATATTGTTCAGAAATTAGAACAGGAAGAAAGAAAGTGTAAATTAAATAAAATATGGAAATGAAGTATTTCAAAGCTGTTTGTATATGAAGTATTTCAAAGCTGTTTGTATCTGTCAAGATGAATATAGAAAATTCGTTAAAAATCAAGTATATGAATGTTGGTATGAATCATCTATATTCGGTTCATATGATATAGCTGTTGCGAGGCAAGGCGATTTTCCATATGGATTAAAAGAAGAAAATTTTAAAAAATATTTTATCAAATTAACAGAATTCAGAAAGCTAAAACTTCAAAAAATAAATAGTATTTAAGAAAATTTCTTACCTGTGAACCTGAACGGAACATTATATGTATTATAAGGTTTTGAAAAATATCCAGATGTTACAGCCCAACTACTTAAAATAATCTTAACCCGCCTATTTTTAGTTCCATCATTTACAACCTCAATTTTATTGATGGCTTTGGCTTTTAGCATATGAAGTTGAGGAGCACTTTCGATCCTCTTTGTTCTCATATTCATTGCTTTGTGTGATCTATCAAAGAAGATTATGTAATCATATGGCAATCTTTCAAAAATGGAATTATAATTTGACATTTCAATTAATGTTGGTTCAATAGTTATTGATTGATTTTTTACTCTATACTTGACGTTTTCAGAAATGGTCTTTATTTTTATACCATCTCGTTCACCAGTTGCACGATCCAATCTCCAAAGATCAATCCCAGATTCGTGAGACTCTACAACATCATAATTCTTTTTCCATAAATGCTTTAGAATATTTCTTGTTACACTTTCACTATCCTTTGAAATTTTAATTGTTTTCGCTACAATATCAGTCAAGTCCCTAATATTTTTATCATTAAATATTTTATCAATTACATTATCCAACTGCTGAAGTTTTACTAAATCATCATCTGAAGTAGATAACAAATCTAATTTAAACATGAAATTTATTTTGGCAAGAACCCCATTATTTATTGGTAGTTTGTTAAAAATTCCGATATGATCATTGTTGTAGTCCTCAATCGATTGTATAAAATATTTCACATATTCATCGTTACCATTATATTTTAATAAATACATATAGAAATATAATTTCATCAATGATGAATAACAAAGTTTTGTGATTGAATTCTTTTTCAACCCCTGCCCACGAAATAATTTAATGTCTGGATCAAGGATAAAATAATTATTATCCTTTGTTTGAATGAATGATTTTTGAAGAAGTTCCATAATTATGTTGGCAGAATTGTTCAAAGTTTTTTAGTTTATCATCTTCTGCTTGTTTATTATATCTTTCTTCTTCCTCTTGGTTTAAAATATCTAACTCTTCTTCATTTCTTTTTCTAAGATATTCCATTAAATATTCACGCATATCTATAGAAAATAATCTGCCATAATATGCCATTGTAAAAACTGGTTTCCTTGTTCCACGGTTTATTGCGATATGCTTATGATACGGAATTGTTAAAAGCCCATAACCAGTCCATTCTTCAATTACAACACTACCTTCTTCGTTATGATGAAACTTTACGTCTTCAATTTTTATTTTCGAAAAGTTTTGTATCTTTGCAAGCTTCATAAACGTGTACTGTTTTTTAATATATATTTAAAATCAAAAATCAATTATGATAGCTACCAAATATACAGATTTTTTACTTGAAAACCGTATCAAAATGAAGATAGACCTTCCAGAGGATATTTATCTCATTAAGAACGAGTTTAGTAAACATAATAAAAAACTTTATGTTGTTGGTGGGTTTGTTCGTGATTGGATAGAAGCCGTTAGTAAATTCAATAAAGAAAATGGAACTGAATTCAAACGTCCTATTTCACACGATATTGATTTGGTTACAGATGCATTACCAGAAGAATCAAAAAAAATACTTAAAGGTAAATTTCGTGTTTCTGAGGAACAAGGCAAAAATTTTGGGGTTTTAAGAATTTACACTGAAAGCGAACCATTAGGATATGAGCTGGCAACTTTTCGATTAGATATATCAAAAGGTCGTGACACAAAAGGAAATGATAAAAAAGTTGATTTTGGTTCCCATGTCACTATTGAAGATGATGTTAAACGAAGGGACCTAACACAAAATGCGTTATTCTATGATATTGATAAGGAAGAAATTGTTGATTTAGTTGATGGGGTTTATCACATTAAGCAAAATATTATATCAGCAGTTGGCGATCCAGTTCAAAGATTTAACGAAGATAGGCTTCGTATACTTAGGTCAATTCGATTTGCATCCAGAACGCTTGCTAATATAGATAAGAAGACCTCAGACGCTATTATGAATGATAGAAGGCTCAGGAACATATCTGATATTGATGATGTCTCACAAGAGCGTATTTTTGAAGAATTTAAAAAGACAGTTGATTGGTGCAGAGATCACGGAAAGACCGACTCTTTAATGTTTTATCTCAAGTTACTCAAGAAATACCATTTATTTGAAGAGATGTTTCCTGATGTTAAAATAAACATTGAGGGTATTGATACATTTGACCTTGCTATAATTTTCGCTTTATTGTTCAGGAATAATATCCCAGACAGATCACTTGAAAGTAAATTAGCCGAATTTAAGATTTCAAATTCAACTAAAGAGCCTAAGAAGCTTCTGGATAAAACTATCTTTTTGATTCAATTGAGAAATAATATTGAGAATATTGAAAAAATTCCAGAACTAAATAAAAAACGAAAGCAGATTGGAATTGATTATATAACAATCAAAAAGTTTTTTGATATTGAATATAAATCATCAAATCAAAGAAAGTTTGTCAATTGCTTTTTGGAATATGATCCAAAAATTAGTGGAAAAGATTTAATTGCTTATGGAATTAAAGGTGTCGAAATAGGTAATGAAATCCGTAGAAGAGAAATTGAAGATTTTCAAAACTTACTGGATAAATATAAAAAATAGGAGGCAGCTTCCTCACACTCGCAACGTGCGATCAGGACTTTAACCTGAGCCTCCCGATTGACAATTTAATCCATTTACACTTATTGCCATGGCTCCAGTAAAAGAATATTAAATTGCTTATTGTTATATATAAAAAAAGCCCGATGATTGTCGGGCTTTTTTTTATTTAAAGAATTGTCAAAATTCATCCACGATGTCTTTAGCATCGTGGATGAATTTTGACGAACAGGTTTGAAAATATATTTTTGAAAAAAATGACTTTTTAGATTTAATATATATTTATGAAAAAGGAAAAGTTTTCATAAGTTATGTTAAAATCGTTTAAATATAGAATCTACCCAACACAGGAACAAAAAGATTTGATGCAAAAAATCTTTGGTCAGGTTAGATTCGTGTATAATCTTGGATTGGAAACCAAAATAACTGCTTATAATGGTAATAAGAAAAATATAACCAGTATAGACCTTTCAAACCAAATTAAAGAACTTAAAGATACTGAATGTCCTTGGTTAAAAGAATCACCGTCACAGGCATTACAAATGTCTGTACGAAATCTGGATAACGCTTATACAAACTTTTTCAGGGGATTTGGTTTTCCAAAATTCAAGAACAAACATTCAAAACAATCATTTCAGTTGCCACAAGGAGTTTGGTTATCAGATGACAATAAACAAATTTACTTACCTAAACTTAATTTGGTTGGTATAGATTTACATAGAATATTTAAAGGCGATATAAAAACCGTAACAGTATCAAAGACAATAACAAATAAATATTATGTTTCAATTCTGGTTGAAAATCATCAAATTAAACCAGAAAAGAAACTAATAAAATTAGAAAGTAGTGTTGGTATAGACCTTGGTATCAAGGATTTTGTGATTACATCAGATGGAAAGAAATTCGAGAACAAAGATTTCTTTAAATCTGTGATGCGAGAACTTCGTGTTGAACAAAGGTCACTATCAAGGAAAAAGAAAGGTAGTAATCATTATTTGAAACAAAAAATGGTTGTTGCCTTACTTCACGAGCATATCAGAAATCAAAGACAGGATTATCTACATAAAATATCTAAGTATCTTGTTGATAACTATGATACTATTTGTATGGAAAATCTCAATGTGTCTGGGATGGTTAAGAATCATAATTTAGCCAGAGCTATATCAGATATGGGTTGGAATGAGTTCAAGTCTATGATTGAATATAAGTGTGATTGGTATGGAAAAAATTTAAGTGTGATTGGTAGATTTGATCCATCCAGTAAAACTTGTAATGTTTGTGGAACAATCAATAAAGACTTGAAACTATCAGACCGTGAATGGACTTGTAAGAAATGTGATTCAACACACGATAGAGATACCAATGCTGCGTTAAATATAAGAAATTTTGGGTTGAGGAACCATCCCAGCGTCACTCAAAGTGAATGGTTACATTGTGCTTGTGGCGTAGAAACTACGACATCTTTAGTGTCGTAGTAGTTCATTTAGCACAAATTTTGTCGGCACTATTTGTCGCCCCAAAACTGTATGGCTTTGAGATAACTTTGAATCCCATTGCGCATAACCAACCCATTACTTCAGTGTAAACTGAATTAGATTTATTGTTGGTCATTTTTCTACCATTCTTTGTTGACTTTTTTGGGTTTACGTCAACGTGAACTTCAACCAATCTTGTTGGAATAGAGTCATCGTAATAATTCTTATCGAACTTGTAGAAGTATTCTCCCCTGATTTCATTGTCGATGGAGTCAGCTACGGTATAAATATATTCTACTTCCTTACGAATCTTCGTGGCAACATCCTTAATTTTAGGTACCCTGAACCTTGCGAAAACTACGTGAGCACCATGTCTTTTTTGTTCATTATAAAAGACAACTGTTACAGCATATGTAGTTTTTCTACCATGATTACTTGAGTCGGCACCAACAATTATTTTACATTGTCTGTCAATTGTTCTAATATAATTTAAAACATAAGATTCAATACTTTCGATTGATTCGCCTTTGAAATTCTTCCAGAATAATTTTTCCATAGTGTTTATTTGTTTTTGTTATAAAAAAAAAGCCATCCTTTGTGTGGGATGGCTCTTTTTTACTAAAAAGTTTACATTATACCATCACCGATGTTTATATAGATCACTTGTGAACTGGATTGCCCAGCCACAATTTCCTGATTCATGTGAATATGGTTTCGTTTTCATGGTACTATATATTAATATTTTTTGTTCAAGTTTTATTTATTTTCTAATTCAAGTTTGCAAAAGTAAACATTTATATATAAATAAAAAAATTATTGTGAAGAAATTTTCATTTTTGATATTATTTTTTCTTTTTGCTGGCTGTGATAGACTTGCGGATTATAACGGTAATAGTCACATTAATGGTAAAGTTCCGCCAGTCACAATCATTGCAATGGATACAATTTCTAAATCTGTATTATTTCGTGATGGTGATAATAAAGTTTTCACAATAACCGATAATTCAACCACCAGAGCAATTTGTAAATCTTTACATGTTGGTGATACTATAAGATTAGATTACCAAGTAACTTCGGTTAGCGGGAATATTAAATAATCATAAAATTTTATTAACTTTGCATATGGACTTATATTTCATGGGGGATTCCCACGGTAAATGGAAATCATTTGAAGATATTATCACAAGACAAAATGTTACAGATGCTGTAATATATCATCTTGGTGATGGTGCATTTGGATTTAATAAACGTATGGAAGATATTTATATTCTTACCAAATTAAATGATTTTTGTGTAAATCATAATATAATATTGTATAATATTCATGGTAACCATGATGACCCATATTTTTTCAAAGATGAAAAAGATTTGGTTAATCGATTAAAATCTGACGATGCTCATGTTGGGGATTGGACAAAAAATGATATTATATACCAGAAAACATATTCTAATCCTGAAGAGTTCGCCAGCATAATAAAAAATCTTTCTAATATAAAATTTGTGAAAGATTACGAAATTACAAATGTTAATGGGTTAAATATTCTTGGAATTGGAGGGGCTATTAGCATTGATCGCATATCCAAACGAAAAAAATTACTCTACTTTCCAGAAGAAGAAGTTACTTATAATGTTAAAGTTAAAAAACTAAAAAATATTGATATTGTTGCGTCCCATAGTTCTCCAATATTCTGTGAGCCATTTGAAATTTCAGATATTGTTCACGATTGGGCGTATTATGATCGCACATTATTAGCTGAAATTGACAAAGAACGAAAATTACTTGCCAAAATATATGATGAATTATCAGTAAATAATAAAATTGCTTACTATTTCTATGGTCATTTCCATCAAAATTATAAAACTGTTAAAAATGATACAACTTTTATTTGTCTGCCGCCTATAATATTGATAAAAATTTAAGATTATGAATAAAGATGATGTTGAAGAATTGTTTAAAGAATCATTAGCAGAACTTGATGTGTACGCAAATGAAGTACGAAAAGTCAAGCAAGTTATAAGGATGGTTATTGAAAATATAGATTTAGTAAAAGATGATGTTACAGACGAACAAATTGCAAGCATGTCATCTGATGTTAAATTAAAAGTAAATAGAGCTATTGCAATTGTAAAAGATATTTTGGCGGATTCCAAAGAGCTTGAATCTTTTATTAATGAAATAAAATTACTGAAAAGAAAAAGGCTCCGAAGGATTAGACAGGATGTATCTAAGGCTGAGGAAGCATCAATAAATAAATTGCTAATGCAAACCAAATTAAATAGAATGAAATCTATGTTTTCGAATACCAACAAAAAACAAGTTTAATTTTTTTTTATTCGAATTCTTTTACTATATTTGCCATCTAAAATTTTTGGCAATGAAAATATCAGATATTTTAAAATCAAAGGGAATATTCTCAAAAGATATTAAACAGCGATTCCAGCAAAATCAAATAAAGATTAATGGCGTTGTTGTCGATGATATTGATATTTTTGTTCATCAGATTTTTGATGGTCCTGATTGGTTTTTCACACATTTCTTTTCAAAATTATCTCTAAAGAAAAGAAAAATGTTTGACATTCTTGTTATCATAAATGGTAATTTTGAAGAGTTCTTTGATGGCGGATTTACTTTAAACGGTATTGAATTTGATCAATTAATTCCAGAACTTGAAATTTTCAAATCTAATATCTTCCTGAGAGTTTCAAAAAAAGAATTTTTCATAATAGAATTAAAAATAATTGTTGAAATTAATTCAGAAGATACTACAACGTGGGATTAACAACCTCAACAGTAATATTCTTCCCAGTTTCGTTTAATATTTGCGCTTCTATTCTGTGCTTTATTAAATTTGCTTCTACTTTCCTAAATCCCCTACCAACCCTTTGCCAATCGACATAAACTTTAATTGAATCTATTTCATCTTCATTTTGTTCTCGTATCTTTTTGAAAAGAGCTTCATCATTATCATAGTGCAATGGTGGGTTGGCATATCCACCCCCACCACCTCTTCTTTTAAAAATTATCACATAATTTACAAGAAGCATCCCTTTAGTAATATTTGAGATGTTTAATAAACCTTTAGTGACTAAATTAACAGCTATATGATTTGGCATATGTTTATAATTTTACAACTTTATAATCAATTAAAAGCCCAACATTGTCATATACAGCATTCATATTGTATGTGGCAAATTCATTAATATCGAAATCGCAATCATCTTTAGTTTTAAATAGCTTAATAATAACAGATGTCAATCTATTTGATGAATCATATACATGATCACTTAAACGATAATTCTGCTGGGATAATCCAAGGATATGTTTTATATCTAAACTAATTTCTTGTATACTTTCAGTTAATCCTGTAAGTACTGAATTAATAGGATCAATATTAGGGATATCGGTATTTTTGGAAAGAATTGTTGATCCATTATTTATGAACGGTGTAGTGTAATCATCCGAATATAAATTATCATTAAATGTTACTGTAAGATTTTCTACTTTGACAAGCCAATTATTTATAAGAAAATAATAACTTGGAGCATTTTGATTAACTGTTGTTGGATCACCGCCAAATGCCCTGAAAGCTGCCAGCCACTGTGAATTATTATCCTGTAATACCCAATTCTTCCATTCCAAATAAAGATCAACTCGAACATCAATATCTGTTACGCCAGTGTTGATTATAATCAATCTATTTTGTCCATCAAATTGAACTTTTGACATTGTTTTATTTTTATTTTTATATAAACCCAAAATCAGTAATTAGCACATTTGGTATTTCATTTAATGTATTTTCATCAAACAAAATATCATTTGTTGATCCATTTGTGCCAATTACCTCACTTGTTAATGGATTGTCGAATAATATATCATTTGTAGCACCACTAACTCCTATTATTTCCATCTCAAAATAATCAGATTCTGAGAATATTATATCTACTATTGCCATTTTATTTTAATTGATATATTTTTTATAATAATGTTAATACCGCTTTTATTCTTATATTATTTGCTGTTGAGGCTGGAGTATATCTTAAATAAGTAGTTTCATTTCCTTTATCATTATTTACCCAGTTAGACCAATTAGTACCATCATTAGTTGATATTTCAAAACTACCAAGAGCTGGATTTGTTAATGTGTTATCATCACACTGCATAACACCTGAAATAGCATCATACAATCTAACTCTTAAATTAGGAATAGTACCACCAGAAAGATTAAATGGTGTAGCAAATCTCCACGCAAATCGTTTATCCACAATTGATGATTTGCCAACTGATGGCTGATAATGACTATCAGATGTTATACCATCTTCCCATGTTAAACCAAGTGATGTAATTTCTGGTGAAACACAAGTCCAATTAAGTATATCAAAAACTATCTTAAACTGAATTGAAGTGGCGGCTGTTACATCATATAATGTAGCTTCATCGTTAATTTTAACCCATACTCCAGAATTGTCAGAAATACCATTTGTTCTATAATAAACATCATATCTTTCTTTTGCATAACTTCCACTACCACCTCTCTTTTCGGATACATATACTCTATAAAAAGCAGTAGCATTCGTTGTAATTATTTCTTTTGTTATAACATATGCACCATGTGCACCAACTTCTATTAATAATAATTGTTGAGCGGCAGCGGCAGCGGCAGTCAACCCTTGCCTTGTAACTATTAAAGTTCTATCAGCATAACCGACCCTTGCAGTAAGCATAGTTGCAGCTACAATAGGTAAAGGACCTGCTGCAATTGGATTCGTTTCAAAATTTACTGTTCCCCAAAATCTTTCCAATGGTTGACCTGGATTATAAATTGCTCTATAATCTCTAAATGATCCATTAGTCACAATTATGAAATAATCATTAATTGGATCATATGCAAGTCCACCCCAGTTATTTACAGCTTGCTGAATCGTTGCACCTAATGGTGGTATATCAGTTATATAATCATCTTCACCAATTAATGTAGCGATAACCCTTCCATTTGTATCAGCAATATCTGACTCATTAGGCCCAATATTTACATATTGGATTGTTGTTGCATTGGCATATGTTATAACGACTTGAATACCTGGTTCTTTTCCAAACCCGCCATTATTATAAGTTACACCACTAATACCAGTAAATCCATAAATAATAACTCTTTGGTTAACGGTAAAACTATGTGAAGCAAATGTTATTGTTGCGGTATTATTAAGTCTTGATCTTCTTGTTGTTGGGGTAGCATTTGTAAATCTACTTATAACAACTCGTCCAACCCTTGCAGCAGCAGTACCACGAGTAAAGAATAATGCAGTTACTCCTGAGATACCAACAGGATGATTAGAACCTGGAGTCGCTATTGTAATCTGTGATACAGTGGCGGATGGTAAGTTTGTAGCATATTCTGATGTCATAATTGCTGAACTATATCTTGATGTATCTGGAATGGTTATAATTCCATTTTGTGAGAGTGGAAGGGTACTTAAATCTAATAAATTTAAGGCTGGTGCAGCAACGGTATTAGTGGTTTGTATTACATATATTTTAAGATTACCGTTATTTACCCCAGTATTAGTTGGATCAGCAACAGTAATATTAGAAATAGTAGATAATACATTATTTGTTGAGCCAACTTTAGCTGGATACATATTAGGTGCGGGACTACATCCAACAGCCTGTCCTATTGTTTGGGGTAAGTTAGTTAAAACACCATTCCAAGTTATACAATCGTGTGAATACGCAGCGGTAAATGACCCAGCACCCTTAGTACCTACCGCTGTAAATAACGTACCATTAAAACAGATTCCATTACCACCAGAAATTGCTGGAAACATAGTAACACCAGCACCAGTCCAGTTAATACCATCAGTAGACCAAGCTATTGTATGTGATGCCCCAATACCAACAGCACACCATCTTGGTGTTATTGTCGTACCTGGTGTAACTATATTACCCACTTGTGCACCCCAACATACAGCATTTCCTTGAGTAAATGGTGGTGATGCACAGGCAGTCCAAGTTGTACCATTAGAAGAATAAGCCATTGTCATACCACCAATTCCCATAGCAACATATTGAGTACCATTATAGGCTATACCGTAACCCGCTGTAGAAAATGGTGAGTGTAATGCTCCACCGTCAGCCGCTTGACCATAACCAGTCCAAGTTATACCATCAGGTGATGATGCTAATGTATTTGTACCTTGACCAACTGCCCAGAAATTTGTACCATCCCAGCAAACCCCGTAAGCTCCAGTAGTGAACACCCCAGTGGCTGTAATACCTTGTGCGGGAATAACCCAGTTTGTTCCATCATTACTATAAATAATAGAATTTGTACCAACCCCAACAGCTACCCATCTACCACCAACTCCAGCAATTTCACCATAACAAATACCTCTACATCTCGTACCAAAGTTACCAACACCTGACGCAATACCAGTCCAAGCCATACCATCCCAAGACCAAGCCAGTGAGTTTGTCCCTTCACCACCAGCCACCCATAAGCCGCCACCATAAGCCACAGCCCAACCAGATGTTGCAAAAATAGTTGTTAATGCGGTATAAGTTGCAGCACCAGCCTGTGTTGCTAAAGTAGCACCCGCTTGTGTTGAATATGAAATAAAGTTAGTACCAGCACCAACAACCACAGTTCTATCAACAACTCCTGATCTAATTAAATAACACATTCTTGGTGCAATTGTATTAATACCAGAGGGTAAAGTCACACCAGCCCAATCATTTGCCGTAAGTCCATAAACCCAAGCAAGCCCACCCTGTAAAGGTGTTGCTGCTGTAAAAGCTATAATTACTTCTGTAGAACCCGAATTAACCCAAACATCTCTACACGTATTTACTTCTGATGTTTTAGATAAAGTCATAACAATATAACCCGCCCAAGCCAATGTTTTTTTATTCCATCTGTTTACTCTAACTGACGTACCAGACCCCATAGTAGAAACAGTATAAATATAATTTGAATCGGCATACACAGAGTTTGCTAATAATGCACCATTACCTTGCTCAAGATATGGTATTGCTCTTGGTAAAGGCACTCTAATTACACCATTAACAACTTCTAAACCACCAAAAATGCTATTTTTAGTCGAATCATATGTATTTCCTGTTGTGTATGTTTCAGTAAATTCTATTGTACTCCATTGTTTTGCCATAATATTATTATTTATTTTTTAAATTTGTATTTTTAATTGAACTGATATATCTCCGCCAGCCATCGTATTTCCAACTTGATCTACATCTATTGATAAAATATCCCCTTCTACAAGTGAAGTTGTATCAAAATTTGATTGAGTTCCATAAGTTTGCCCACTTAAAATTTTTAATCTATTGGATTGTGTAATATTCCATATACTCACACCATTTATATTTATATCAAAAATATCGTCCGTTCCTTGTGGGCCAGTTCCAGAACTAACATATGCTTTCAATATTGTTCCTATATACGGAACTATTACTCTTGTTTTATTAGTTCCAGTTGTTAGTGCTGTACCTACTGCTAATAAAAACGTAATATTAGATATACCTAAACCTGAACTACCTGAAGTTCCTGATGATCCAGAATTACCATCTATCCCAGATGTTCCTGAAGACCCTGATGACCCAGAATTACCATCTATCCCAGATGTTCCTGAAGACCCAGATGTTCCTGAAGACCCAGATGTACCATCGATTCCTGATGTTCCTGAAGACCCTGATGACCCAGAATTACCATCTATCCCAGATGTTCCTGAAGACCCAGATGTTCCTGAAGACCCAGATGTACCATCGATTCCTGATGTTCCTGAACTTCCAGATGATCCTGATATACCGTCAATTCCTGAACTTCCCGAACTTCCTGATCCTCCATCAGTCCCAGAACTTCCAGAACTTCCTGAACTTCCTGTTCCTCCATCAGTTCCAGAACTTCCTGAGCTCCCTGAACTTCCTGACCCATCAGTCCCAGAACTACCTGAACTTCCTGAGCTTCCTGTTCCACCATCAACCCCAGAACTACCTGATGTGCCATCAGTTCCTGAACTGCCTGATGAACCTGAACTACCGTCAACACCTGATGAACCTGAACTACCAGAACTTCCTGAACTACCAGAACTTCCTGATGTGCCATCAGTTCCTGAACTGCCTGATGATCCTGAACTACCTGAAATTCCAGCACTTCCTGATGTGCCATCAGTTCCTGAACTGCCTGATGAACCTGAACTACCTGAAATTCCAGAACTACCTGATGTGCCATCAGTTCCTGAACTGCCTGATGATCCTGAACTACCTGAAATTCCAGAACTACCTGATGTGCCATCAGTTCCTGAACTGCCTGATGAACCTGAACTACCAGAACTTCCTGATCCATCTGTCCCTGAGCTTCCTGAACTACCTGATGACCCATCGGTTCCAGAACTACCTGATGATCCTGAAGAACCAGCTCCACCATCAGCACCAGAAGAACCAGAAGAACCAGAACTACCTGAAGACCCAGTTCCGCCATCGGTACCCGAAGAACCAGAACTACCTGATGAACCAGTTCTACCATCAGTGCCTGATGACCCAGATGACCCTGAAGAACCATCTGTACCTGATATTCCAGAAGAACCTGATGTACCATCACTACCCGATACTCCTGAAGACCCAGATGTACCATCACTCCCTGATATTCCTGATGACCCAGATGTACCATCACTACCTGAGCTTCCATCAACACCAGATGTTCCTGAAGTTCCAAAATTTGCGCCATCAACCCCTGAAGAACCTGACGTACCAGAAGTTCCAGAAGTGCTTGTCTTTCCACTATAATTCCAATCTTTATCGGGGGAAAACAGAATTGTTGTTGCCCCACTTGTTATAATACCTGTAGTAATTGTATATTTACCAATACCCAAACCAATAGCAACGGCAGTATAATCAGCATCAGTATTTGGAGTTCGACCACCTTGAGTGTTTCCAGTATAATCAAAAGTAAAATAAATTGAAGTCCTTCCAGACACATATCCAGTAATTGGATTCCCATCAGAATCTTGAATTAAGATAGCATTATTGGTTCCAAAAGAATTTGTAAAATAAATCCAATATTTAGATTGCTGATCATTAGCAAGATAATTGTTAAATAATATATTACCAGTAGACATCAAAAAAGTCGTTTTTTCAATGACTATATATAATTTACTAACAGTCAGAATTTAATTGGTTGGTAAAAAAAATTTTTGATGGAAAATATTAATATATACTAAAAAATAATATCATCGTATGGAATTCTTCAATAATAAAGAAAACGAAAATCTGAAATTTAAAATAAATAGCGAAGGTATCGACACAGAAAAAGTTGAGCCAAGACTTATATTAACAACAAAAGAAAATAAGAATTACTTATTCTTCGGGGAAATTCACAATGGTGTTTGTAAATTTAATATTCCAGAATTGGGACTATATGAAAAAGGAGAGCAGGGAAAGATTAGATTTGAAATTATATCCGAAGATTTGTATTTCCCAGTATGGCAAGATACTTTTGAAATTAAATCAAAAGCTTCAATTAAGATAGAAGAAATGATTTCTGAAATTAACAAAGAAACAATTAAAACAAAGGCTAAAATATCTTCTGAAATTATCAGGGATATTAAACCAGAACCAAAAAAAGAAGCACCAGTATTTGAAAAATTAAAAGATACAAAACCAGAAATAAAAACTGTAGCAAAACAAGATTTAAAATCCGATAATAAAATAAAAGGATTTGAAGATTTCTAAATATAATCGTAAAAACATCATTATTAAATTAGGGCAATAAAATGCCCTTTTTTATTTCTGAAAAAAGAGACTTCAATTTATTTATATATACATATAAAACAATATGAAACTGCAAAAAACATTTACGATTGATGAAAAAATTTCCAAACTCTTTGACGAATTAGCAAAGAAGAATTCAATAAACAAATCATTATTTGTTGAAAATTCCATGTTGGAATATATTCAATATGAAAAATTGAATATTGATAAAAAAATATCATATGATAATGAATGAATATTATGTTTATATTTATTTAGACCCTCGAAAAAAAGGAAAATTTATATATGGTGATTTAGAATTTGAATATGAACCTTTTTATGTTGGGAAGGGAAAAGGTGATAGAATTTATAGGCATTTGCATTTATATAAAAGTGATTATACAAATGAATATAAATATAATAAAATAAGAAAAATAAAATTAGAAAATTTAGAACCAGTAGTTATAAAAATTTTCGATAATTTAGATGAAAAAAACGCATTTAAAAAAGAAAACGAAACAATTTTAAAAATTGGAAGATTGAAAAACGGACCATTAATAAATTTTAGTGATGGTGGGGAAGGTCAAAGTGGTTATAAACATCGTGAAGAAGATAAAAAGAAAATCGGAGAACGTGTAAAAAATTCAGAAAAATGGCAAATCGCAATAAAAAGTGATGAACATAAAAAGAATTTAAGCAAATCTTTAATGGGGCACGAGGGACATGTATTTATCCATAGTGATAAAGCTAAAGAAAAAATAAGAATTGCTCAATCTGGAAATAATAATTCATTTTATAAAAAAACTCACACAAAAACTCTTAAAAATAAATGGAGTAGTGAGCGAAAAGGAAATAATAACCAGAATTCAGTATTATATGAAATTAAATCCCCAATTGGCGATATACTGAAATTTAAAGGTATGAACGAAATAAAAGATTATACCAGTAAAACTAAATTGTTTAGTCCTACCAGTATAATCAAATATGGAATTTCTAAAGGATATCAAATAATATCCAAAATCAAATTAAACAAGATTTTTTAATTTCAATGCTCTTAATAATCTCGTTAAACCGCAACCACATCCATACCTATTAATCATAGTTAAATTCAAGAACTCTTCTAATTCTTTTTCAACCCTATCTTTACCAAATTCATTATAAAGTAATTTAGCATACATTCCATCTGATATTGTATGAAAACTATTTCTCATTTGAACTACATCCACAGACCTTTCAGCCGATCCAAATGTTTCTTGACCGCAAATTATAAAATCACATTTATTGAATATTTTTTCATTGGTTAAATTACTATATCCATTGTTTTTCATATTAAAAAACGGGGAAGTTCTCTCAGGAAAATTTATAATTCCAACAACATCCCCATACTCTTTCCATAATCTGGTTTCTTGATCAGATTCTAAATAGTTAACTCCATATTTAATACATAATTCATCATATGTAAATATAGGAATATTATCAACAGAATCAATAAATCCCATATATACTGCTAATTCACTAAGAGTATTTATGAGGTCTGAAAATATTCCTTTGTGCTCAAATTCCCACATGGGGAACGTTAAATCGTGTCTGCCTGGTATAGGGGCTGGCTCATCACGATATGATGCGGTTAGACAAAAAAGTCCATCCAATTTATCAGCATACATCATTAATTCTTTTTCCAAATGCATTTGTGAAGTTTGGGGAAGGGGCCAAATATCACCATCAAAATTAAAACTCCTAACTGTTTTTGGGTCTTCACACGCAGCTAAGATACTTAGCCGTGATTGTGGAAATGTTTCTAAATAACCTTTTTCAATAAAAAACCCTCTCAACTTTGATATCATTTTGTTAAAGTCTTGAGGGTCAATGATTTTCTGTTCGTAAACTCGTTTGTTCATGGGCATTTTTTTTTTAGAAGGCAATACCTTCCAAAAAATGCACTTAAAAATTAAACTTCACTATATATTAAAATTATAAATCAAATCTTTGTTGAATCTTTACTTTTTTAAATTCTTTTACAATTTCTGGAAATAATCTTTGAAATTTTATAAAAAACATAAATCTACTATCGGTTGCATATTCTACAAAATCCCAAACGTTCATACCATTCATATCTTTGTAATATGGATCACCACCAGCATTATAAATTATCTTAAATGCTTCTAAAGCATTATCTTCGTTACTTTGCCTTATATCCTGAAATACTAATATTAATGGAGTTGCCCCGCCTTTAGTTTTAGAATTTGGATTTGCTCCAGCGTCAATAAGTAATTTTGCTATAATAGGATTTTTATTCACTGCCGATTGATGTAATGGGGTACAATTAAATTGATCGCCCTTATTTACATCCGCCCCGTTATTTATTAAAAATTTAGCTAAACTATCTAATTCAGATTTACACGCTTTAAGTAGTGCTGATTCGGATGGGGAATCCAAATCACAAACATCATCTATTAATTGAGGGTTTTTTTTTAATAATCTTTTCATTTGACTGAACACATAAGATTCCCCTCCAATACCTGATACTTCCCCAGCTCGTCCACTTATAATTAAGTTAACCAATCTTGACCATAATTGCTCAGGGGTTTCACCTTCTCGGTTAAAAGATTCGAATATATTAAAATTATAAATCAAATCTTTGTTGTATTTTCTTTTTTTTGTATTCTTTATCAAACTCACGATATAATGCACGTTCTTCCTTTGTCGCCAAATGATAACAACCATTTGTTAAAACTGTGGATGTCGAATCACAAAATTTTTTAAAATCGCCATACCATCCACCATCATCAATAACATATCCCTCAAAATCGCACATCCCTGTTGGTGTACTTGCGGTTTCTCGTCTTTTACGAACTAATTTAGAAAGAGTTATAAATCGATCTGGATACTCAACTCTAAAAATATCCCCACTCCGTATATTACGAACTGAATTTATAATTCTTTCAAATGTTTTAATATATTTCATATAAGGTATATATTTTATAAACTTATTGATTTTTTTTATCTAAAAATGAAAAACTAAAATTATTTATTATGGTAGATGTTGTTATAGATTTACAGTTCGGGGATTGTGGTAAAGGTCGTATAGTCGATTGGTTATCACCAGATTATGAGATTATTGCAAGATTTAATGGCGGTCCTAACTCTGGGCATGTTGTAAAATTCAATGGTAAGGAATATTCCTTACATCTTATCCCATCTGGAATATTTGAAGGTAAGCGATGTGCTTTGGGTAATGGTGTAGTTATTGATCCAATATCTTTTAAAAAAGAAGTTGAAATGCTGGAAGCTGATGGTATTGAAGCTAAGGTTAATTTGTGTATATCAAAATATGCTCATATTATTACTCCACAGCATATTGTTGAAGATGCTGAAATTGAAAAACGACTTAATATTGGAACAACCCTTAAAGGTATCGGTCCTGCTTACACCTCTAAGTTTCGCAGGGATGGAATTCGTATTTGCGACATCACTGATGACCTAATTCAAAGTTTCGCTGGATACCCAGAATTTCAGGATGGGTTAAGATATATTGTAGATAATATTGCTATAGCCAGTTTAGAAAGATTACTTAATTCACCATACACGCCAATTTTGGCAGAAGGTGCTCAAGGCACATTACTTGATGTAGACTTCGGAACATATCCATATGTTAGTAGTTCAAATAGTACAATTGGTGGGGTATGCACTGGACTTGGAGTTTCTCCAAAGAATATTGATAAGGTTTATGGGGTATTCAAAGCATATATGACTCGTGTAGGCGGAGGACCATTTATAACCGAAATAGACGATGAAGATGGTGAAAAGATCAGAAGCATCGGTAATGAGTTTGGATCAACCACAGGTCGTGCAAGGCGTTGCGGGTGGCTGGATTTACCAGCATTAGAATATGCTTGTATCATCAATGGTGTAACAGATTTGATAATGACAAAGGTTGATGTACTTAATGGGTTTGAAAAAGTAAAAATTTGCGTTGGGTATGCATTGGAAAATGATGCAGATTTTGATCCTGATTATGATGATGAGAATAATGTGTATACATACGATCCAACTATTCATAAAGAAAATCCAACCCCAATATATAGCGAATTTCTTGGCTGGGAAGAGTCTACATCTGAAAATGAAAATCTTGAAACATTCATATCATTCATTGAAAGAAAAATCGGTGTGAAAATTAAGTTTGTATCTTATGGGAAAGATAGAAATGATATGTTCGAAAGGATATTTGAAAAATAATTAAATGGTTTGATATTAGAAGCAAAAGATTTTGAAAATCCTTTCTTTCAAGTGCTTACAACTTCAAATGATATTATTGAAGTTGCCTATATGGACTTGGAAGAAAGGAATAATTTTAGTCCAATGACTTATCCACAAGAACTTGCTATTACTACAAAAAATAAATATTTTGAATTAAAAGAAATAACAGTATCTAAATCAACGGATTTAAAAAATCAATTAAAAAGATTTCTTTTAGAAGAAGCTATAAGTAAAGCTTCGATGCTTGGATTGAAGCCGTATAGTGTTAATTCTTATAAGTTAGATATTTTAATGGATGAAATGCCAACTAAATCGAATAATCAATTTGGCAAAGAATCAAAAATGCATTTACATTATGAACATATGATGGGTAAAATCAACGGAGCATCTAATGTTATTGCTATGAATTCTCGTATTGGACCTGCACAATATATGATAATAAACAGTAACACTTATAAATTTTTATATCCATATTTTAGTACGTGCCCTGAATCATTTTCAAGAAAGGGGGATAGAGAGTATGTTTTTAGAACTGGTAACCACCCATTTGGTGATTTACCAGTTTATATACACGATAGTATGAAGGATGATCTTATTTTGCTTGGACGAAAAGGTCAACCACAAGATGGTGGAATTAAAATCGCATTCCAAGATAATGGTCAAACTTTTACACCAGAAATTAGTTTATCGACAATATGGCGAGATCAACAAGTGGATAAGAGAATAAATTGTGTCGATAACAACTCATATGTTAAATTAAAATATTCTATAGTTGAGGTTGGAAGCAATTTGCATAATTTCTATTATACTATTTATCTTGATCGTGGGTTAGTTGCAAAAAGAAAGGCTAAATTAAATAGATTATCTACATTATAATTTTTTTTATCAATTTTTTGTGTTACATTTGTGCTTTGATTGTAAATATCGTTTATTTGTCGAACTTAATTTAAATTAACCATGAAACACTGCCACGATCCCCCCAGTTAAGATTATAAAAAATATAATAATGATATAAGAAGCCAAAAAAGCAAATCAGGTATTTAGATATATAAAATGAAGAATGAAAACCCCCGCCTACGTGCGGGGGTTTTTTTTATTAAAAATTTTGATTATATTTGCAAAAATATAATATGTCATTAACACCATTTCCATCCGTGTCACGACCAGAAAAACGAATCCCAATTGTAATGAAGCACATTGATTGGGCAGATTTCATAAACGAATTAGGTTTTACTTTATCTGAAGAAGAAAAGGATAAAATAGTATTGAATTGCCAAATACGATATAATGATATTTTTACTAAATGGAAGGAATCACCAGATTTAAGATTGACTCAGGTGCTTGCCACATTGGAAATAGTCCCCAATTTTGCGGGTGGTTGGTTCTATATTGAAGAATCTGACTATATGGTCAGAAAAAACTTTATTAAGCCAGAAGAAATTTTATTCTGGGGATCATATGGAAAAAGTGGAAAACTTGAAGATTTTCATTGGGTGCTTATTAATGATATGGAAACTAAACATATTGAAAATTGCCTTTCTACACAAAAAAATATGAAACCTGTTTACAGGCAAGCAATGACCAATGTTTTGCGAAAAAGAAAAATAGCACATCTTAATGACAGCGAGGACTAAGTTAAAAATAATCCTTATGCTTATATTAGATTTTATTGCATGAAAAGAAAAAAGCCAAATAAGATTAAAATTCCAACCACTATTTTTTATTTCGAAAATAAAAATTTATTGGTACCAATTCTTATCGGCAATAAATATACCCCAATTCGATTTTTACCATTATCTAATTTGGAAAAATTAAAATCACACAAGAGACTTCAAGTATTCTACCATAAAGGGTTTTTATGCGCAAGCGGTTGTGGTAAAATCGGTAAATATCTTATAGAAGCACAAGAAGCTAACGGTAGAAAACATATTGATTTATATACCGAAGATTTTGAATTAATGACTGTTGATCATATAAAACCGAAATCAAAAGGTGGAACAAACGAATTAGATAATTACCAGCCTATGTGTCTAACTTGTAACCAAAAGAAAAAGGATATTTATCACGGCTCAGAATAATGATGACTTCTTTTGAATCTCAAACTTGATATTATTATTTTTCAATATTTTTGCAAGTTGGTTTTGATCCTTCTCATTTATTTCAAGGTACATTCCAAATCTTCCACCTTCCTTGGGGTGCAAATAAAATATGACATCATTAACGATCACATCGTCAAATACCACATCATTAAAATCTTCATTATTAAATTTCATATCTATTTTATATAGAAATGTCTGAAAAGTTTATGGTTTTAATTTGCAATATAGTAAGCATAACCCATAAGATGTTATTCCACCAAAAAGACCGTCAAAAAATATTGATAATATTCTGATATTTGTAAATATTAAAAATGATGGAGAATAAATAAAACTTAATAAAAATCCACTCCAAACAGCCACACAAAGGATGCAGTGAATCCATTTACCAAACAATTTAGGAGATTTTTTATCCAGATATATTCGTAACCACTCGAATGCGTAGCTATTTGTGATAATATAGCTTGCTGCAAAATTTATCAATATAAATAAAAACAAATTGTATAATATGATCATATTCTATATATATTTAAACAAATTGCTCATTTCTCACTAAAAGTGATATGGATTTAATCAAAAAAATAAATAGCCAAGAGGTTCGATCTAAGACTCAAATTGAACGAAGACGAATGCTAAAAGATAAAATTCTACAGCGGTCACAAAGTAGAATTGGACTGAGTGTAATTTGTTTTGAAAATGAAGGTATAGAATCAGACCAAACGTTTATGTATAAACGTGCGTTTATACCCTATAAGACAATTCCAAAAAAAGTCCCATTAACAATTGGTAAATTTTATACAATTTTGGAAATTAAAAAAGATGAAATAAAAGTAAAAAATGACTTGGGTAAGAAAGTGTGGTATACGATTAAAAGATTTTTATATACCATAAAATATGAACGTTGTGAAAAACTAAAAAATATAATTCAAAATGTCTGACGGTATAAGTGAATCAAGAAGGGGTACATATTTTTCAAGTTATAAATATGATTTTGAAATAAAAAGTAAGTTATCAGAATTTGTAACTGATGATATTTTAAAAACTTGCCCAGAAGGTGTATCGAAAGATGCTTTCAAAGAATCAATAATTAACGCATTGTTTAACATTAATAAAAACACTCGAATAATATGAAAGGCTTTGATGACGACATATTTGACAGTTTAGATTTTGGTTCATTCGGAACTGGAAACGATTATGAAAAAATTGATTACGAGAAAATTTTGGAAGATATTCCAATATCCGAAATCGAAAAATTTTTAAGAAAGAAAAAATTAGAAACAATTAAAAATGGTAAAAATAATAAATAAGATGGATGATTTAAGTGATTTCTTTGACTATTGGAAAGTGGAGCCAACTAAACCTAAAAACTATGAGGATTTGGATGATTTGAAAGTGAGACCTAAAAACCATGAGGATTTGGATGATATTTTTAATATGTCATATATGCCAATGTATGAAGAATATTTACAGCAAATAAAAAAGATTCCCATCCGTTTTTTGGAAAGATACATCAGAGAACAAAAAATACAAAATTTAAACAAACAAGATATAACATGATATTGGACATAAAGAAATATGGAGCCGATAAATATGGGGCATTAAGAAAAAAATGTATTAATGTTAAACCAGAACACCCATCAATACAAAAATTGATCGATGATATGTTCGAAACTGTCAAATTTTATGGCGGGGTCGGGTTGGCAGCACCTCAAGTAGATTGGGCATTAAATATGTTTATTATTAATACTTCAACATTCCAAGAAGTTATGATCAACCCAGAGGTGTCTGCATACGGTAATCACCTTCAAGTAAGAGAAGGGTGCATTAGTTTTCCTAATTTGGAGACTCCTACGAGTAGGCAATCCAAAGTGGCAGTACGATACCTTGATCGAAATTGGATTCAACGTACACGAGATTTAGAGGGGCTATTAGCAATTATTGTTCAGCATGAATATGATCACTTACAAGGTAAACTAATTATAGATTTTTAATCTTAATTCATCAGAATGACAACATTTTAATTATTTATTAGTATAATACTATGATGAAGAAAGATAAAACATTTTTTTATTATGTTTTTGATTGGGATAATAATATTCTAAATCTTAGTACCCCTATGTACTTTAAGAAAAGAATTAATAATTGTTGGAAGAACGTTACAATTTTTCCAAATGACTTTGCCAAGATTAGAAAAAAATATGGTGCTGAATATATGAACAACCCAGAGTGGAAGGCGACCCAAAAAACTGCATTCACCGAATTTGGGGATTACGGAAAGCGTGGAAATATGGCATTTATTGAAGATTGCATTGTTGCAATTAATAATAAAGATTTTGGACCTTCATGGGATTCATTTATTCAAACCATAATGGAAGGTAGATTATTTTCCATTGCCACCACGAGAGGTCATGAGCCAGCCACCATAAAAAAAGTAGTAAGGTATATTATTGAAAATATTCTTACACCAAGTCAAAAACAAATAATGGCTGATAACCTTAAAGAGTTTGCAAAATTCTTTAAAATTAAAAATAAAGATTTGCTAACTTACTATCTCAATAAGTGTTATTTTATAGGATTATTTTCAAAAAAATTCAAAAAACAATTTGGATATGTTCCATATGGTGAGTTAATAGAAAAAGGTAAGCAAGATGCAATTCAATATTTTATTGAATATGTAAGAAAATTTGCCCAAAGACACAATAAATCATTGAGTGTTGGATTTTCTGATGACGACATACATTTTTCTAATGCAGCTAAGCAGTTATTTATCAAGATGAAAAATTTAAATGAGAATGAAAATTACTACGTTTTTGATACATCCAATAGAAAAATTAAAGGTGGTATCAGAATAAAAATCTAATTCAATTTTTTTTTTCTCAATAATTATTTATATCTTTGTGCTCTTAATTAAAAATAATCATAATGAAAACAAATTTCAACGATTTCCAGTTAGACTCATATTTGATAGAAGACCTTTATCAGAATAAAAACAGGACTTTGAGTGAAATTGGAAAACGTTTCAATTGCTCTACCGACAAAGTAATTGAATCTATAACTGAAAAGGGTCGAATAAACTACGAACAACAAATAAAAAATCCAACAGTTTATAGTCAATTAAAAAATTTCATTGAGACTGAAATTGACCCATATTGCAATAGTACTTTGATGCCAGTACTGGATACTTTCAAACTTTTTCGTTGGAAAGAATATACAGTTGCAAAAAATATTAGAACTACGGAATATGAGTTTAACTTTACACCATCACGATATGGGATGAGTGGATTTGGTGCATCTATAAGCTTTTTTGTTGTCGAAGAAAAGGATACAAAAGTGATTATAGATTGTTATTTTGAACTTAACATTTTTGGTTACAATTATAAAAAAATAGCTGGAAAGGATCATGCAAAACTCATAACCGATATTACAGATCATAACTTAAAGCAAATGTTCAATTTGAGTAGGTTATCTGAAGATAAGAAAATTGAAATGTATATTGACCAAATTAATATTGATATAATCAGAAAAATCGCAAAGAAAAATATACAAGGTATGGTAGGTGATATTGATTCAGCATCAGATGAAGATGTAAGAGAAGCGTTGAAAGAATTTATCTATGAGGACGAAACCTATTCTACACCAATAAAAAAATCTGTTTTAGCACAAGCAAAAAAATTAGGAATAACCGTATGAAAGTAACTAAAGAAATATTATTCATGAGTGGATATGATATGCGAGAGATTGCAACTAAAATAGTTACTAATAAAGCAACAGATTTCACAAAAAAATTAAAGGGTAGGTATAAAAAATTCATGTCTGATGAATTTATTATCGCTTACATTACTTATAAATTTGTAGATTTGTATGTGGAGTATTGGGGTAAAGGTGTTAGAACTCCCAATGCCATAAATATTGCCTATGATTCAACAATAGAACTTTTTGAAAATATTCTTGAGCATCGTTGTCATGCAACTGGTAATGGGCATCATGTTGCTCAAATGTTTTCTGGTTATTTTGAAGATGCATTAATAACTGACAAAGAACTTAGAAAATTAAAATTACAAAAAATCGAATTATGAAATACTTAACATTATCAGAAATTTATGATCTCCTTTTTGAAGGAAATTATTCAGCAGCCGTAGAGCAGCTCCGTCTTTTAAATGACGCTTACAGGAAAGGTGACCCAAAAATAAGCGACCCAGAATGGGATAAAATTTATGAAGATGTCAGGTCTTTCGTTCCTGATGATGATTTTTTCAAATCTGCCGTCATTGAGGAAGTTATTGTCAATCCTGAGAGGATGGAAAAACTTATTTACCCTATGTATTCATTGAACAAATTGACAACTATCGAAGAAATTCAGAAAAAAATTGCCAGCAAAGGGCTTCCACCGAATATTCTTGTAGTCGTATTATCAAAGTATGATGGTTGTTCGGCACTCAATTATGAGCAGGGCCCATCGTGCTGGTCGAGGGGAGATGGTGTTGAAGGTCAACGATTAATGGAACATTATAAGAAAGTTGGACAAAACGGTCAAAAATTAAAAGCCAATTTGTATACCATTGGCGAACTTATCATTGCTAAAAAAACATTTGCCGACAACCAACATTTAATGATCAAGAAGGATGGAACCCCATACAAAAATCCTCGCAACATGGTGGCTGGACTTATAAATGATGATAATGCTTCTGATTACTGGAAGTACGTCACTCATATTCGTTACGGTATTGCTGATGCCGATGCCAATTTTACAATGGATAAGCTTGAGCAGTTAAAGCTTATTCCTGAAATTCCTTATCTTGCAATTCCAGCCAATGAATTAACCGAAGAATTACTTGACGGTTTGTATTACAAATGGGGTGAAGACTGGGAAATTGATGGTCTTGTCATTGACATAAACGATAAAAATATTCGTAAATCCCTTGGGCGTGAGACCAATGATAACCCTGCATATGCTTGGGCATACAAAAAAGGCTGGACAAAGCCGACAACAACACCATTGATAAGCGAAGAATGGAATCTTGGTAAAAAAGGTTTTATGGCTCCAGTTATCAATATTCAGCCAGTTGAAGTTGAAGGTGTTACCGTATCACGTGCGACTGCATACAATGCAAGGTTCGTTCTTGAAAACGGTATTGGGACTGGCGCAATTGTTGACATTATCCGATCTGGTTCCGTTATTCCTAAGATTGTAAATGTAAGAAAGCGTGGAGCCGTTAGCCTTCCTACACACTGCCCATCATGTAATCATGAGCTTGTTTGGAGCACCAATACCAAAGGTGAGCATGTGAATCTCATGTGCATCAATCCAGATTGTGAAGAAATCAAGTTTAAGATGGCAGCATTTTTCTTCACCAGCTTTAAATTAAAAGATTTTGGTGAAGGTACAGCAAAGATTCTGTTTAACAACGGATTCGACAGTGTCAATAAAATTCTGAATATGACCATTGATGATCTTAAAAAAATTAATGGGCTTGGTAATGTTTCTGGTACAAAATTTCTGAAAGAAATCAGCACAAAGATACGGAAATGTACATTCGAAAGAATTGGGCATGCGTCTGGGTGTTTTGAGAACCTTGGCTCAAGAAAACTGAAGATGATCCTTGATGGTATTGGGCTTTCGTATATTGAGCTCGCTTCAAAAATTTCAACATCAAATGGTGTTGAATTGTTGAATTTTCAGAACAACCTACTGAGTATTAAAGGCGTTTCAGATAGAACTGCCGCTGCATTTATGGATGGGCTGGCTGAATTCAAGGAATTCATCAAAGATATTGACGTAGAAATTGTTGATGTTGTTGAAGATGCCGAATCTGATGCTCCTGATGCAGTTGTTCTTAAGCCACAGGATATGACAGGTAGGGCATTCCTATTCTCAGGCTTTCGTGATGCCAATCTTGAAAAATATATCGTAAAGAATGGCGGTGAGATAAAGTCATCATATTCAACTAAAGTTACCGATCTCCTTCTGGCTGACATTAATTCGTCTTCAAAAAAGACAAATGATGCAAAGGCTAATGGGTGCACGATCACACAAATTGATGATTTCAGGAAAAGCTTATCAGTATAATTTTTTTATTCAGAAAATTGTTTTATATTTGCACAACTAAAAATCAATAATATGCAACGTACAAGCAGTAATCGTTTTATGCGGTCAAGTAACTGGATTGAATTGATGACATCATTTGCCGCACCAGTTTTATTTCTGGTAATCTTTTTTATTCTTGTTGCAGTAAAGGGTTGTACTGACCCTGAAAAAGCAACTATGGTTCTGAAAGCAGATGGTTACACCGAAATCACAATTGTTGGGTGGGCAGGACCATTCGCTGGTGGAAAAGGTGATTGGTACAACACTGAATTTCGGGCAGCAAAAAGCAACCAGATTATTAATGGTGTTGTTAGTGAAGGTCTTATCTTCAAAGGTTCAACTATCAGGATAAATAGCGCACGATGATACAACTTGAAACCATATTAGCATTTACATTAGTAGGGATTATAATTTTTTGTCTACTAAGTATTATCTGCTACACTTTATTTTCATTGGTATACTTTCCAATTATAATATTCAAAGGAGAAACAAAATTCACAAAGCGAATTGAAAATTTCATGCTTTACAATAAATTTTCGTTGATCCTAATAAATTTTGTTATCACTGGGATTTTGACATTTGTAATTGGAAGCATTCTATTATATGTATCTTTTCAATGCCACCCTGAAGATCACTATATTTTAGGCGGCATTGTAAGTTCATTTATGATTTTAATTGGTGGAACCCGAACATTAATATTTTTCAAAAAGTATTTTATAAAAAAAGACTTTAATAAAAAAAATGCATATGAAAATAAAAATATCTGAAATAGATGTCCTCAAGGGCAAGTTTTCAAACACAATATCAGCTATCGAAGGCGTTCTAAAAGAAAGTCATGGTGATATTGAAGTAGGTCAATCATACAGCGCAGAAGCGGTTTACAGCCGCACTAAACGGATTAAAGAAGTCTTTGAAGACGAAATAAAAAAGCTTTCTATGGATATTACATTAACAATTGATGAATCAACCCAACCTGAGTAAAAATAAACATATGAGAAAAATCCTATTAAGCCTTATGCTGTTACTGACAACAACAGTATCATTTTCGCAAAAATTACCCGACTATGATCCATCTCACCGTTGGGTTACAGATTTGGGTGGATTGTTTACCCCAGAGCAGAACAATCAAATCTATCAGATGCTTGATCAATATGAAAAACAAACATCAATTGAAATTGCTGTTCTGACAGTATGTGATTTCGAAAGCAGCCCAGAAGATTTTTCTCAAAAAACTGCTGAAAAATGGGGTGTTGGAAAAAAAGGTGTCAACAATGGAATTTTTATTATGATTTCTAAATGCAAGGTTCCACATGTGTTTCGTGTTGATATTGGATACGGATTGGAGGGGTACCTTCCAGATGGATGGGTAAAATTACAGCAAGACTCTATAAAGATTAAATATCTTCAAAAATCTCAATATTTTGAAGGTACCGTTGCGCTTATCAATAAATTCACAACAAAGATCGGAATCGCTAACATATGTGGGTTTAAAGATAAAAACCATATTTTCAGGCACAGGCTGGTGCAGATAAAGCTCCGACAGTCAATTTTTAATTTCATCATTTCGAATAAAAAATGGGGAAAGCTTAGTCTTTCCCCATTTTTTTTTATTATAATAAAAACTGTATATTTGTCAAAAACTATAACCTTATGAAAAATATATGGTTGATCATTTTTGATGAAGTTTACAATTTAACAAATATTGCTATATTTTTTATAGTTTTTTTTGTTACTTGGATATTTTCAACATTTACTGGAGCTTGCAGTGCAACATTTGCAGTGCTAATTTTGGTTATAATTGGAGCTTATGTGAAAGTTGTATTTAAAGAATATGAAGAAAATGAATAAAGATGACATCTATAGGGTTGCCATATTTATGATTGTAAAGCCCCCAAAGGATGCGTGGACGACCGCACATGGGTATTCAGTTGGTGATGACATTAGACTACCATTTGATCATGCAGTGGAAAGCTTCAAAAATGGTAAACAAGTCACAATGCAACTTGGGCAAGGAGATGGGTGTTGTTTTGAAGCTGATGAATTAGAACTTGTAGAAATTAGTTACTCAAGGAAGTGGGTTGCTAAACCATCTGAGGAAGAATTAGAAGAAATGCTTATTGCCCAAGGTAATATCCAACGCCTTAGAAAATTAAAGTTGAAAAAATTATGACGGAAATCTTCCCGACACTTAGTAAATTGCTTAAAGGATTAAGAAATCCAAAGAAGAAACATGAATTTGTCAATTATATTGCTGAAATGGATTATGACAATTTCAAACGTATATGGGTTACTTATTCTGATATTCTTTTTAAGAAGCGAATAAAATATGCTAAAAGTAGAGTTCTAAGTAGAAATTGGTTTAAATACCATACGATTAAATATTATTATGCTGAATTATTTTTATTATTCGATAAGGCTAATAAGCCTTATGTCACTCGTATTATGAATGAGCTTGACAAATTTACTACAAAGTTATTAAGTTTGATGAGTATCATTTCTGAACGACAAGCAGCGTTGGAATATATTGGCAAAATTGATTTCACACTGAAAGAGAATTCCAGCAATAAAATTTTGATAATTTTGGTTCTAATGGAAAGTGTTTATTCCAGAGATGAACTTATTAAAGCAATGAATGATCTAAGAAAATATAGAAAATTTATATGAAACGTATTGAGTCAAATGAATTAAAATATTCAGATTTTTTAATTGGTCAAAAAATAGTTTGCACCAATCTGGAAGATGAGATTATTGATTATTGGGATCAGCATTTAACCATAGGCAAAACGTATATTGTTGATGATGTGGATTTTCACTTTCCAGAAAGTGTGGCAGTTAAAACTGATCACGCTGTGGTAATGTTCGTTAGGTGTAAATTCTTTAAAGAAAATCTAAAAGAAATCAGAAAAAGAAAACTTGCAAAAATTGCCAAAAAAAGTGAAAGGTGAAATAAAATATGAATACTGGGCAGTTGAATATTCATTGATTTATGAATTTAGTGAATTTTTAAAAAATGAATATACAGTGAATTACAACATGGTAGTGATCCATATGCATTTAGTATTGTAAGTGCTGTATCGCCTTATACAAAAATTCCAATTGATTATTTTTATGTTATTTTAACATTCCAAGATAATGAAGATGGGACACAAATCTTGTCTGATGGGCATAATTTATTTAGTAAAGGAACATGCGGTAAGGTAAATACAAGAGTATCGTTTGATATTCAATTGAATCCATATTTTAAAAATAGAAATTGGAAAAAATATGACACCAAATTTTCAAGAAAATATAAACTAATAAGATTAAATAATATATAAAAGAAAAAAAACATATTACCATGGAAACTATAATTATTGAAATTAGAGCATCCGAAGGTGGAAATGACTCTAAATTATTAGTTAAGGATTTAGCAAGTATTTATACAAAATCTTGCCGCAACAATAACTTCAGCTATAAAGTTGAAGAAAGAGAAGGCTTTGCCTCCATATGAATAACAGGAAATGAAGTAAAATCTTACTTCAAAAATGAAAGCGGCTCTCACTGCTTCGTCCGAATTCCCCCAACAGAAAAATATAATAGAACACAAACAAGCTTTATAACGGTAGCTATTATGCGACCTGATATAAAGAAGGACATCATTTTGAATAGAAATGATGTCATAAAAAGTTATATAAAAAGTAGTAAAAAAGCGGGAGGACAGCATTTGAATAAGACTTCGTCATGTTGCCAATTAACTCATATTCCAACTGGAATCATGCTTAAAGTACAGGATACAAGGGATCAGCACAAAAATGAAACTATTGCGTGGGATAGGCTTACCGACAAACTTCAAGAAATTAATGATAAATTTCATGACTCTAATATAAATTCACATAGAAACGGTCAGATTGGAAATGGTAGCCGTGGCGGAAATAAAAGACGAACTTATCGAATCAAAGATGATATCGTAGTTGATCATATAACTGGGAAAGAATGTAGATGGAAAGATATATTAAAAGGTAGATTAGAACTTCTTTTCTAATATTTTTTGCTTATCTTTGAAGAATGAAAGTAGTAGATGATATATTATTGAATTTAAAGTTTCCACCACAAATGGTGTTGGTAATATCTAATAATTCTAATGCTTTATTGAACACTCTTTGTGATTCTATTTATAAAAGTTATTCTGGACCAAAATGTATTATCGAGAATCAAAAAGGATTGCTTAGAAAAATTCATAAGATTCAAAATAAATTAGTTTATGTTAATGTTGATTTATCAAAAATTCAATTGAGTAGTTCACAGAACACAAATTCATTATTGAGAGATTTTGATAACTTGAAAACATTTATTTGTGAATCGCATAATATTTTGGTATTAAAGTTAAGCCTTAGAAAATTTAACCCACCACCCAGAGACACAGTACCTCAGCGTGGTTGGAACTGGGATCGTGAATATGATAGATTTGTAAGAGCTATTATTCCATTTGAAAATAGTATTGATAGAATATATTATATCGAAAAAGATGGAATTTATCTTAGTAGATATGGTGATACTCCAAAATATTCAATTGATCAGCTTGTTCGGTATAGTAAATTGAAAAAAATAAAGCGGAGTTTATAAATCAAATCGATTGCCGTTCATCGAGCCCATGTTTCTTTATATATAAAAACAAAAATATAAAATGAAATATTTAATTCACATTTGCCTTATAACTGGAGATATTATTAATATGGACGTTGAATACGATAAGGAATATGATTTACGTAAGGATGTAACAATAATGGGAAACAACGGGGTAACTAAAAAAGAAGATAATAAATATGTGTTTTATCCAGCACATCAAATTATGAAAATTGTAGTTGATGAAGTTTAAACCGTTAAAAAAAATCTACACAAATCTACACCTGTGTAATTTTCTCTTCTTGTTTCAACCAATCGATATTGTGATTGTCCACAAGCGTAAATTCGGTAGAACGGCTACCTATTATTATTTTTAATCCTTCTTTCTTGATATTAATGGCTGCATTTAAGTCCCTGTTATGATTTGTTTTACAATCAGGACAAATCCATTCTCTATCTGATAATGTTAATTCCGTGTTTTTATAACCACACACATTACATAATTTACTCGAAGGAAACCATTTATCTACTTCAACAACATACCTACCATACCAATTAGCTTTGTAAATCAACATTGATTTAAAATGATTCAATGATAATTCTTGAATTGACCTCGCTAATTTATGGTTTGACATCATATTCTTTACACTAAGGTTTTCCATCGATATAATTTGGTTTTCATTAATCAATTGGTTACTAACTTGATGTAAATAATTTTCTTTGATGTTGTTTAAATGTTCGTGATATTTAGCTAATTTTTTTCTACATTTATTTTTGTTTTTACTACCATTTGTTTTCTTTGATAACTGACGATTTAATTTTACTAATTTCTTTTCATTATTTCTTTTTATCTTTATGTTTTCAAATGTTTTACCGTCTGAACAGATAATGAAATCTTTTATTCCAAGGTCAATACCAATCACTTCGTTGATAGGTTTTAATACTTGTTTTTCTAATTCACCATCAATCAAAACTGATAAAAAGTAATTACCCGATTTTGTCTTGGTTAAAGTTGCTGACTTAATACCAGATTTATATTTATTTAAATAAATTTTATATTCATCTGAACATCTGAATTTGACATTTTTTAGTGATTTTGTCAAGGTCAGTTTACCAGTGGAATAATCATTGTTTGATGATATGGCTTCCTCTGGAAATCTACAGGATTGTTTGTTATCGTGTTTAGATTTAAACTTAGGAAATCCACTACCATTAACAAAAAAGTTTTTGTATGATTCTAACATATTTAGAATTGATTGTTTGAGTACCTTTGTGTTATGTTCAGTTAAAAAATGATAATCAGCATCCTTAGTTAATTCATTATGAAAGTAATGTCCTAAATGAGTTAATGTAAGATTCGATTTATCATTCAGGTAAGCTGTTTTCTTTTTATCCAGACATTTATTGTAGACAAGTCTATAACAACCAAGTAATTGATTAATATAATCCTGTTGGATTGTTGTTGGATATAAACGAATTTTAACTGCTCTTAACATATGTTTTTATAGTTTAGGGATAAAATATCCCTTTTCTATAAATACTATATATTAAAGTAAAAAACTCATTTTTTGATAATTTATTTTAACTTGTAGATTTGTGTAGAATTGTGTAATTTTGTGTAGATTTTTGGTAGCAGTTACTTAACCCTAACTTCTAACTCATTCTTAATTTTTCTTATATTTAATTCATAATGGAACAGATGTTCGTTAACATAGAACTCCGTACTTTCTGGGTCCTTCGTTATTATATCTTCAATATCTTCTTTTAAGAATATGTATGATGATAATAAGTCCAATAGTTCATTTAATGTTTTTGATCGTAGTTCTTTATAGCAATACGTTTTCATTTTTAGGTGATCTTTTCAAAATCTTTATTATCGCTGGTATAAAAAATATCATCGCATAAAAATTTTACAGTTATAGATTTTCCGTTAGCTGGGTAAGTAGCAATCGATGTATCAAAATCTATTAAGTTACTAATTTCAATGAATTTTAATGTCCTGAATATAACAAAGCCTAATATTTTATGATCCTTATCGTGAATTTTAACTCTAACTTCACCCGTTGTTTTATTGTTCTTTAATTTTAATAATATTTCTAATGGTTCTATTTTCTTTTCAAATGCTAACAAATCAAATTCCATCACATCCTCATTGATTCGCACTAATGTTTCTCTACAGATGTCCTTCTCAGTTTTTGTCAATTCTTCAAAGTCAAATTCACATTCGAATAAATTTTTATTTATTGGCTGTGTTTTATCGTAGATGTTTTCCTTTTTCATAATTAATTAATTGTTTTTAATTGAAATATATATTAAATGTGGTAGGTCAAAAAAAAAGCAGCCCCAATTGAGACTGCTTTCTTTTTGAAAAATAACTATTTACATTTCATCGTCATCATCCGAAATCATTCTATCATCGTCAAAGGTATTATCTTCAACGTTATGAACTGTAACTTCGCTGATACTTATATCTTCACGAATTTGAAGATCATCATTCTTTCTGATATCTTCTGCCAATTGATCTGCATATTCTGCAACTTCGTCAACTGTAACAGAGCGATCCGCCTTTACTGTAAATGTCATTGTAATTTCGAATTCTTTTTTCATAGGGATTTGGAGTTAATTTTTGGAGTTTTTTGATTATAAACAGAAAAAAGTATAAAGTTTAGTTTTTTATTGAATATTTTTTTATTATCTTTGAATTAAATATTGAAACCTATGACAAAGGATAAAAGAAAATTGTTAGTTGATATGTTCCTTGCGGAAAATGAAAAGGAAAAATTATTCAGGAATATGACTGATGGTGAGTATTTTATAAAGTACACAAATGAAAATTTCGACATTAGAAGAAACCTTTTTTATAATACGTTACACGCTGTAAAATATAAACCAAACCATCATCGATATCCATCCAGTAATTTGGATATTGATCAGCAACGTCTTATTAAAAGGTTTTATTTTAAACCTATTGTACCTATAGCACTTATATTAATCGTTGGACTTCTATATATAATATCTCAGCCAACTTCTGTTTTTGGCAAATTGCTTGGAGATTACATATTTATTTTGAAATCCTTCGTAGTACCTATGCTTACTACATACTTTTTAATTTTTATATATGATCGAATTATCAATCGTAAAATATTTAAAAAGTTTAAAGATATAAAGAACGCTATGCTTGATAACGCACAACACATTGAAAATAGTAAAGACAATGAATTTGTTGACGAGTTAATCAATAATAATATAGCTTATTATCGGAAGCTTAAACTTGACAGATTAAATAAGAATGCTGGTTCCAGATGTTGATAATTTACCTAAGAAGGTTATATGTGTAAAAGATGTAAAGAATTCTAAAGGTGAAGTTTTGGTTAAAAAAGGTAGTACTTTTATATGTGAATATGATGATGGTGGTGGCTATTGGAAACGTAACGGAGCAACAACCCCGACAATATTTGTAACACTTATAGGAATTCCTGAATTGAAGTTTGCCCATCATTGGCAATCAAATTGGACGGAGTTTGAAGATTTGGATGAAAATAGAAAACAAAAATTGGCACAATTACAAAAAAAATAAACTTTTTAGTTAATAATTAATATATTTATAAATCAAATCAAAACAATTAAGACAATGAAAGACGCAAGTGAAATTTTAAATGCAAGTGATGTTAATACTTTTAAAAGTATTACCCATGGTGACCAGACCGAACTTTTTGGAAAATTGAAAGAGATGAAATTCTTTGAATTGGCAGTTCCAGAAAGGGAGAATTTGATTAGCTTCCTTGGGGTCGCTGAACAGGACCTCGCTAAGGATTATCTTTTTCATGTTTTAGATAATGAGCTTCCCTATCCTGTTGATGACGAAAAGGCAAAGGTTTTATTTGCTGATGACAGAATCAAGACCTTGAAGGAGCAAATGATGATGGAACTTCAAGAAGATGATGAAGCTACCGAAACAACTGAAGCTTAATCAAACAAAAACTGTCACAAAAAAAGCGGCATTTGCCGCTTTTTTTATTTGATATCATTAATTCTTTTTTGAATAGTTATGTAGTCATCTGGAACATAAGGAATATAGCCTTCGTCTTCGAATGAATCTGGTTCAAAATAATATGATCTAACACCCTTTCTCTTTTTTTCAAGTTTATGATATAAAATCTTTTGAACGATAAGTGCAAATGGGAATCTTAAAGAGAACGTATCTATAATATTTTCAGTATTTTCAATCTGTTCTGAAAATTTACAGGTATTTATTATTTTTAGAATTTTTTCAAGTGCATCACCAGCATTTTCGAAATCGATTGAAGTTAATTCATATTTTCTTGAAGATAATTTATCTGATATTTTATAAAGATAAAATCTTTTTTTCAACAATCTTATTTGAACTTTTATAAACCAAGTTAACTGTGTTTGCGTCATATTAAAGTTTTTTATTATTGGATGGCAAAGTTAATAAAAATATCCAATAAAAAAAATATTACTTCTTCAATTTCTTAACAACACTATAAAAACGCCTTAAATTATTTTTACCATATTTATTTTTCTTACCTTCGGTATGTTCAAATTCATTTTGTATTAAGTCAAGAAACTTTTTAGAATAATTAAGATCAGATAATGTTGCCGAATAAAATTCAACTCCATCATCTACCATTATCTGCATTTCGTAGCCAGTAATATTAATTTCAACAACCTTCAATATAATATCGCATTTTATTGAAAAATATATTCCATCCCTTTCAAACACGTAATGTTTTTTGTTTTCAATTATATAGTTGTAGATATTTTCGAGTGCATCGTTATCGGTCATTTAATTGGGGTTATTTTATCTATATATTTTTTTTTATAATTTTTTTTCCTACCTTTGCATTCTAAAATATATTTTTATGAAAATACTTAGCAAGAATCAAATTGTAAGAACAATTTGGGATAAACGTTATCTTAAAGTTTTTAGTTTTTCAGTAGAAGATAAAGGAAAATTTTTTAGCCGTGAATATGTACAGACTCACGATTCAGTTGCTGCTATTGTTCATAACACAGATGAAAACACGTTTGTTTTTGTTGAGCAGTTCAGGGTTGGTCTGGCTGGTAGAAATTTTGAAATCAATGAAGATTTTAACTTGATTGAGCTTGTAGCTGGGCATATTGATGTTGTTGATGGTGTACTCGAATCCCCAGAAATTGCAATTAAAAGAGAAATTTATCAGGAAACTGGCTACGATGTTGATTCATTGGAGTTATTAATTCAGCCATATTATACTTCCCCAGGATTTTCAACCGAAACAATTGCTATTTACTATGCTCGTGTATCAAATAAAAGTGGTAAAGGTGGCGGATGTGAATCTGAAAATGAAAACATAAAAGTTATAGAAATGCCAGAAGATGATGCGTATTCTTATAACTTCAAAGATGGAAAAACTATAATGGCATTGGATCGACTCATTTTAAGAAGTGTCAACCCATTTGCTGGTATGAACATGCGAGGACTAATATAATGATAACAGCACAACAAATAATTGAAGCAACCAAGTTGCATCCTTACAAAATAAAAAATATTTATATGTTTGGATCACAAGTGTACGGGACCCAGAATGAGGACTCCGATTATGATTTTATTGTGCTTGGGTCAAGTTTGTTATCAAAACAAGAAATTCATGATGGCGATTTAAATATTCATATTCATACCCCAGATGTTTTCTTAGAGGGATTGAAGAATTATGAAATGAATTATTTGGAATGTGTTTATGCTCCAGACTTTGCAAAACTTCAAGAAAAAATTATTCTTCCTGATAAAAACTTTTCGTTAAAAACGGATATGCTAAAATATAAAGGAATGGCTCAATCTTTCAATGCATTTCATAAAGCCAAAGAAAGAATCAATGACGGTGATGATTTGTGGCGTGGGGTTAAGAGTCTTTGGCACAGCATAAGAATATTGCAGTTCTTTATTCAGATCATAGAGCACAAAAAGATTGTTGATTTTTCATCTGCAAATGATCTTTGGAAACAAATATTGGATGATTATGATAACGACATTTGTGACTGGGCATACTATAAAGAAAAGTATTTGCCAATAAAAATTAAATATGAGAAGCAATTAAATGACTGACAAGGAAAAAGCCCATAAAATAAAAAAGATAGATCGGCAAATGAAATTGATTGCGCTTGAAGGAAAACTTGACCCTGAATCAAAAAGAAAATTCATTAATCGAGTAGGCAACATTATCTTTTATAATGAAGATTCAGAAGAAAGTGATGCTGAAATTCATGCAAGAATAAAAAGAGAAAATACCGCAGCTATGGGTAGCCAAATAACACCAGATATGTTTGTAAAAAGACCGTGGCATGGACTCTTCTAAATTTATTATTGTCGAGGCCCCAAATGAGTCCAAACTTACTGGGAAATGTATAAAGGTCTTTATTGCTGGAGGTATCAGCAACTGCCCTGATTGGCAAACTGATCTTATATCTCGTTTAAAAAAAGATAAACGACTAAAAAACTGCGGTACAGTAAAAATATTAATATTTAATCCACGAAGAAAAAATAAACCAAGGGTTGATGAAACTGAAGCTCAGGTTACTTGGGAATTTTTTAATTTAAACAAATCGGATATTATAAGTTTTTGGTTCTCCGAAGGGTCTTTGAATCCAATTGTATTGTTTGAATATGGTCGGATTCTTGCGGCACCCAACCGCTGGAAAAAAAGTGTTATAGTTGGATGTCATGAAAAATATGGAAGACGCACAGATGTGATCATACAAACTAAATTGATTGAGCAATCCAGATTCAGGCACCCAGAAATTGAAGTTAAAAATACGTTTGAAGATTTTGCAAACGAATTAATAGAAAGTATAGTTAATCACATAATAAGGCATAATTTTATTACATGAAATCAACGTGGCTCATAGAAAAAGATTTATTTGAAGATACTGAAATCGATTTAATTGGAACGGTTAAAAGACTTGGCTATCCAATTAAAGTTGTTAAGTATATTCCTATGGATGATGATTTGTCGTGGCTTGAGCGCATGTTTAAGCCTGAAGACTGCGTTATTTATTATGGGTCATTGAATCTTGGATTAAAGATAAAAAAATTCGGATGGATTCCAGGTTGTTACGGAACCATTGAAAAATATTCTTGTACAAATTATTATCCATATTTTGGTATCAATCACATCAACAGTGAATACCAAGTTATGACATATGGCGAATTACTTTTGAAAAAAGTTGAACTTTTTAGCAAAAATAATGTTATCTTTGTTAGACCAAATAGCATTTTAAAAGAATTCACTGGAATGGCGGTATCTGAATATAATTTTGACAGAGCCTATGCGCTTATGGGATTTTACAATGATGTTGTATCTTCCGATCTTCCAATTATTGTATCCACAGTAAAGGAAATAAAAAAAGAATGGAGATTCGTTGTTATCGGTAGTACTATAATTTCAGGAAGCTTATATCGGTCTGGTGATGATGATAAGACACTACATGAACCATGCACTGACCATCAAGCATTAGAATTTGCAAAAGAAATGGCAAAATTATATCAGCCAGATAATGTTTGGGTTCTGGATATTTGTTTATCCAATCTTGGATATAAAGTTATGGAAATTGGCTGTTTTTCGTTTGCTGGTTTGTATGGTGGTGATCTCGATGTAATTGTTGAAAAAGTATCAAACACTGCGATTGATGAAAAAATGGGAAGAACTTAAAGTTGGCGATATTATTTATTTTGTCAGTCTAAACAAAAATAATATTAAATTATTAAATGGAATGACGGTTCCACAAGATAATGTTGTCAGTATAACAAATACGGGGAAAGATTATCTCGTTATAACTGGTAAATTTCAAGTTATAATAAATTATGATGATTATTTTAATCGGGGTAGTGATGTAACATATTCAGATGATACATTAGAAAATCCTGAAAATTGGGAGCTTTTAATTATGGCTACAACTCAAGATGGTATCATACATGAAATAAAAGAATTCTTTTTAACAAAAGAACAATAATTATTAACCTTAAACTTAACTATACTATGAATGAATTTCAAAAATTTGCTATTGGGCACAGTTTCTGCGGACCTGTCGCTATTGCCAAATATACTCAGGCTGTCAATTCAATTGCGGCTGGTTATATTTCACCGACCATTATTGAGGAACGTCAGTTAAATGTTGCTCAGATGGACGTTTTCTCCAGATTGATGATGGATCGTATCATATTTTTGGGGACTGCCATCGATGATACAGTCTCAAATATTATTCAGGCACAACTTCTTTTTCTTGAGTCAACAGACCCAACAAAAGATATCATGCTTTATTTGAACACACCAGGTGGCGGAGTTCACGCTGGACTTGGCATCTACGACACCATGCAGTATATCACGCCTGAGGTCGCAACTATCTGCACTGGAATGGCTGCTTCAATGGGAGCCGTTCTTATGTGTGCTGGTGCCAAAGGAAAACGCAAAGCACTCCCTCATGCACGTGTGATGATTCACCAGCCAATGGGATATGCTGAGGGTCAAGCAACTGACATGCAAATTAGCGTCAATCAGGTCAACATTCTGAAGAAGGAATTGTATAATATAATTTCTATTCATTCTGGTAAAACGTATGATGAAGTATACGCTGATTCAGAGCGTGATTACTGGATGACCGCTGAGGAAGCTAAAGCTTACGGAATGGTGGATGAAGTTCTCATCAAAAGTAAGCGTGAAGAAAAGTAATTTGAAGTTGAAAGGAGTGGAACCCCACTCCTTTCAACTTTTCTGTAAAATAATACTACATACCATGAAAAATAATGATTTTGAAAAATGGGTTAATGAAAACTTCAGTAAAGCAAGAATTGAAGAGTTCATAAAAAAATACAAAAACAACTATATGAGTAGTTGTTGGAGTGAAATATTGGAAGATGGTGGGGAGGAGTTCGATCCACTTATATATATGGAAGAACTTGATCGTTGTCATTATGATTGCAAATTTAATGGAACTGATCTTAGGCAACTTGAGAAATTTTTTAATTACCCGATAGCCTAAAAAAATTATGATTATGACTTGGATAAAAACAATTTTATTTTTAGAAGAAGTGGGCATTCGGTAAATTGCGAATATTGGAATAACCTCAGTGATGAAGCCAAAGAAGTATTTGCTCAACAGATTTTTGATGAATATCGCACCGATGATAATGGTATTCCATACAACCCAAAAAGTTTAGGGTACCCATATTATCCAACAGACCATGAATATCGTGTTAAAGAATTCGAAAAATTAAAATCCTTTGATTTCAGTACAGTACTGACAACTGGTGATACAATTCGCCAAACTATGCATGGGCTTGGATTAGCATGGTCTTATTTCCCGCATGCATCTGAAGTCGAATGTGCAAATATGATGAGCCCATTAAATGCGTTCTGTAGTGATTTAATTTTCAAAAAAATTATTCATAAGAGATTAAAAATGGGAACTTATATATCAGATTCTGGAATCAGAAAAATGATAAAAGTTTACACTGGAGTGCAAGGTGTTTCAAATTTCAGACCAACCGCAGCGGCAGCAATTTATAAAGAGTTTGCACCTAATGGTGTTGTTTGGGACCCGTCTGGCGGATGGGGTGGTAGAATGCTTGGTGCAATAATAGCAGGGGTTGACACATATGTTACAACTGAGCCAGCAGCATTAACAGTTAAAGGTTTGAAAGAATTGGCTGAAGATTTTGCTGGTGATATGAAATACGAAATAATTCAATCTGGCTCTGAAGATTATGATCCAGAACCAGACAGATTTGATCTTTGTTTCACATCACCACCATATTTCAATTTAGAAAGATACTCCGATGAAGATAGCCAGAGTTACAAAAAATTTAGCAATAAACAATTGTGGATTGATGGATTTTTAGCGTCAACGCTTAAAAATTGTTACAAAGGAACAAAACAAGGTAAGCTAACTTTGATTAACATGGCTGATCCAAAGGGAAAGAACGGATTAAATCTGGAAGATGAAATCATTAGAGTGGCTAAATTAGTTGGGTTTAAATACGAAGGAATGCTTAAATTAGCTCTTTCAAATCCAACAATGAAAAATAAATTATCACCATTTAAATTTGAACCTGTATTTATTTTCAGAAAATAATTATTTTTTTGTTATATTTGCTTAAACATTTAAATTAATTAGCATGAAAAAAATCCTACTATTACTTTTTGTATTGGTGTCAATGCAAACATTTGCGATTTCACCTGAGCCAGTATCTAAATCTAAACCTGTAATGATTACAAAACCAATGGTTGAATATCATGATACGATGTTCTTTTCAAAATATTTTTATTGGCATATACGTAAACAACATGATTTAGCTGATTGGCACGATGATAAAAATGATGAGTTGGGTATTGTTGGATACTTCAAAGTCTGTTTCTGGTTTACTTTTATATTTTCTTTTATACTATGTATAGTGACATTCCTTGTTGGTGTCGGAAATACAACAACTGAATTTATAATGGGAAATTACGGGTGGCTATATTTTATATTACACCTTTTTTACTTAGCAATAATTTTTACGTATGGGATATTTCTGGCTAATGTTGGACCTGTCTGGTTTGGGGTTGTTGGAGTTATAACATGCATCGTATTAGGAATAACATTAAGCAATTTTCACACAAATACATTTTTACCACTTCTTCAAACTTTTTATAAAAATCACACTACAAAGAACAAATTTAAAGACAATTATAATAAAATAAAAAATCAAAAGCCATGGAATCAATAACAAGTTTAAAAATTCATCAAGACCTTGAGAAAGCAAGAAAAGAATTCGATGTCGAAATTCAAAACGTCTCCAAGGCAATGGAAACCCTTTTAAATACAAAGGATGACTCCTTTGATTATTTCAGCCGTCTTGCCAATATCGGATTTAAATCTGTGATTGGTATACAAGAAACCAGAGTAAGGTCTGAGCAAATCGCCAAAAATAAAAACATCAAAAATGCTTTTGATACTATTTTTGCGTATTACAAACAAAATTATCCGCAATATTCAATCATATCATTGAAAGACATGATCACTGTTTGCGAAAAATACGGATTGATTTTTGGTGCTGTAGCTAATTACAAAAATTTAATTCCAGAAAAAAATCTCAACGATGTTGAAGAATTTTTCAAAATGATGGATGATCGGGTTAAAAAGGCATCAGACACTTTGGGAAATTACAGAATGAAAAACATATACCAAAAAAATATGTCATCCCCATTAACAGTTGAAGCATCATTCAGTTTGTCGGATGTTGATAAATACAATCAAATTAATCCTCGTAACGCATATTTACAGATTACCGCTCCTAAGGATCATTTTACATTAGGTCACAGAGACAAGATTATTGGTAGTTGCATTGTTAGTCACGGTGATTTTGATCTATCTGAAAGCTTTGGTAATAACAGGGAATCCCAAAGATTAGCAAGGGAGGAAAGACGGGCTCGTAGATTAAGAGTTACCGATCCGATTATTTGGGTTCCTGTTCAGTTCCCGATGATTGGTGGAGCTTGTATGATCATCACAAAATGGGGTGAAGAAGCAAATTACCCAGAATTCGCTAACAGTATTGAAAATTAAATTGGAGCCTCGAACTTCATTTTTGAATCCCGTCCTTGCCAGAAAAAAGAAGAACTGTTGTTCTTCTTTTTTTTTATTAATTTTTTAAACTTTTAATTTAAACACACTATAATAACCATGTTAATTAATTTTTTAACATTTTTTAACATTTAAATATTAATATATAACCAAAAAAAAAACAAGAAAATGAAAAAAGTTGCATTAAGTATCCTTGTAGTTTTAGCTCTTGCAGTTGTTTCTTGCGGTCCTTCACAGAGTGAGATCGCTGAGAAAGCCAAAGCTGATTCTATTAAATTAGCCGATTCAATCGCTTTAGTTAATACCAAAGCTAAGATTGTTGCTGATTCTATCGTAAAAGCAGATTCTATCAAGAAAGCTGATTCAATCGCTAAGATCAGTGTGAAGGAAGTAAAAAAGGCTAAAAAAGGTAAGAAGTAAATTTCCTTCAGCCAAAAAAAAAGGAACGGATTTAATTTCGTTCCTTTTTTTTTATTTTTGCATAAAAAATGATTAACTTTACAATATGAAAGAATATAGACTTTTCCTTGATGATTATAGAGTCCCATTGGACTCTTTTGGTATTACACGAAATCCTATCTACAAAGAAAAATGGATTATTGTAAGAACATATGAAGATTTTTTAAAAACAATTTCGCATTATGGCATTCCAACTATGGTTAGTTTTGATCACGATCTTGTTGATGAGCACTATAAAGTTGTGAATGAAAGCCAGTGGGAAGAATATCATAAAAACCCAGCACATCAGCCAACTGGATACGATTGCGCACTTTGGTTAAAAAGATATTGTTCATTTAATAATTTACCATTACCAGAATATTATATTCATAGTCTTAGCCAAGTTGGGGGCAAAAAAATAAGAAAACTATTAGGATAATTTTTTTATTTGATTAATAATCAATATATTTGTATTTAACCAAAAAATACAACTATGAAAATAGGTATTCTAAAAGGTATTAAAAGTTGGCTTTTCGATAAACTTCACGACATTAATTCATATCCTGAAGATCAAGAGTTAAGACGGGATATAGAAATTTATGATCATCTTTTACCGCATCTTATTGCTCTACAAAAAAGAATCCTTCCAGCTAAAATAAAATACTTTTTTAAGCATGAACCAACATTTTTTATAAAGTTTATTCTTAGAATATTATTAAGAGTTTTGATATGGTTATCTGGAATAGCCGCCCTTGGCGTTGTAGTTGTGGCTGTTGGGGTGTTATTTTTTCACCTTAAAATAAATCTTAAGACTGAGCCAATTAAAGTTGATAATCGTGAGCTTTTAATTTATGTTCCAAATGTTGGCGTGAAAGAAACTGATTCACTTAACATGGTTTTCTATAAATCAAAAATCAAATCCAAAGCAAAGTTTGTGTGGCTATATGTTAGTACACCAACAAAAACATACGATAAATGGGCAAACGATCTTTGCGGTCTTGAGTCTAAGGATTGGTCAAACCCTTATATTGCCAGAAGGGATGGAAGCCAGTATTGGGGAAAATATCAAATGGGCGAATCCGCACGTAAAGCGGTTAAGATGGAAAGATATACTTGGAGCGAGTGGCAAAAGAATCCAGCACTTCAAGAAGCCGCATTAAGATTGTGGGTTGACGTATTATATAATGAATTGTCTGATGATATTAAAAAATATGATGGTCAGTTTCTGAATGGTTGGCATATTACAACCTCTGGAATAATCGCTATGGCTCATAACGTGGGTCCTGCTCCAGTAAAAACTTTTCTTCATAGTGGAGGGTCAATCGTACCAAAAGACGGTTCTGGACGAGATGCGACAAGATATTTGATATTGGGTGGGTATGATCTTAATTTTTAATAAATATTTTTGAAAGTTTATGAAAGAATAGTATTTTTGCGATATGCAAGAAGAAGAAATCACATTCGATGATGTTTTAAATCTTATTAAATCACCAGAGAAATCAGATAGAATAATTATTTTAAATGCTGAGGTTATCAGTTCATCATTTATGTGCTTTCTTAATAGTATTATAAATAGATTTGAGGATAGTAAATTTGTTCATGAATTAAATGATTATTTCATGCCCATCAACAAATTTACAGTAATTGAATTGGATGAAATTAAACTGAGTGGGTTCCCAAATACACTGCAATATAGTGAGCCTATTTATAAAGCAAAACGGTTATCTTCATTATTTAGAATTTGGAATAACTTATGTATAGAGAAAAATATTAAATTGATGGTGATAACAAATAAGATGTGGGGGTTTAATAATGTTTCACCAATGGCAATGACATATCAGCCATATGCTATACTTAATTACAGAACAGATAATAAAGTATATTTTCCAAAAGTTAATGATCCGAAATTTCAGCATGCCATGTTTGATGCAACTGTTTTTGCAAGACGGGCTAAAATGAATCAACTTAATGACAGAAACCAAATATAACCAATATGAAACGAATTTTTTTATTATTGCTACTTATTCCATATTTTGGAATGTCGCAAACAAAAGACCAGATCAAAGAATTGGTAATTAATAATTTTATTGGATTATCCAAGGACTCAATATTACATAAATTTCCTGATGGATTGAACAATGATACGTTAGGCGGTGTAAAATATGACATCATCAGGGGTAGGATAAATAAAATATTAACGACAAGCGTTTTTGATTTATCTAAGAATAAACAACATTGTTTTTATTATAAGATGCTCATTATGACGACATATATATCACCAAGTGATATCTCAGGCATTTTAAATTCAAATTTCAAGAAAGATAAATCCAAATGGATACAATATAAAGAAAATGATACGATTACTTGGTCATACAAAGAAGCACAATACATAGTAACACTCGAAGCACAAAGAAAATGAAGAAATTATTTATCATCCTATTACTTTCAATTTTGTCAATTGCTGGATATTCCCAGCAAATAGATTATAATATCTATACTGGATTGACAAAAAAAGCTATTATATTCAGATTTAAAGATTTTGGATATAATTACACATCACAGCAAAAAATGTATGTTAAGATCGATAGCACTGGTAATTGGCAATTAGATAATAATTATTATACGTGGCTTATTTATTATTCTTTTGATGATAAAAAAACAATGAATAGGGTTTTATTTATGTTTAATCCAAAAGGTATATGTGTGAAATACTTTATATTGATGCCATCATTGGCATATTTCTGGGATTATTTTGATTATTATAATCGAAACTTTAAATATATGCAAAACTTAGATTGGGAGAATAATGATATTAGAATTCATCTAAAAGCAAAGTCAAATTTGAATACAACCATTTATATTGAAAAGAAATGACAGAAACAAAAAGGCTAAAGAAACGGCTCATTTCAATTTTAACCCTTGCTATTAAAGAGCGTAAATATGAATGGAATTGGGAATTGGAGAAAACAAATCTATATCGAAAATTCATCGATAAAGATAGGTATAAAGTCAAATATTATAAACAATTTTCCAATTACACACTAATATTGATAAATGGTAGATTTAAGGTAAGAGATGACTCTGTGTCAAGATCAACTAAAGTTATTTGTAAATTCTTATTGTGGGGATTTATACCAACAAACAAAATATTCTTTTATTACTTATATTTGACATTTATTAGGCATACTAATAATTATCAAATTAAAAATAGAGAAAAATCCGCTGAAGAAAAACGAACTGAATCTGAATATAAAAGTATTATAGGCTCTCTTGAGGATGACCTTAAACAGGAAATAAGAAAAGAAAAACTCGACAAATTAAAGTAATATGACAATAGAAGTATTAAAATCAAAGATTCACAGGGTTGCTGTCACCCAAGCAAATTTAGATTATATGGGTAGTATAACCATTGATGAAGATTATATGGAAGAAGCTAATCTGATTCCATTTGAAAAGGTCCAAGTTCTCAATATAAATAATGGTGCCCGTATAGAAACTTATGTTATAGCTGGTGCCAGAGGGTCTGGTATTATAGGTATAAATGGTGCGGCTGCAAGACAATTTCTTGTAAACGACCTTGTAATAATAGCATCTTATGCTCAAATGAATTTTGAAACAGCAAAAGATTTCTATCCAGATATCATTGTATTTAAAGGAGATACATACACTAAAGAGCCGAAAGGTTAAAAATTTTCAAACTTTTTTCAATTAAAATTTTTTTTATACAAAAAATGATTATACATTTGTTGCATGAAATTAATTAAGGCAAAAGATGAAAAGTAAAAAATATTCAAATTAAATTTTTTTTATCCAAAAACTTTTTTTATATTTGCCAACTGAAATTTAAGAATTTTTAACATAAAAACTCTAAGCTATGTTTGACAGCCTAAAGAAAAGACTTGCTGATGCCACTATGACAGATGAGTGGAAAAAAGCAAACATTGTTGAAGCACCTATTGCTAAACAAGAACCGAAGTTTACCCCGCAGCCCCAAAAGGTGAATGCTGGATTTATCTCTGCACAGCCAGAAGTGTCGGATGATGACTCTTCAAATACATTAACGTTTACTCCGTCATCCGCTGCCGCTGATAAAGAAATGCTTGATAGTATTTACAAGCTCTTGGAGCAGTTAAACAAAGATGGTATCGACATGTTTGAGGTCTGGGATGCCGCTGAACAAATGGGTGGTATCACCGATACAAATGTTAAGATGGCTTTCATTGCTTGTAAATCAGCATCCGCTGGCAAACTAACAAAAGAGTATGTCGTGGAAACTGCACAGTACTACAGGCAAAAAATTCAGGAAACCCTTGATACAAATGCCGCTGCCAAAAAAACTGAAAAGAAAAATATGATGGCTGAACTATCTTCAAAGAAAGAAAACCTTCAGGCTCAGGTAACTGATTTCGAAAATCAAATCGCCCAGTTGACAGCGAAAAAGGAGCAAGCTGAAAACTCACTTTCCAAAATCGATTCAGCATACAAACCTAAAATTGAAAAAATTGAACAGGTTATATCAAGTGGTACAAAAGCCGTTCAAGTTGTTGACACTGAAATTCAAAACTTTCTGGATATTTTCCTGAGGGTTATAAAATAATCAAACGTAATCAATCAATCATTAAGTCAAACCTAAATTTTAAATTAACTATGGAAAATCAAACAACTCAAATTCCTGAAGGATTAAAAGCACTGCCTATTTTTCAGGTCATCGGTGACTCACTTCCTAAAACCCCTGAGGGTAAGAAGACTGTTGCCAAAGTGGTAGCTGTGGTAATTGGGGTCGCTATTGCCGCACTCTTCATTAAAAATATCGACATGATCAACTCATGGTTGGGTAAATTTGTCGAATTCTCATCAATTCTGCTTTTGCTTGGTGTTCTTGCAGTTGTAGGAATCGTATTCATTGCCCGTTTTCCGCAGATCGTAAGCATGTTGGATAATATGGTAAAGGTTAGACTGTTCGGTGCAGAAAAGGGATTTGTAAGGCGTAATTTTATGAATCAGCTCAGTGTTCTGCTTGCCGATGCTAAAGATGCTCTGAAAAAGGTACGAGATAAAATTACCGAAGTTGTTGGTTCAAAACTTATGCTGGATCAGAAAGCATCAGAAAAAGGAAAACTTAAGGAACAGAAGTGGGAAACTGTTAAGCGTATTAACACTGAAGTTCAGCAAATGTCCAAAGAACTTGAGGATTTGAAAAAGAAAGCTGAAACAAATGCCGCCCTCGGTGAAAAAGTATCTGCCAAGTCACGTGAAATCAAGGAAGCTTTGAATACTGCATCCTTACGCACCGCTGAAGCAAATGCTGCCTCTGATGGAGAAAAACTGTATATCCAGTGTTCAAACCAGATTGCCAAGGTTATCGAAATCCTTAAGGACAACGAAAGTGCTGCCAAGATTTATGTTGGTGCCATCACAAGTTCCGTCCAGATTATTCAGGACAAAGTTGCCATCACCACCGATATTAACAAGGCAACCCAGAACCTTGCCGAAGTGTTCAACATTTCTGAAGGATGGAAATTCCTTGAATGTATGGATGCCGCCAATTTCACGATCAGCAATAATATTGCTAACATTCGTGAAAACTTACAGTTCGTTGAAGATAATCGTGGAGCCATTGCTGGTACTATGACTGCTGAAGAGCTCAACCAACTTACCGCAAAACTTGATGCTGGAAACGGAATGACAGCATTGAATGTATCACAGTTGACTGATGCAAGCTATGAGCTCCAGCCTGATCAGATTGCAGATAAAACATTGAAGATTTTTTAATTTTTTCGGAAGTGGGTGCTGATTTTTCAGCACCCACAACCAAACCAATCTTACCAATTAAACCAATCAATTAGTATTAACTTAAATTTAACAAACATGAACACAACTCCGAATGCAAATGCAAATCCTACCAAGGTAGGTCTGTGGGCTGGAATGCAGCCTAAGCTGAAATCAAGAATCAAGTACACCTTTTTGGCTATTCTGTTCCTCGGTGGACTCTATGTAGCCTACACTCAGGGGTGGATTCCAGGTCTGAAATCAGACAAATCGAAGGAAGTTGCCAAATTTAGCTCTGACAACTCAGGGCTTAACACCAACACCGAAGCCACCAAACTGGCTGTGCCAAAAGTACAGGATGCAGAATTTGCAACCATGGACAATATCAAGGAAACACGTTTGATCAACTATATCTGGGCTGGTAACCTCGGAATGGGTGCTGCTAATGACGGCCCGCAGACCATGAAAGGTTCACTTATGGAACAGTTCGGTGTTAAGCTGCACATGATCACCAATAACTCCAATCAGTTTATGAAAGACCAGTTGCTGGCATTTATTCAGGCATATGCAAAGGGTGATAAAAATCCGTCAGTTGGTGCACCGCTTATTACTGTAATGGGTGATGGTAATCCAGCACTTTTCTCGGTCATGAATAAAAACATTGTCAAAACATTTGGCGAAGAATACAGACTGAAAGCTGTTGGGGTAATCGGATTTTCAATGGGTGAAGACTGCCTGATGGGTCCTGCCGCATGGCTTACCACACCATCTCTTATGAGGGGTGCCATTATTTCAGGTGTCATCGGTGATGGTGACTGGGGGCTTGGTGTACGTTTTCTTGCAGATATTTCAGATGAAAAAGGTAACCGTATTCCTGTAAATCCAGATCCTTCAACCTACGACCCGAATGCCCTTAACTTCGTACCAGCTCCTAATGACGATTTCATGGAAGCTGCCAATGATGTTATTACTGGTAAACCAGCAAAAGACCTCAAAATAAAAGATTCCAAAGGTAAACTTACTGGCAAGACTATCACCCGCAAAATTGATGGATGCGTAACATGGTTTCCTGGTGACCGCAACGTGGTAAAAAATCTCAACCTTGTTAAGATTATCAGCACCAAGCAGTACCCGAACCAGATGGGAACAACTATCGTAGGCTGTGATAAATGGATGAAAGAAAACTCCAAGACTATGGTCGGATTGCTTTCTGCTACATACGTTGCCTGTAACCAGATTAAAAATTATGATGAATGGTTCCGTTATGCATGCGAAGTTGCTCCTAAAATTTTCTATCCTGGATCGGTCTCCCCAGATATTTCTGCCGATGACTGGTATCGTTATGCCAAAGCTGGTGGTGCCGAAATGAAAAATACTGATGGAACTTCTGTTCTGGTTGGCGGAACTCAGATGGCAAACCTTGCAGACGCAAAGAAGTATTATGGTCTTACTGGAGGAAACGACTATTACAAAGCCGTATACGAATACTTTGCTCAGGTTATTAAAGACCTTAACCCATGCGACATTATGGGTCAGGCTAAGACACTTACTGCATATGAAGATGTTGTTGACCCGACATATCTGAAACAGGTTGCCATCGGTGGAGAATCTGGAAAAGTTGCTCCTATTGATTATTCTAAAAACACTGGTCACCAGTTTGCCAAGAAAATCTGGCACGTTGAATTCGAAGTGGGCTCAGCTAATCTTACTGGAGCATCCAAAGTTGAACTCAAAAAACTGTATGATGCCCTTAAAAACTGGAACGAAGGTGCTGTATGTAATATTGTTGGACACACTGACAATACTGGGAAACCTGATGGCCCAGGCGGTAATGTGGACTTATCAGTAGAAAGGGCACGTTCTGTTAAGAATTATCTTATCAACCTGTCAGGTGGTACATTTCCATCAGAACGGTTCCATGTTGACGGAAAAGGACAAACCAGTCCAATTGATCCAAATGCTAACCAGAACTCACAAGCCGCACGTAAAGCAAACCGTAGGGTTGAAATCAGTCTCTCCGAATAAACTTTCGAATTAGAAAGAGGGGGTAACCCACCCCCTCTTTCTTTTTTATCTTACCATCAATTATACACCAATCTAATTGCTGGAGCAATCAATTAATTCCACTTAAAAATAGCAAACATGAACACTATAACAAATTATATGTCCCCTGCGTGGATATTACTAAAGAGGCTTTTTACACCTTTCGAAGTAATTGATAAAAAGGTTCTGAACACCGTTGCATTTTTACAAGTTATGCTTTTACTGTATGCTTGGTTTGCGTGGGTTCCAGAAAAATCGTTTTTTCCCAGCCTCGGAGCAGTCCTTGAAGGTTGGTTTGAAATGTGGAACAAAGGTTTATTTTTTCACATTCTTCAAACATTAAAATTATGCGGTACCGCAACTGTTATCAGTATCTTCTTTTCCTGTTTAGTTGCATATTCATCCAAAATACCGTTTTTCGAATTTATTGCCAACTTAGCCACGAAATTTCGTTACAATCCAATCCAAGGATTCACGTTATTTCTAACCACAATGACAGGCGGTGGTAGATCATTACAGATTACAATACTTGTTATCTTTATGAGTTTTTATTTCATCACCGCTTTGATGTCAATTATTAATGACATTCCGCCAGATGACTACGACCGCAGAAAAGCTCAGGGTATGAGTCGCTGGAAAATTTTGTGGAAAGTCGTTATTCTTGATCGTTTAGATTACTTGCTTGAAGTTATTAGGCAAAACCTTAGTATCACCTTTATGATGATTGTTTCTGTCGAAGCTATGAACAAAGAAGGTGGTGGGCTTGGTGCCATGCTCGTTGATACGAACAGAGGTCTTAATTTTCCAAATATTTTTGCCCTTCAGTTAACAATCCTTTGTATTGGAATTCTTCTTGACACCATTTTAAAAATGTTCTTTCACCAGTTCCCTGCAAACGCTAAACGATAATTCATATGATACACGCACATCCATATAATATTGTAAGACCCCTTATTCAAGCTAATAACGTGTCTTTCTCCGTAAATTCCAACGGATCAAAAAAAATCCTTCTACGGGATATTGGAACAGAAAAAATGCCATTTCTTATCAATGATATTACTCGCCCAGATGTTACAAATACTGGTCAAACTATTGCAGTTGTTGGTCGATCAGGTGGCGGGAAATCAACATTGTTCAGAATGCTTGCTGGTTTAGCAAAACCGACAACAGGTCAAATATTAATCCCTAAACACACGAGGGACCATGATGAACTCGATAAATTAGTTGAAGTTCAGGAAGGATCGGTTGGATTTGTTCAGCAGAACTATCCACTATCCCGAAACCAGTCAGTTCAAGGGATGCTTTGGGATGCTGCTGTTCAGGGTAATATTCCTCGTCATGAACGAATGGGTGTTATCGAAAACTACCTTGAAGAGTGGGGATTAAAAGATCAGAGAACTCAGTCCAGAAATCAGCTTTCTGGTGGTCAGCGTCAACGTCTTGCTATTATGGAGCAATTACTTTGTTCACATCATTTCATTATCTTTGATGAGCCTTTCAGTGGGCTTGACCCAAAGAATGTTGATGGATTGAAGAAAGTCTTTAACCAGATTGTAACAGTTGACGAAATCAACACAATCTTATTCAGTACACATGATCTGCACCTTGCTGTTGAATTAGCCGACCAAATTTTTGTCATCGGATATGAAAAGGATGATCAAGGAAATTATTTGGCTGGTGGTACAGTAATCAAAGAATATGATCTCAAAACTATGGGGTTGGCTTGGAACCCTTACGGGGATCAACACCAAGAGCTCAAAGAAGAAATAAAACTTTTAATTGAAACAAATTAGTATAAACCTAAATTTATAAAAATATGAAAACACGATTTATTGTTTGGGCTATAGTACTCTTCGTACTGTTTGCCTTCGGATTTATCTGGCTTATAAACCATGCTTTTGTAGTGATGACATTCGCAACCATCTTTAAGATTGCTGGGGCATTCATTATCTCTACTGTTATATCTTATTGGATCGGATATATGAGGGGGCATCACAACGCATCCACGAAGGTTTAAAACACCAGTTTAATGATCATGTTTGCTTAATTGATTGGTTTAAGCAAGGTAGTTCTCCGCCCCGAAAGGGGCGGGGATTACCGAAATTAAGCCACAAAAATATAAAGAATGAAAAAATTATTGGATAAAGTGTGGTTCAATATGATCGCACTTGGAATTTATGTTCTTGTTATCCCAATGCTCATGGCTTGGGGTATATTTTCATTACTACGGCTGATAACAGGAACCCAATTAAATGATTATGGAACAACTGGGATTCTTTTTCAATTTGCAATTTTTGTATCATATGTTATCATCTTTGCGTTTTTCAAAAAAATTTTTAAAGAACGGAGTGACTTAGCATGATAATAGTTAATTCAATATTAGTGCTTATTATTTTTGTTTGCATTTGTGCTTTGCCAAGTGCAATACGTAAAGACCTCAGGCGATGACTTTAAAAGAATTTAAGACCGCATTTTCTATAAGATTCAAATTATTTTTCATGCTTTACGTATTGGGCATGCTTGGACTTTTCGTATATACGTTAATAGTACCAATCGAAAGAAAAAATTACAAAATTCAATTATATCAAAAATACTATGGTGATCAAACTCTTGTCGGAACATATTTCACCAATGATACAATAAACACTATTGCGAGACTTTCAACCGAATATCCAAAAACCACATATAACATTGTGGTGACCAAAAATATAAAAGTTAATTCAAATCAATCAATTATTCACTAAATTTTTAAAACTATGGGAGCACTATTAGCATTAACACTTTTCGGCACCTTTTGGGGTGCATTGATCGGCATTGTCTTATTTCTGATTATCTGCTGGCTTGCGGATATTTATGAAAATGGATTTTTTGCCACGGCAGCCTTAATTGTAATATGTGTATTATTTTATTACAAAGGCGCAAATTTCGCACCGTTTATGTTCATTATATCATGGACATTTGCTGGAACTTATCTCGGCATCGGGTTGGTTTATTCTGTTATCAGGGTATTCTTTGAAGGTCGTAAACTTGGTAAAAAAATTCAGGATTTACCAAAGGGAAATACATCCCAGAAAGATTACGTCATCGATAAGCTTAGCGGTAATGTATCACGTTGGTGGTTCATGTGGCCCATCAGCCTTATCAACTGGGTCTTAACCGATCTTCTGCGTGACTTCTGGGATTATGTCTATTCCAAAATGGGCAATTTCTACAGGAAGGTTCTTGAACTTGGTATCAAATCCGTAAAATAATCCAGAAATGAAAAAACTATTTATTTTATTTATTATCGGCTTACTTACATCATTTCTTACCAGTTGTGGTAATGATAATGAAGATAAAGTAAAATCCATTAACAAGGATGGCGCAATTTCAGTTCAATTATCAGTAAAACACCTTGCAGATAAAGATGTACTGATTTCTGAATATGAAATTTGGAACAAAAATAACCTTGTTAAAAAATATGCAATCTATGATACCGTGCCAAATTTGGGGATGGTTAAATCAGAAATTGATTCAACTGATGCCAATGAAAATGCAGTTTCAGTTATGGTTCCTAAAGATTATGAATTTTACGTAACACTAAAATAATCATAAGATGAAAAAACCTAACATGAAAACTAAAGTTATTACTTTGGTGTTGGTTTGTGCAGCCCTTGCTTGTTGCAATAAATCAAAACAACCATATGAAAAACAGCAAACTCTTCACTTAAGAAGTGATACGACTGCTGAATATTCATATGTACGCCCATATGGTATGTGGTGGTATGCATTCAGACCCTATGGGGTTTATTCTCATGGTCGTTATTCCAGAGGAGGTTTTTATTCTGCGTCAATTCATGAGTCATCTAATATTGGGCATAGTGCTGGAAAGAGCGCAGCCGTAAGAGGTGGGTTCGGTGGTCGTGGAAGTTTTGGTGTTTCATCTTAAAAATAAAAATTATGCAAAGAATCGTTATATCACCTCGTAAAGATTGGCAAAAAAAAGTTGAGGAAATAGGATTTGGATTTCATACAGCCGATACCCCATATTGGAATGAAGGTGCCATGTATAAATTTACAATGAACGAAGTCCTCGAAATTGAAAAAGCAACTGGAGAACTTTGGGATATGTGCCTTGGTGCTGTCCAATATGTCATGGACAATGATCTGTATGATAAGTTTTGTATCCCCAAATGGATAATCCCCCATATTGAAAAATCATGGGAAAATGATAGCCCAGCAATCTACGGAAGATTTGATTTTTTGCTTAAAGATGGCGTTCCAAAAATGCTTGAATTTAATGCTGATACACCAACATCACTTTTTGAAGGCGGTGTTGTACAATGGTACTGGCTTCAGGATTTCGATAAGTCAAAAGATCAATTCAATTCAATTCATGAAAAATTGATTGCTTATTGGAAATATCTTAAACCATATCTGCAACATTCTTTGGCAGTGAAACCACATCCGTTATACTTTACGTGTCTTAAGGAAACTCTTGAGGACCTTACAACTACAGAATACTTGCGGGATTGTGCTATTCAGGCTGGATTGGAAACCAAATTAATCTATATCGATGATATTGGTTGGAACGAAAAGAAAAAGGTTTTCGTTGATCTTGAAAATAATGAAATTTTCAATATTTTCAAACTCTATCCTTGGGAATTTCTGGTCACTGAAGATTTCGGTAAGCATATTATTGAAGATAAAAATGCAGCATTTTGGATTGAACCAAGTTGGAAAATGATTTTATCCAACAAAGCAATTCTTCCAATTTTATGGGAACTTTATTCTGAATGCCCATATTTACTTCCATCTCATTTCGATGAATCTTATCATGTTGATTACGTTAAAAAACCAATCCTTTCAAGGGAAGGTGCGAATATTTTAATTGTAAAAGATGGTAAGCAGATTCTTAAAACCGAAGGTCAGTATGCTGAAGGAAATGCCGAATTTAACCAAGAGGCTTATATTTATCAGGAGTTTTGCGAAGTTCCAAGCTTTGATGGCAATACTCCAGTGATTGGTAGCTGGGTTATCGGGCAGCAAGCAGCGGGTATGGGAATACGTGAAACTGCAACTATAGTCACTGACAATTTTAGCAGATTTGTCCCACATATAATTGAAGATTAACATCAACTTAACAAAAAAAAAGACGACTTTCGGGTCGTCTTTTTTTTTTTAATACTGTGGTTGCTCCACTATATCTACAATCACAGATTTTGTCCAATATGGCAAATCATCATCGTCATTATATTTAATCGCAATAAAATATACTCCGTTATCATTAATATCTTTTCCAATATTGTAATAATTAATCCCCTGTGCAGCTTTAAACTCAACGGTTCTTATTTGAACACCAAGTGTATTATATACTTCAATATTAATACATTGTGATTTTTTCGAGTTGAATTGTACCGTTTCAGTCTTAGCACTTACACAAGATGTAGTCAGAATTAGTAGTAATAAAAAGATAAATATTTTTCTCATTAGTATTTTTTTTTATTGTATATATTTAATATTTTAAGCACCTAATTTATTTGCATATTTTTTGGATTTTTTATTTAATATATAGAATAAAATAACCCACATAAAATGGAAAGAGAATTAAAAACGTTAAAAAGTTTCGAAAGTTTTGTCGAAGAGATAACTGAGAAGAAAGACGTTGATTGCAAAGAATGCGGAGACAGTCCATGTACTTGTAAAATTAAGAAAAATAAATCTGGAAAAGATAAATCTGAGAAAAATAAACCTTGGAAAAAAGGTGTTGATCCTGATGAAGATGATGAATAATATTAAACAAGCACGTGCACAGGCTTAATTAAGGGTAATAAATTAAATTTTTATTACCCTTAATTTTTTTTATTTAAAAATGTTTCATACATTTGTGCTTCTATTAACCATTAGCCATTAATCCAACCTCAAAATGAAAATAAGAGTCGGAAATAAACAAAATTCAATTCTCAACGGAGAATGGGCTGGGCATGTTCGTGAGTGGGGGAAAAAACTCACAGCAAAAATTCGCAGGGGGGTTGGAAAAAAAATCATAAGCAAAGAATTAAAAGAATTATAATTTAAAACATTTGAATCATGAAGAAAAGACTTTTTATGTATGTGTGCGTGTGTGTGTGCTTATTTTTATTTGGATGTAACACACAACAACCTCCACCAGCACAACCTATTTCAAATCCGAATGTTGGATCAACTAAATTTGTTGTAACACAAATCGATCCAGTTGATGATTATTATTCACTATATTACGTCTCCCGCCCATCTAATGCGAGTGTGGCAAGCTTGACAAATTTAATGTTTACAGATACTATTGAAAAATTCCATGTTGGTGATGTGCTGGTTATGGATAAATATCGTTATACCCCACCACGACCACAAGTTCAACAGTCGCAGCCTGACACTGTAAAAAAATGACAATTTCCCACTAAAATATAATCAATGAAACTCCTGAAAAAAATTGATGGTTTCTTTTTGAAAAACTCTGAAGGAAATTTCTTAACTTGTATGGCATTAAATACACAGATTATTGGTGATGCCGAATATTATTTCAATTCACAATCTGATATTTCAATCGAAAATATTGAGATATTTTCCGAAAAGGATATTAATACTTTAAAAAAAGCTGACCAAAAATTTTTTGATGAAAATAGTAATACTGAATATTCTATTCACGATTTGATTCCAGTTAAAGCATCAGTTACAATTGAAATTGATGATAAGACAACAAGGGTTGAAAATGATTTTAATACGATTATTGAAATGTTGGAAAAATCATTAACCCCAGATGAACAAGAAAAAATAGAATATACCCAAGAGCAACCGAAAAAAAATGCCGAATGGTATAAGAGCCAGTTGAACATTCCTGAAAATATAACATGGAAAAAAGGTTCATATATCTTAAATGAAAAAATAAACACCTATTATATTATTTCGGATGATGGAAATTATGTTGGGAAATGCCTACATCATAATTCTCAGTCAATGATGGTTTTTGTGCCAGAATCAATCCAAATTTTAAAATTTCATTTTAAATAAACCTTTTCATGATTTTTTTCTATAATAATAAAAAATATTGTATGAAAAAAGAACAAATAATTGAAGTGTGTCAGGGATATGATGACTTTTTGGAAAAAGAAGGATTTATCGTAAAACATCGTGAACCAGATACAATTGAGCAAGATTTGAATTATGTTCGTTGGATGCTGAATGAAATTCCAAAAATGCTTGAAAATCCTTGTAAGATTGAAAAAATTAACAGGTGGCTTGGATTTGCACAAGGTGTGATGTGGATCAAAGGTTTTTACAGTATTGATGAAATGAAGGGGCACAACAGAAGCGGTAACGAATGTAAGGACCAAACAATTCCAGAAAATCCAAATGATCAATTTTATTGGTATGAAGGCGGATTTATGATGTATGGTGACTAATTTTTATAAATTTATTCCAAAATAAATTAAACAAATTAAAAAGAATTAACTATATTTGCAATATGAAAAATCGTCCATCTATAAGTTGCCCTACCGAAGAAGTCCCTTGGCTTGTTGAAAGCCTTGTTCAACATATTAATAAGTTAAACCAAAACCTAAACCCTGTTTATATGAAAAAGAATTCTCTTACCCCAAACGCTGGTCTTAGCCTTTCACAGGCTCAATCAATTTCAAATCTTTGCCATCAGAGGGCATTGGAAATTGAAAACAAATTGAGTGGTATTAACAACTACAGCAAATCTGTTGATATTGCCAGTAAAAAAGAAACTACAACACATGTGATTGTTGTTGGTAAGCCTATTCCATCGGATGTTGTTGCACTGCTTACAGAAAAAGCGACACTTCATGCATGTCAGGGATTCTTGATGGAGAATATCAAAGCAAAGGAAGCATCACTCAACGAAAACAAACGGGCAACCGCTGACATTTCATCAGTTGTTCTTCCTGAAAGAATTACCCCAAAGACTCCAGAACAGCTTCCACAGGTTAATGAGGATTTCGGCTGGTCACAGCTCAGTGTTGCTGACCTTAACGAATTCATCGAAGCAGATGCTTTCGCAGCCCACATTGGGCAATTTATTCACAAAGAAGGTACTCTCAATGCTTTGAGGAAAGAATTACCAACAGTGGCTCCAATCGAATGGATGACAATTAAAGATGGTGAAAAATCACCAGTAAAGGTTGTGACCCATCACACTTCAGACCAGCTTCTTAAAGTTCATGAAGAATTGGCTGGATTACATCGTGAGCGTGAACAGCGTGTAAATTACTTCAAGGCAAAGGTGAAGAACCTTACCACAGAAGAAAATGCACGTATCGCTAAAGTTAACGCTGATGCACAGCATGATGCTCAGAAGTTCAACAATGATCAACAGGCTGCTTATGAAACTGCATTTAAAGCATCCCAGGAACAGATCAGAACCATTCAGGCTGAGTTTGAAAAAGAACGTCAGTCCAAAGTCAAAGATATTGCAGCAATGCGTATTAACGTAGATGCTCGTTTCAAGAAAGTTATTGACCAGTTTATGGGTCAGCTTTCAGATAAACAAGAATAAAATGAGGTGAATCGTAGGCAAAGCATGAGCTGAGCCTACTTTTCTTTGTGCTTGGTGATAAGTTCTTTGATATATTCAACTAAGTTTAGACAACTTATCTAATGTGCCTTAGGGCGCATTTGTTAAAAAGGATTACACCGCCTTTTCTACAACTTAAAGTTTTTTGTGGGATTTTCTCAAAATGACCACATGTAGAGTAAGTTACCCTTAAATGTGGATAATTACCTACGAAACAAAACTTTGATTTTGTCTTTGCCCTTGTAGTAGAAAAGGGTCTTTGACCTTGGCGTTGACTTAAACTTTAACTATACAGCTTATCACCAAGCGACTTATTTTTTAAAACAAAAAACAATTAAAACTATGAAAAAATTACATTTATCAAAAAACAAAATTGTAGGTGGCGTTTGTGGCGGAGTTGCCGAATCATTAAATGTTGATCAAAGTATCGTCAGAGTAGTTTGGGGATTAGCTGCACTCGCTTGGGGTGTTGGAATTCTCGCATACGTAGTTTGCTGGATTGTGTTTCCAGAAGATACCGAAGCGGAATGATAAGCAAAATCAGAAAATTTGCAGGGACTGCACTTATAATTATTGCAGTATCATTATACATTTTTTTAGTTATTGATATACTGAAGAAATCTAATGAATATGAGTCCATGAAAAACAAAAAATCCTTTGCAATAAAAATTTATGATCTGGATAATAAACAAGAATTCCTTGCTGCTGATTCCATTTTAATAAACTATAAAACAAATAAGATTGACTGCTGGTATAAAGGTCAACTATTATATTCAAGCCCAATCCAAAAATGAAAAGTAAAGGTAAAAAACATCATATGGGTAGCCACAGCCGAAGAAGTAATCCTATTAAAATGGGAATTACCAAAGAGTTCGCCAAAAGTATACGAAGTGAACCAGTCTTTAGGAACGGCAAACTCGTAATTGAAGGTGGAAAAGTTAAAACTGTATCCAGCAAACGAAAAATTGGATTAAAGTTTTATAAGAAATTTGCCAATTCAAAAAGGCGTGGATTTATTAAAGATGATAACAGAAAACAAATCTCGGAGGAATAAGCATGGAAGATTTTAAAAAATTCATGGCTATTATTTTTTTCCCATTTTTAGTATTTATACTTACCATTCTTTATGTATTTATACTTACCATTCTTTATGTTGATGCCAGATTTACAATTGGGCATTTAAATGATCGGATACAAGAATGCTATAGTATAGATTCATCTTCTATTCAGGATATGCTCCACAGTAGAGATACAATCAAAATGTATAAAGATACTGCAAAATTTTGGGAAGAACAATATTTGGTTGGTAGACTCGAAAGTCCAACATTCAATGTTTATGCTGACGATTTTTATAAAGATACTACTGGGCAATATTTTATCTTATTTCAATACGACACAACCCAGTGGGAAACTCCAATGACTTATCCAGCGGGATGTCGCCATTTTCCAGCAAACGTTTTTATATATAGACTTACTGAAACTAAGCCTAAACTTTTAGCGTTTATGTCTGGTCATAATTACACTAAACATTTATGTTATGAGGATGATTTAAAGGGCTTGGTAACAGAAGCCAAAAAAAAATCTAAACCTCAAAATGAAAAAAAACATGAAAAACGCTAACAAGGAACGTGAAGACAGTTTAACAACTGGAGAAAAAGTTGCTAAGTTCATAACCAATAAGGTTGGAACTATAGGATGTGCAATAATATTTGCAATCATAGCATTTATAAGTTTCCCATCTGTTATTGCATCTGGAAACGCTTTAATCATTGTTGGATGGCTTGCTCAGACATTTCTTCAATTAGTTTTGCTGCCAATCATTATCGTTGGTCAAAATGTTCAAAGTAAACATTCCGAATATTTAGCTGAAGCTACTTATGCAAATGATGTTGAGATGCATGGAGAACTGGATGAAATGAAAGCGGATATCAAAAAAATATTAGAAAAATGAAAAAAGTAATCTTATTATTAGTAATCATAGTATCTGGAATCGTGCTGTCTTGCACAACCCAAAATCAGTGCTCTGCCTACGGAGAAAAACAAAGATATCAGAAAAATCCAAGCTCTTGGGCTAAATAGAATTAGGACAATTACAAATGAAAAATGCCCCGTAAGGGGCATTTTTTGTTAAATGTAAAATATTTTGTGACTATTATATCAACTCAACATTAACTGCATTTAAACCTTTCTTTCCTTCAATTACTTCAAATTTTACTTCGTCATTCTCGGTTATCGTATCGATAAGCCCTGTGGCGTGTACAAAATATTCAGTGCCTGAATCCCCGTCTTTAATAAATCCAAATCCTTTCGCAGAATTATAGAATTTAACGGTACCTTTGATTGTGTTACTCATTTAATTTATTATTTATTTTTATTTATGTAACATTATTTATTGCAATAATGCTTCCAAGTATAGTTATATAGTAATCAAAAGTTTAAACTTTTTTCCATTTTTGTGATAAATAAAGAAAAAACTTTATTATGAATAGAAAAGAAAATAGAAAACAAGCTAAATTTGAAAAGGCTGTAAGAAAATTAGATATTATGAACATGAGAATGAATCTTGCTCAGAATATGATGAACATCAAAGATGCTCAAGGTAGCCCATATATAAGTGCGAAATGGATTACAGAAAAAATTTTGAAGATTACAGACCCCAAAGCCATTGGTGGGTCGTGCGGATGTAATGGTAAAGGAAAACACTAATTTAAAGATTATTTAATACCAAAACACACCTATTTTCGTTTTTAGTGGTATATATACGATAAAAGTTTCTATGACTTTAACCGTAGTAATACCAACTAAAAACGAAGAGAATAATATCACAAACATACTTGATTGCTTAAACAATCAAACTTTTAAGAATTTCAGCATCATAATATCTGATGCTGATTCTTTTGATAATACAATTTCCAAAATAAATAAACACGTTCTCAACTACAAAATAAAAGTTGTTAAAGGTGGAATGCCGTCTGTTGGTCGAAATAATGGAGCTAAAGAAAGTAAATCAACTTTCTTATTATTCATTGACGCAGATACTACCATAAAAGATAAAAAATTAATTGAAAAGTCAATCAATTTAATGATTGATGATGAACTGGATTTAGTCACAACTAATATATCTTGTAGAAATAATTCAGTAGTAAAGTTCATATATTTTTTAAACAATACATTTCAGTTTATTTCAAAATTAGATAAACCTTATGCTACAGGTATGTACTTTATGATTAGAAGAAACAAATTTGACGAATTGGGCGGATTCAATGAACAAGATCAATATGCCGAAGATTATAACCTCAGTAGAAAAGTTGATAGGAAAAAATTTGATATTGTCAATTCATTCATCTATTCAGATGATAGAAGATTTAAGAAAATTGGATATCTTGGAGTTGTTAAATTATTCTTAAAAACACTCAAAAATAAAAACAATGAAGAATATTACAAAGAAAAAATAAACTATTTCTCATGATAAAAAGCATTAGATGTATTCTGATATTTATGTTCTTTACTATTTTTATTCATGCACAAAGTAATATCAAAATTCTTTCTTGGAATATTGGGATGCTGCCTTATATCGAACAAATCAAAAATAAAACAGATCGTATAGTTTCAATTTCTAATGCTCTGGATAAACAGAAATATGATATTTTAATATTTCAAGAAAGTTTTACTAACAGATCAAGAGATATAATCAAAGAAAAATTGCATGATCGATATCCATATTCCTATGGGCCAATCAACTCAACGTTTAAATTTAATAGTGGTCTATGGATTTTAAGTAGTATTCCATTGCAACTTCAAAAAGAAATAGTGTTTAAAAATTCGAATGGATTAGATTTTTTAGCAAGAAAAGGTGCTGCCTTATTCACTGGGGAATTTAACAATATTCAATTTCAACTTATAGTAACTCATTTAGAAGATGATAAGTATCCTCAAAGTGTAAGAAATAAGCAAATGAACCAAATTTACACACAACTAATTATACCTTACTCCAACAAAAAAATTCCTCAAATAATTTGCGGTGATTTTAATACTGATCAAGATTCTGAGAATTATAATTGTATGATATCTGAACTTGATGCTCAAAATGAAGTTTTGAAAAATTGCTATACTTTTGCTGATCAGTTTAATGATGTTTATAAAAATATTAATCCCCGAATCATTGACTATGTACTAATTAGAAATTCAAATAATATTCAATGCATTGATAGACACGTTGTCATTTTGAAAAATAAATGGTCAAAAGGTTTCTATCTTTCAGATCATAATGCGCTTGAAGCAACAATATTATTCAATATTAATGATAATATCGTACAAAAAATAAATAAATATGAAAATTAAATCTTTGTTTATAAGCGATCTTCATCTTGGTAATCCAAATTCTCAAGCTGATAAAGTCTTGAGTACACTTAAAGAATATGAATTTGAAAATTTATTCATAGTTGGGGATTTTATAGATATGACATACTTAAAACGAAAATTCTATTGGCATAAAGATCATTCAACTATTATTCAAAAAATACTCAGGCTCTCCAGAAAAGGTGTAAACGTTTTTTATATCATCGGCAACCATGACGCTTATATTAGAAGTATAATTGAAGATCAAAATCTAAATGTTGGCGATATTATTATATGTAATGAATATGTTTATCAATCAATAAAAGGTGAAAAAATTTACATTACTCACGGTGATCAATTTGATGGCTTTATTATTATACATCCATTCCTATACTGGATTGGTGATAGTGCATATGAATTATCAATAAAAATAAATAAACTATACAATTTTTTCAGAAGAATATTCAGATATGATTATTGGAGTCTTTCACAATATCTTAAAACTAAAGTAAAAAACGCAATCCAGTTTATTAACGAATATGAGAAGTGGGCTGACATAAAAATTAAAGAAATGAAATGTGATTCCATTTTAATGGGGCATACCCATGTCGCCAAAATTATAGACGGCAAATATTATAATACTGGTGATTTTGTGGAAAGCTGTAGTTATATCATAGAAACAATTGATGGAGAAATGATATTAAAATTCTGCGAAGTTTAATGTTATTTCATTTCCGAACATGTGATCGGTGCTATAGGTTCTATGGCACCGATTATTGCTTTATAGCCATCCTTCCAAATTTCAGGATCAGTAGTTCTTGAAATTGCATTAAAAGTTTCCATAGCCGCAGCTACAATTGTATTAAACTTATAAGTCCTTTCGTAAACATCAATAGTCTTCTTCCTGATCATGTCAATTCTATTTCTTGCCCAATCTTCATCCTTCTGATTAGGAACATGAACTATATCACCGATTTTCTGATAGCCAGCTTTGAATTTATTTATAAATCTACTGCAACCAGATATATTTGAATCGATCCATTCGAAATCCTGTTCAGGTGGGCCAGCAAACATGATGTACATTCTCACAACATCTGCACCATATTTTTCAACCATCTCATCAGGTGACACCCCATTACCAAAATTCTTGGACATTTTTCTACCATCCTTCTTCACCATGCCCTGACAAATTACACGTTTAAACGGCTCGACTGGAGCATCCTCAGGAATATATCCCATTTTTTTGAACATTCTCCAGAAAAATCTTGCGTAAATCATGTGCCCTGTTGCATGCTCAGCACCGCCAATGTAATAATCAATCGGGAACCAATGTTTTATTTTATCCCAATCAAATCTGGTACCATCGAAATCTGAAATGTAACGAATGAAATACCAACTGGATTGTACAAAAGTATCCATGGTATCGGTTTCCTTTTCAGCATTTCCACCACAAACTGGGCACTTAATAAACTTCCATGTTGGATGATTCGCCATTGGATTTCCGCATCCATCGAATTTAACGTTTTCAGGGGCTATAACGGGGGTTTGCTCGTTGGGTATGCAACCGCACCTTGGACAGTTGATCATCGGTATAGGAGTCCCCCAATAGCGTTGACGTGAAATACACCAGTCTGAGAATGGACGCACTTCATCTTTTTCACGAATTCCATTTTTTATGAACTGTTTTTGCTGCTTTGTGATTACTTCAGCCCAGTCACCTTCAATATCTTTTATGGAGTCATACATATCATCAGCAAACATTGTAGTTTTGAAATAATATTGCACCATTTCTTTCTGCTCAATCTTTGCACCAGATCGCCATCCTTTACCATCAATTACTTGATTGGCTGCCATCACGGTCTGATCTACGGGGTCCCAATTCACCATCCCGATCTTCTTCTCAATAAATCCAGCTTTCCAAGCATCAATAAAAAATCTTTGCTCATGCTGCCAGTAACTTACATCACAAGTCGAAATTTCACGATCCCAATCAAAATCCATAGCCATAGCTTTCATTTGTGTTCGCATATGGGCGATGTTGGCATTTGTCCAATCCCTTGGATGAACATTGTTCTTGATCGCTGCGTTTTCCCCAGGCATGCCGTATGAATCCCAGCCTATTGGGTGGCATACATCAAATCCTTTATTTCGCCAGTATCTGGAAATTGAGTCCGATATGGTGTAATTCCGCATGTGCCCCATGTGAATACTTCCAGATGGGTAAGGAGCCATTGGTGTCACCATTACATTGTTTTTCATAACTATCTATTTTTTAAGTTAGTAGCCTCGGTGGGATTCGAACCCACGAAATTATGGTCCTAAGCCATACGGATATACCACTCTCCTACGAAGCCATTTTTCATATCGTGCCCAAGACAGAACTCGAATCTGCATGCTCTTTCAAGCACAACGGTCTGAACGTTGCGGGTCTAACCAATTTCCCCACTTGGGCGTTGTTTTTTTGGCGGAATACCGCCATAACTTTTGATCCATTTTTTTATTGCGTTATCACTAACACCATATTTCTTGCCAGTTGATAAGTAACTTGTATCATTTACTTCTTTTAAAAGTATTTCCAATGATGGTCTATCTTTAATTTTTCTTTGATTTATTTTATCACATTCATAACATCTATTTGATTTTTTTTGAATTTCTTTGCCGCATTCACAAAAGTTATTTTTTGATTTAATATATTTAGTATATTTTTTCTTTCGTAACTCAGATATGCTACTTTTTATTTTAGAATTGCAATACGTTACAGTTTGACTATGGCAATTTGGACATAAAATTTTCAAATTGGTTATTCTATTGTCTAAATTATCACCATTAATATGATCTAAATGTAAAGTTAATGGTTTTCCATTCCATTCATGTATTCCACAATTTTCGCATATATTTTTTTTTAAATTTTTTTCTATTAATTTTCTTCTTAAGCCTGAGGTGTTTGAATATGTAGAATTCTTTACTAAAATTTCATCAAGATTACATTTTCTCCCAAAATTTTTAAATCTCTTTCCACAATTCCAACCTTGACCTGTAAAATGTGAAATATCTATTTCATATAATTTAATATATTTCTTTACAGTTTTATAATTTCCACCAATTGGTCTTACATTTAATTTTCTACAAACGTCAGCTATTGACAACGATGTTTTAGTTATTTCTTCTAAATTGCTTTTCTCATAATTTTTCATATTAAACTTTTTTTTGTATATATAAAAGTTTAATAGTCGAAAAAATAAATTTCAAGCAACTCTTAAAATTTTTGTGGTCGAGGAGGGAGTCGAACCCTCATGGCTCTTAACCAACAGGCTCTCAACCTGTTGCGTTCTTACCAATTTCGCCACTCGACCTTTTTATTTGTACTCCCACACGGACTCGAACCGAGATATAATCTGTTTAAGAGATTAATGACTAACCAATTGCATCATGGGAGCAATTTTTGTGCCGCTGAACGGACTCGAACCGATACATCTTCCGATATGAGTTTCTTAGGCTCACGTGGCTACCAATTACACCACAGCGGCAATTTGTACTCTCACTCAGACTCGAACTGAGACACCATCCTTTTGAGGGATGTACGACTACCATTACGTCATGAGAGCAAAAAATGTAGCGAGTGTGGGGGTCGAACCCACAAGAGCACAGAGGCTCACGGACTTTTAAGGACCGCATGTTTGCCAGTTTCATCAACTCGCCATTTTTAAATATTTCAAAGAACACAAACAAAAAACCCCCAGTCTTTCGACTGGGGGTTTTTCATGATAGGGTTAAAGGTAACCACTTTAACACATCTGTATAACTCTCCCAGTCCTGTTGCTTTGTAACAATAGGTTGTTGAGGAGAAGTACCAGTGTATTAATGTTGTTTTTCATAATGCTATATATTAATATTTTTTATCAAAGTTTGCTATTTTTGAAAATTTATTTTAATTATTTAAAAAAAGTTACATAAGCAGTGAATAAAGTTCCAGCTACCAGTACGGTTGCTAATATTATTACAGCCCACATACTTAACAAAGTATCTCTATCACCTTTCCAAAAATAATCATACTTTGCAATAAATTTATTCATATTTTTATTTTTAAAAAATCCCCGTTGTGCTTAGCCCTCAACTGCGATTAACCCATACAGCATGGTTTCGGTATAAGGCGAATCTATTTCAAGATTCCTGTGAGCTTTTAGCACTTCGGGTAACTTTCATTCATTTGAACTGCAAATATACAACTATTTTTTAAATAAAAAAATTATTTACCAAAATTTTTCTTATTGGTTAAATTCTTCAAATTTAATTTTTCATTGGCTGGCGGTGGTGGAGGTGGTGGTGGGACTTCTGTTGAAGCCGCTGCGGGGGCTGCTGGTGCTGGAGCTGCTGGTGCTGGAGTTGCTGGTGCCTGAGTTGCGCCTGATTGTGGTGCGGGAGATGCTGGTGCCATAGGAGTTCCATCAGCATTGACTTTTGGTAATGGGGCCTGAATAGTATTTGGGTTGGGGGTTGCCAATGATGCAATATCTTGAGGTAAAAATGAGGTTGTGGACGGTACAGCCTTACAATAATTAATTAATTCGTTTTTAAATTCCTCATTTTTCAATAAATCACCAATTGTTATCATTGGACATTTATCAGCACTTGCGATAAAACTTTCACTACCAATTTTATCAATTGTTTCAAAAAACTGTCCACCAAGTGCGATATCATCATTTGTAACCACTCCATTGTATCGCTCACTATGATAGTTAATATAAATTCTTGCTTTATCAAGATTTGTCATACATCTCTGGTCTTTGGTGATACGAAACAAATATTAACACCTTTTGATTTTTTCAATTTATTAAGTGCTTTCTTTTCCTCATTCAGAAATTTTATAACAGGCGATGATATATTATTTACTGGAACTAAAGAATCTATGGAACCTTCGTCCATGCCGATTTGGTTGAAGAATATTAAATCATCTTCACTAACCGCCAGACTTTCCAATAGAAAGTCAAGTTTCTGTTGAAATTCCTTGATTGTTATAGGTTTCATAATTCTTCAACTCCGCTGCATCCTGTAGGAAAATTTCGATGTTCATCCAATCTCGAATGGTCAATATCGATGTACGGTATGACCTTATCACCCTCTTTAAATAATCTTATTTTTGCTGGGTATGCATCGTCACCAATTCTGATGAAAACTTCTTGCTTGGCTGGAATGCCATGCACCTGATCTTTTAACTCATCTATTCTCATATATTTTAAATTTAGTTTGTTTAATAAATAATTGAATATAAGGAAATGATAGGCATATGCACATTCCAACAAGCCCACCACCTAACATAGAAAAAAAATATGTAGAAAGTGACCAAAATGTTACTGGTAAAATATCGGCTGATAGCAATGAACATAATAACCCGAACAATGTAAAAAACACTATAATTACTCCGTAGATAAAATTTTTCATAGTGTCAATTTTTTAATAAGTTCTTCAAAAGTTCCTTCCCAAACTGGGGTGCTATTTTTTGGATTGCAAAATGAATAAATCCTCCAGAACCGTTTCATGATTTAAATATTTTGTTTAATTTATTTTTTCGTTCTTCTTTTAATTTTTCACACCACGGTGGGGCGGGGGATTTTTTGGTTCGTAATGCATAAGTTCCAACAAATTTTTCTCTACAATATAATTCAAATGTCCAGTCGCCATTTGGAGTAATCCGTTCACTCGGTACCCAACTATGCAATTTACATTTTTCGCAATCCATTGATTCTTGTATATTGTTGTAATCGTGAAACAAATTCATCCCTACCAATAATTTCTGCGATATCAGTTACGTGCGGCCCTCGATTGGCTCCAACTACAAGTAATCTCAATGGTGCCAATAACCTACCAGACTGCATATTAGCAGTGGCAAGAAAATTATCGATAAAAGATTGTAGTGATTCTTTATTGAATTCTTTCAATGTTGTAAGTTGACTCAAAAACAAACTGATTACAAACCCACTATCCATCTTCCAAATTTTATCGATCATTTCTTGTTCATATGTTTGTGGAGAAAAGAAGAAGAAATCAGATTCTTTCCATAAGTCTGGTAGCAGTACAACTCTTTCACGAATAAGATGAACTATTTTCAAAAGGAATTCATTTTCATCAGTTGGTGAATTGAAAGGTGTAAGAGTATTAATAGCCATCCCATGTTCGCCAATACATCCATGATCGCCTAATTGCCCAGATAAATAATAAGCTAATTCCTCATCGGTTTTATTAAGAAGATGTTTTTGATTAAACCATAACGCTTTCTTTGGATCGAATCGGCAATCAGCCTTAACAATACGATCTAATGAGAAAATATCGATAAGTTCTTGCATGGTGTATAATTCCTGAGTTGTTCCAGAATTCCATCCAAGCAGCGCAAGTGTATTAACTACAGCTTCTGGAAGATATCCTCGTTCTGAGCAACCCAAATATTTTTCACCAGTTTGCGGATCAATCCATGGGAGCATGTACGCTGGGAATCCAAATTTTTCACCATCCCTTTTATTGAATTTCCCCTGACCTTCGGGTTTAAGAATCAATGGAAGATGTGCGAAAACAGGATGTTCCCACCCCATAAGTTTATAAAGTAAAATATGAATTGGGGTTGATGGTAACCATTCATTTCCACGTATTACATGAGAAATTTGCATCAAATGATCATCAACAATATTTGCAAAATGATATGTTGGAAACCCGTCAGATTTATATAGGATTTTATCGTCCAACGTTGAAGAATTCCATGATACTTCCCCTGCGATTTCATCAGTGAATGTAATTATTTCATTTTCTGGAACTTTAAGACGAAATACACAATCGGCACCACTTTCAATAAGTTTATCAACTTCTTTTTGAGATAATGTCAAACTGTTTTTGAATTGCATTCGGTTGGCTGCCGAATATTTGAAATGCTCATTTTCTTCACGAAGCTTAGCTAATTCTTTTGGGGTATCGAATGCAATATAAGCACCACCCTTCTTATAGAGTTCCAAGATATTACTTGTGTACCAAACGCCTCGTTCCGATTGCCTGTACGGCCCGTATGCACCCTTACCGATAGCAGGGCTTTCATCAAATTTTATTCCAACCCAATTCAAAGAATCGATTATATATTTTTCGGCATTAGGCACCAATCTTTCCTGATCAGTATCTTCAATTCTCAAAATGATATCACCACCATTCTTTTTAGCAAAAAGGTAGTTGAACAGGGCTGTTCTAACTCCACCAATGTGAAGCGGTCCTGTTGGGCTTGGGGCGAATCTTACTCGTACTTTATTAATCATCTTCTCCAACACTTGAAAAAATTACTATTCCACCCATAATTAAGGCTGCTCCAGCGGCATCGTGGGCTGCGGATGTCCAATTTCGTACATGATAGTGCCTTGAATAAAAAATCCGATAATGAGTGTAATAACACAGAGAACGGCAAAATATGCCAATTTGATAAAAAGTTTGTTCATAGTTTTTTATTTTACGTGACCTTTTCGTTTAAGATATTCTTTGTTTTTGATTTTAGATTAAACATTTGATTAATTGAAAACAAAATTACATACTATTTTTGGAATAAAAAAATTAAAATGAGAAAAAAATGACTTTTTTCTTATAATATATACTTATACTAAAAAATGA